CAATTTCCTGCTGGGCCTGCTCCACGGTATAGGTGACGTTCCCCCACTTGGGGTTCTACACCTGCTCGAAGGACAGATAAGGGGCAAGCGATCCGATGTTTTCATCGAAGAAAGCCCGCAGACCGGACAGCTTCTCCGCCTTGCGCTGCTCGGCGTATTTGTTGATCTGCTCGCTGAGGTTGGTTTCGCTCTCGTAGCAGACGGCGGTGAGTGCCTTGCACTTTTCCTCGAATGCCGCCAGCGGAGCGGAGAAGTCCTTTTTGATTGCCTTTCTGTAGTCGTCGATGGTCTTTTCAACCTTGCGAATTCTGGCAAGCGTGTTTTTCCCTTCGCTGATGTCTTCCTCGCGGAGGACCAGCTTCTCGTAAGGCTGCATCAGCTCCCGGAGCTGGGCTTCCACTTCGTCGAAGTTTGCCTCAAGGACCAGCGACTTCACCGCGTCCAGCGGCGTAATCAGCTTGAATTCCAAATCAGGCATCTTCGCCCTCCGTTTCCGGCATGACCTCGAGGATTTCCTTGCACTTGAAGCCAGGTTCCGGGCAGTTCACCGCCACAACAACGGCCTCACTCCGGTCGCTCTTGTAGGTGGGGGCATAGACCTTCTGCCCCAGCCGCAGGTTCAGCTTCGTCTTGTAGGTATAGGTCTTTCCCGTGGTAACGCCGTCGCTGGCCGTGTACTTGACCTCGACGTACTCGAATCCGTCATACTGATTCATTCTTTTCCTTCCTTTCTTCAAAACCGAATCGGTGCTCCGGGGCGCTTCCCGGTCTGTACCGATTCCCAAAATTCTTCCTCTTGCTGAAGCAGCCAAGCCATGTCTTCTTCGCAGTCTGCGCGTTCATAGCGGTATTCCCGCAGGATAATGTCTCCGCTCCGCGTCCAAAGGGCTGCTTGCAGGATGGCGAAGTCAAAGCCGGTTGCCAAAAGCTGATGGCAGATTTGGGCATAGTAGTGATTCGGCGCTTTTCCGTCCCACTCTGCCCACGACGCTTTCCCATTTGGGCTGGCCGTCTTGACTTCCAAAATTCCCGTCTTTCCATCATCGGGAAAGAATTCGCCGTCCAGTGTCGCAAACAGCCAGGGGCGATCTTCCTGATACAAAATGTCGAAGGGGTGATATACGATTTTTCCGGGGTGAAGGGCCGCAAAGAAGTTTCGCACCGCTCCCTCCATGTTCACCCCGCGCTGCACTTCCGCATTGTCGGAAATGTCCTTGGCCTTGCGGATTCCTCGCTTGAGTTCCCAAAGTTCGTTCTTTGTCGTCCACGGGGACATCCCGCAGACCGCCGCCGCTTCGCTGGCCCCGATCCCCCGTTCCGAGCGTCCCGCCAGCCAGGATGCCCGATCCGGGTAACTGATTCGCTGTAGTGCCATGAGTTGTTCCTTTCTGATTCATTGCCCAGCCAGGTAAGGCTCAGCCCCGCTTTTCCGTTACTTTTCCGTGTGGTCCATGCTTTGCTGTTCCCCTGCGTTGCTTCTCGTTGCTGTTCCCCTGCGTTGCTTCTCGAAGCACAGCGAGTCTGCGCATTGCCATTGCTGTACCAGTCGGGGCAAATCCACGCTCCTCTTCGCCGTTGCTTTGCGTGGCTAAACATCGCTGTTCCGCTGCCACTCATGGCAGAACGTAACGATGCCTTTCCTACGCTTTGCCTATCCGTGCTTTGCCGTTGCCGTTACACGCTACGCACTACCATGCTCCGCCGCTGCTTCTCTACGCATCGTCTGGCTCTTCGGTGCCGTTGCATTGCTGAGCGGTGCAAGTCCATTCCCTTGCCGTTCTAAGCAGAACATATCTTTGCCTTAGCGGAGCGGTGCCCGTCCCCGCAGTGCCCATCCGTTGCCGTTCCTCGCTGAGCCAAGCCATGCCATTGCAACGCAAAGCGACGCAACGCAATGCATGGAAAAGCCTTGCTAGGCCGCTCCAATCCTTTCCGATGCATGGATTATTGTTGCAATGCCCCCGGCAACTCAGACCTGTGCTTCTCCCTTGCGTGGTGCTGCGGTTCTACGCGAGGCGATTCTTATGCCTTGTTGCCACCGACAACCTTACCGTTGTCGTCCAGTTCCTCCCATTCAAAGCGGCCTTTGCCGGAGTTGCGCCACTGGCCGAGACCACGCAGGATACCGTAGTCCAGCCATTCCCGGACAGCCGCCTTGTGGCTTTCATCGAGGCATACCACGTCAAAGGTAAGCACCGCACCCGCAGGAACTTCGTCGCTGCTGGCGAGGCTGACGCGCTCACCCTGCATGGTCTGCGCCCGCAGGGGGCGCTGGCAGTCCAGCATTTCTCCGTCAAAGGCGATGGGGATTTTCCGGGGCTGGACGAAGATCAGACCGTCGATGATCTTCTTGTACGCGGTCAGCTTGCCGCTTTCGTTGGAAGCCTTTTTTGTAGACTTCTTCTTGCCCTTGTCATCCACGATGTCCTCTTTCTTGGAAAGACGGGCCAGCATGGAACAGGCGTCCTTGAAGAAGCCCTTGATCTGGTAGTCGTACACGAAGGGGGTGCCGTCCTCCAACCGGGGGAACACCGTGCGTCCCTTCTCTTTCACGGCATCGGTGCCAAGCACTTCGATCTCTTCCGTCAGCGTAGCGGCGTCCGGCGCGTTCTTGCCGATAAAGTCGGCGTAGACTTCCGCGTTCGCTGGGGAAGTCCCCAGCATACCTTCCAGCGTGGTGATCCTGATGTGCATTTTTCCCATTGAGTTCTTCCTCCATTTGTGTTATCATGGAGGCGAAGGGGTCAGACCTTTCGCCTCATAGCCGTTTCGGACGTGCCACCGTCCGGGCGGCTTTTTTCATTTGTTCAGGGTGTATCTTGCGTACCGCGTTGGATCGCCGTGACGGTCCACCCCGGTTTCCAGCTTGGAAGTGATGGAGTGACCATCCCTTTTCAAATCCCAAATTCGAGCACCCAAACGGGTACACCCAAATTCCGTTATGGCTTCCCACGGGGTAATGCTCCCGTGCTCCTCCATATACTTCAGGACGCGCTCTTTGTCGGTCATGCTGTCGCCTCCAACTTCTTCGCCGCGTGTTTCTCGCGCCGCTTGGCGTTGATCTCGTCCTTGTGCTTCTCCCACCAGGCGCGTTTGATTGCCTTGCTACGTTCAGGGTTGGCTTTCCGCCAAGCCGCGCTTCTCGCGTTGTTTTCTTCCCGGTGGTCTTTGGTGTACTGGCGAGAGTAGGCATTGTGTTCGTCCTTGTGGTCGATGTGGTATTGCCGCTGGTATTCTGCGATGGATTCCCGGTTGGCGTCTGCGTAGGCTTTCCGGCGCTCCAAAATGTCCGGTTTGTGTTCGGCGAAGTATCGCTGCCTGTATGCCTTGATTTCATCCGCGTGGGCTGCAGCATACTCACAGTTCCTCGCAACAATGCGCTCTTTGTTCTTCCGGTAGTATTCTCGGTCCGCTTTCCGCTTCCGCAACCGCTTCGGTTCGGCTCGCTCGTCGAGGATGCTTTGGTCTCGGAGTCGGGCGGCTTCCACTTCGGAAGGGTCGTAGTCGTGCTGTTCTTCCACTTCCGCATCGAACGCTGCCAGTTCCGTCAGTTCCTCCGGGGTAAAGGGAATAAAGGCACTCACCCCAGCATCACCGCCCCGCGAATAATCATCACCGCCGCAAACAGGAGCAGCCCCCACACGCCGCCGCAGATGATGGCATCTATGATGCGTTCTTCCTTGTCGCTCATTGCGCCACCGCCCTTGCTATCGCCGTCTTTGTGACGCGCCCTGCCGGGAAATCGTACCGGCGCTTCACGGTTCGTGGGTTAACGCCGAGGAACGCTGCGATTTCCTCGCGTGTCAGCAGTTCCCGTCCGGGGAATGTCTCGTCCAGCCGTGCCAGCGTTTCTCTGAAATCAGGATGTTCACGAGCCATCAGCGGCACCCGCCTTTCTTCCGCTCAGAAGGAAGTCAATCGTAACTCCGAAGTAATCGGCGACCTTCTGAAGCGTAGTAATGCTCGGAGCGGAGTTCTCCCAGCCTCTTACCGTGCCGTTTCCAAGGCCGGCCTCTTTTTCAAGTCGGGCTACGCGGATGTTCCTTTCGCGGCACAGCGCCATGACATTCTTGTAGACTTTATTTCCATTGTCAGAAGAATGATCCCGCTTGGTATATTTTCTTGGTCGCAGTCCGTATGACCATGCGTGGGCTGAGTTTTCCTTTGCTGTAACCCACTCAAGGTTGGATACGTTATTGTTTCTCTTGTTTCCGTCTTTGTGGTTTACCATTGGCTTGTTCTCTGGATTTGGAATAAATGCCTCGGCTACCAGGCGATGAACCATACGGCTTTTGTCAGGCATCTTTACCGTTGCGTAACCCGCTGTGTCTGTGATTGTTGGAGTACATTCCGTATTCCCAACCAGGCGAAAAACCGCACCGTTCTCGTAAACCCTGATTTTTCCTTCATAGATATCCCGGAATCTCACTTCGGCTCCTCCCCTCGGCTTTCTGTCGCATTGCGCTGTTTCAGCCTTTCCAAAGCCTCTTTCATTTTTGCTTCCACGTTGGGAGAAACCGCCTTTCCGTGAAGGACCTGGCTTACATACTTGGGGTTGATCTTTGCTTCTGCGGCCACTTCCTTGATCTTGAATCCGGCGTTATGGATTTCTCCGATAAGTTCGCCGGTCCACTGTTCAGGCATAATATTTCTTACCTCCTTCCTACATTGGCACTTGACTTTGGTTAGGTGCTGGGTTAGAATAGCTATGCCACTAACTAAATCCAGACCCAGCGGCCTAACCATGTCCGGCTGACTTCTTACCGAAATCAACTTTCCCCTCCATTATACTAACCTTGGTAAGAATTGCAAGCCAAAAATCTTATTTTGGTTAGGTTCTACTTTCTGCACAAAATTGGAGGTGTATTTTGGTGTTTTTGCATATATTCGGTGCGCTGTGTGAGAAGAACGGAGAGTCCAAGAGCGCCGTTGCAAAAGCCTGTGGATTGAGTAATTCAACCGTTACAAAATGGAAAAAGACCCAGGCTGTGCCTGAGTCTTCTACGCTTATGAAGATCGCCGAACATTTTGGCGTCACCGTGGATTACCTTCTCGGCTCCACTCCGGAGTCCTATCTTCTCGGAACAGAGTATCAATTAAAGGAGGCGGAAAAGGCATACGACAAAGAAACCAACCCTGATAAGCGTGACGAGCTTGGCGGTTTGATTGACGTTCTGCGTGATTCTGTTGAAGATCAGAAGCTTGCGATCTCCGCAGCAAAAATGCCCGTTACCGAGACCGGCAACGGGCGAAAGGAAATGCCTGTAAATATCAATGATTTTCTTCGAGCGTTCTCGTCACTTCCAGAAGAAGATCAGAAGGGTCTTGCCCGGATTGTCGAGCTTTACCGCAATACCGGATCAGCCGCATCACAAACGATTGCGCTTCTGGTGTCATTGCTTGAAAATCAGCAGCCACCGTCTCAAGATTGATTACTGGTTCCATTGATTATCCCTCCTTTTGGTTTACTGTACTACGCTACGGTGTCGGATTATCTCGAAATTCGTCTATCCATTTTCTTTTTATCTCTCATTTCGAGTATAGCACGTATATGTGTCCATTTTAACGGACAGTCGCAAATGCGTCTGTTTTCTGTCAGGAGGATATTTTGAACTACGCCAAGCTTTTCACGAAGCGAAAGGACGGAAGCTATCAGGCAAAGTATAAGGATTCGTCCGGGAAATGGCGCACCGTCAGTTCCACCGATCCGAAGAAGCTATTTGAAAGGCTGGAGGAATTAAGGAAGCCCAAGCCGATAACCTTCGGTCTGCTGATTGACGAGTGGCAGGCAGAGCACGATGCTGAATCCGCGTTCAAGACGGCGGAGACGTATGCCGCTCCATGCCGTCGTCTGAAAGACGAGTTCGGGGATATCCCCGCAGACGAGATCAAGCCACTGGAGTTGCAGAACTTTCTTGGGAGAATGGCTAGGCAGAAGTACAGCCGGAGAAACGTACAGCTTCACCTTACCGTGATCCGCCTTGTCTGCCAGCGGGCGGTCCTGCTGGGGAAGCTGGATGTAGATCCTTCTACCGTGCTTTCTGTTCCGAAGGGTTTAACGCAGAAGCGACGGGAAGTGCCGGAGGATGCCGCCCTCGCCGCTGTGCTTGCATCTCAGAAAGAAGAGATGGGGTTGTATGCTCTTACCCTTCTCTACACCGGGCTGCGCCGCGGCGAAGCGCTGGCTCTCAAATATGAAGACATAGACCGCAAGAACCGGGTCATCCATGTGCGTCGGTCTTTGCAGTTCGTTCCGAACTTCCCGGAAGTCAAAGAGCCAAAGACGGCAGCCGGTATCCGTGACGTATATTACCCGGAAGCCCTGGACAAGCTTTTGCCAAAAAAGAAATCGGGGCCGGTGTTCCCCGGTCCCGATGGAAAAAACTATATGAATAAGGGCAACTTCATTTACCGCTGGCAGAAGTATTGCGAGGCCATCGGTCACAACATCACGAGTCACCAGCTCCGACACTACTATGCCACTGCCATGTACGAGGCGGACGTTCCGGTGCTTGCGGCGCAAGCCCAGCTCGGCCACAAGAACGCTTCGACCACGATGGGGATATATACCCATCTGCGGGATGCCAAGCGTGACGAGGCCAACAAGAAGATAGACGAGTATTTTAACAAAGCCAAATAGACTCGTCAACTACCCCTGCACGAGCGCAGGTTATTGGTGGATTTGGTGTAATTTTTGGTGTGAAGATAGCGTAGACGTAGCTATATCGTGCTTTCTTCCTGCATTTCGTGCAGGTTATAAGAGGGTTCACACGGCATGTGCGGGGCGTAACATTTCAAAGGAATTAGTGCCGTGTTTTCTGATGATTTGCAGAAAATCCGGTACTTTTTCTTTGCTTTAACACTCTCAAATGCGCGTTTTTGCACGTTACATAATCGGACATTCTTAGACATTTAAGATACATTTCTTGGTGGATTTCTTGGTGGATTTCGGCATTTGGTGGGTTTTTTGGTGTGAAATATGCTGTTTATGTCCTGTTGAATTGTAGCACGTGTAGAGTAGAAAAGGAAGGGGCTGGAATTAACCAGTCCCTTCCTTTTTTGCTTTCTTTGTTCCTACCCTCAACCCGAATATCTCGAAGTTAGGGTTTATTCCCCAGTCTCGCAACAGGTCTGCCCTTCTGGCGGCAGTAATGAGCTTCATGCCATTTCCCCGTAGAATTTCCAGCCTCCTCATGTGTTCGTCGCAGTCGAAGCCGCAGCCACGGCATCCGCCTCTCCGGACGCACTCGCGCTCGTTACGGACTCGACCTTTATCCCCGCACAAGCAGTTTGGCATTTCTGATGTCGGGACTTCGGTGTATTGCGGAACGTAGATGCTCATTCGGCGTCACCATCCTTTGTCATATTGCTCTCGAACGGACGCGGGAGTTCATGCCAGTCGTAGTTGTTCAGGAAATAGTGCCAGTAGCACCCATTAACGAAGTCGATGATTTCGTCACGTTCCTTTTCGAGACGCTTCACTTCCTTCGCAATATTATCGGCACGGACGGCCAGCGCCGACACGACGGAATCAGGAATTGATTCGCAAAACCGTTTACGGTTAATCTCTTCGTCCGTCAGTTGGCTGTCATCTGCCCATATCAGTTCACTATAAGGTTTGTACTTCATCTCGTATTCCCCCAACTCTTGAGTTCCAGTCCCGGACCGCCTGCATCTTTCCTCCGTTGACCCAGGGATGATAGATACGACAATTCTTGCAGCCTACCCACCCGTGCGGGAACGGTTTATATACGTTCTTCTCCTGACCCTTGGCCCCACAGGAGGGACATTCTATCAGTTCGTAGCTTCGTCTTGCCATGTCGTTATCACAACCCTTCTGGACGCTGGATGCCTATCTTCGCAAGCAGTTCCCAGTTGGCAGGCTTGTACTCGTTGCACCACTTTTGCACCGTAGATTCGTGGATGCCGATCAAGGAAGAGATATCCGCGTATGTGGCGTTGTTCTTAATTTTGTATTCGAGGATTGCCGCCCTTTGCCTGCCCTGCGCTTTGGCCTTATATGCTTCCGAAGCCATCCGCCTGCGGATGCGTTCCCGGTCATAGGGCTTCACGTCAAGCGGAAGTTCTTTTCTCGGCCTGCCCATCTTCTTGGAAGCTATGGTTGCCTTTTTGGAGTTCTCTGCGTTCTTTGCAGTCGTGAGCGTCATGCTATATTTCCGCCGCGTTCCGTACTCACGCTTCGTACATCCTTCTCCGGCTGGGCATCCACGGGTTTTCCCGGTAACATAGTTGTAGTCGCAGCACTTCCCCATAGAGTTCGTTCCGAGGTAAGCACAGCCTTTGCAGTATTCGTCAACCGGCATCGGTCGTCACCCCTAATCCGTGAAGTCTTCCATCGAGAACGCCCAGGTCTTTCCGTAGTCCTTGAAGAAGTATCGGTTATAGTCCGGTCCAGGCATACCCCAAATGTAGATTAGCGAGTCCTGAGATTGTTGTGCGACAAACAGATCCCTCTTAGGAATTCCCATGATTTCGTCCTTATGGTGGTCCATGCCGTACATCGTCCCGTAGATCACGCCGTCGTCTGGCAGCGCCGCGTACCGCAGCTTCAGCACGTCTTCTCTGTCCATATCAACCGGCATCGGTATCGACCTCCCGTCACCAAAGCGTAGGCTGTTCCATAGCGACGACACTGGCGCAGTTCTTTACCGCCTGCTGGAAGTAGCTGGGCTTCAACTCAATGCCGATGGTCCTGCGTCCCATTTCCAACGCCACATAAGATTCGCTGCCGATTCCGAGAAACGGCGTCAGAACGATGTCACCGGGATTCGTCCAGAGGTTTAGCGCACGGCGGATGACCGTCAACTGGAGCGGGCAGATATGCCGTTCATCCTTTTCGTCTCTGGCCGACGTGTGCTGCAAGGTGTCTGACGGGTTGATATCCGTCCAGATCGGGCTGGCATACTTCTGCCATACAGCAACAGGGAAAGAATCGTTGGTATGGGTAACAGGTTCCGGGTTTTCTCCAGGCTTCCGCATCGTCACCAGGTAATCCGGGATTCCCTGGCGGGACATACAGCTATCCTTTTTGAGCTGCTTGTGAAGGAGTCCGATGGCCTTTGTCCGCTGCATGGCCGTTACGGGGTCTTTCCAGATGCAGACCTGGCTATGGAGTATGAATCCGCAGGATTCAAACAACCGGATAAGTTCCCCCCTGAAATCGCGGAGGCCGATCACGCCGTCACGTTCCTTGCTGAGAGGAAGGTCCATGCAGTGAAAAGAAATCAACCGTCCGGGAATCAGGACGCGGTAGAGGTCTTCAACGATGTATTTGAACTGCGTGTAAAATTCCTCAGTCGTCCGGCAGTTCCCAAGGTCCCTCTCACTGTTGCTGTAAGTGTAAAGGCTGGCAAACGGTGGGGAGAATATGGAGTAGTGGATGCTGTTGTCCCCAAGCCCTTTCAGGAGTTCTGCGCTGTCACCGTTATATAAGGCATAGCGTTCTCCTATTGCCTGATCTATCACGCCGATATTGCCCATTGTGGCACCTCCATCATTTCAGTGGTGATATAGGATTCCGTCATCCTGACGGTGTGGTGGATCTCCGCTTTGAGGATTTCTTTGGTGTACTGCACAAGCTCACGGGTCATGCGTTGTGCGTCTTTCTGCTTGCGTTCGATGTTCTGCTTGACCGCACCTTCGGCTTCGCTTGTGATGATATATACCGTCACTGGGCGGTGTTGACCGAACCGCCAGCATCGGCGGACCGCCTGATAGTATGCCTCGAAGCTGTCCGAGAGACCCACGAAGATCATGGTGTTGCATTGCTGCCAGTTCATTCCCCACCCGGCAATGCTGGGCTTGCTTACCAATACGCGGTTTTCACCGGAGGTAAAACCGTTCATGGCTTTTTCCTTGTAATCCGGGGTCTGGCTCCCCTTGACTTCAACGGCTCCGTTGATTGCTTCCGTTAAGGCTTCGCTCTCTGCGTTCAGGTCGCACCATACAAGTACCTGTTCATCGGTTTTGTTGGCGATTATCGAGGCTTCACGAACGCGATCTTTAAGACTGTTCCTTCGAGCGTCGCGGCGTTCGTTCAAGGTCTGTGCGGTCTCGCAGAAGAACATGAGCTGTCCGTCTCGGTCACTCATTTCGTCAGACTTTGCAACGATCTCTTTGATTCTCAACTCAGGAAGAACAAATGCGCTTCCGTCATATCCAAGGTCTTCCGGGGTAGTCATGCAGCAGGCCCAGGATGCTACCCACGCAAAGAACTTCTGCTCAGCGTGACCTTTCAGCCTCCACTTCGACGTGTTGCCTCCGTCATGGCAGAAGAACGTGGAAAGCATTTCCGGCTGCGTCATGATGTTTAGGAAGTCAGCGTGTGTTCCGAGTTCCATGTAGTCGTTCGGGCTGGGCGTTGCGGTGCAACACAGCTTGTAGGGAGTATGGCGGAACTTGTTGGTCAGCATCCTTCTGGTGGCGCTCGTCGAATCTTTGAGGATTGAGCTTTCGTCCAGAATCACGCCGGAAAAAGCATCTGCGTCGAAGTGTTCCAGCATTTCATAGTTGGTGACGTTGACACCACTTTTAACGTCTTTCTGTGTCCGGCACACCGTCACGCCGATTCCAAACTTTTCACCCTCTTTGGATGTCTGCCGCGCCACGGCCAGCGGTGCGCAGACAAGAACCGGCTTCCCCGTATGCTCAACTACCTGCTGTCCCCATTGGAGCTGCATGGCGGTCTTCCCAAGGCCACAGTCCGCAAAGATTGCGGATTTACCTTTCAGGAGCGCCCACCGCACGATATCGTTCTGCCAGTCAAAGAGCAGAGGGTTTCTTCGTGTAGGCTCAAACCCGCAGGATATTGACTTTATCTCTTTTGTTTTTATGAAGTCGTTATAGTTCATCGTTCTCCCACCACCCTATGCTCAGTTCTCCGGTCAGCACGTTGCGCAGTATCTGCACCGTGCAGTTGGTATGAAGTTCTACTTCTTCATAGAGATTGACTTCGACGGTTTCTTCTCCGTTCTGGAGTTCGGATTCGTCATCCATCGCCCTTCTCCGGTTCAACGATTTTTTGAAAATTCTTAAAGGCTTCGTGAACAGCTTCCTGGTCAAGTTCCAATTCCACCGTGCGCCTGCCCATCTGTTCCTTCAAGAACCAGCACAGGAACGCGGCGTTCGTCGCTAAGTGCCACAGGTGCGGCAGGCCGCTCTCCGGGTCTTTGGCTGTCCAGTCCGTCCATAAAGCTACGCAATGGCGCAGGAGGGCTTCGTGGAGCATCGACGGGTCAAGCCGCTGCCAGTTAAGGGGGTCCGCGTATTTTTGCAGTCCGTACCGTCTCACCTCCGCAATCGCGGTGATGATCTCCGGCGGCACGATGCTCATTTGGAGCTTTCCTTTGTCGTCTTTGGCTCCGGGAAGTTTCTCAGGCATTGTTGCTTCTCTCCTTCGTTTATTGGCAGGGATGGCAGGATTCGGACCTGCGAGTAACTGGTTCAAAGCCAGATGCCTTACCGCTTGGCGACATCCCCGTGTCTCACAATATCGGCGGAGGAACGGTAGCCGTAACCCTACACCACGCCAGGGCACTCACGAGTTGGCCCGCGTCGCCACGCCACGTCCTCACCTTTGGTTGAGGCTCCCAAAGCCTCCGCCGCTACCACGGAACTTTTCAGCCCTGCGCCCGCACAGGTCGCATCCGTTTCTTCTCAGGCCGGAGCCAGCCCACTATTCATCATCCGCCGGGATTGTGCGCTCCCGCACGGTGAAGCCCTTCTGCGCCCCGACCGGTGAAATGGGGGGTGGCCGCTTTGTGTAGGCGCAGCATATAGGGCGTGGAGCGAGTGACCGGATTTGAACCGGCGCTCCCAGCTTGGAGGGCTGGTGTTCTACCTCTGAACTACACCCGCGCAAAAATGGAGGAAGGTGATATTGCAGTCCATGCGCCCCCCGGAGTCGAACCAGGAGACAAGCGGACTCGAACCACTCTCGCACACCTTCGCGGGACCGTCCCGCGTGGACTCCACTGTTGCCGTCTGTTCCGTGCTGCCACCCGAATTGCCGTTTTACACTACTCCTGTCGGTTTCGTTTCGTAACCAACCTGCGTTTCTCCGACACTCACCCGGCTCGTCCGTCCGGGACTGCACATATTGCATCGGCGCTTGGCTGGAATATTGGCTTTGGAACCCCGCCGCGCTTGGCCTTATCACCGACCCTCGTGCGTTTCGCGGCTTACCAAGCCGCCGCTATCCGGATAGCAGACACGAATCCAGCTTCTCGCGCTTCCTCCACCGCTTGCGGGGTTTGTACCGGGGGTGGGACTCGAACCCACGACCAAGGGCATTCAACAGCAATATCCCTTCTCGCTGTAAAGCTCTACCGACTGAGCTACCCCGGCATAATGCCGGTCTTTCCCGGCTGTCCATTGGTCTATTCCGATTGTCGTGTGGTCAGGAGACACACCCTCCGGCGCTCACATTTCTTGCATGGTTTCTGAGCGTTCCCCGTAGCCCCATGCGCACCCGGCTCTTTCCTTTGTCCCCGGCGTGTCCGAGTCATCCGGGAGGCCCCCTTGTCAGAGGAGGGAGAAAAAACGGGTTTAATCACGGTTTGCCCACCGTCCAGGGAGAGGTCTTATCCCCGGCTCTTATACCTTGCGGAACCTCTGGTGCCGGACCAGGGAATCGAACCCTTGCAGCGTATCGCTCCTGTGGCTTGCGCTCGTCCTCGTCCGGCATGGTGCCGGTCTATTCCCGGCAGTCAGCGATGTCTTACAGCATCACGGTTACGTTCGGCATGTCCTGAAGCTGCTCCTGAAGCCATGCCTTTGCGGTGTTCCTGGCGGTCAGCTTCCACATGCCGCCGTCCGCTTCCCGGAACGTGATGCCGCGCTCGGAAATACGGATCAGGAAGATGCCCTCCGGCTGCTCGATCTCCTGGAAAGTGCGGTAGGGGCGAAGCTTGACCAGCGGCTTGATCGTCGTGTTCTGCGCCAGCGCCGCGCCTTTCTGCGTCACGATGGTGGAAGCGATTCCATTGTCCGTGTACGTCACCTTCGCACCGGTGGTGATCTGGCTCAGGAGCTGGAGCGTGTACTCGCGGTCGCCGCCGTCCTGGAACCGGGTCATCAGCGCCACGGCTGCCTGGTCGAATCCCATCTGCACCTCCGGCTCCCAGCCGGGGATGTCAATGGCTCTGGCGTTATACAGGATGTTCCGCTTCCATCTGGAGTCTTCACTGGGGGAGTCATATACGTCAACCTCGTCGTGGCCGATGACGGAAACGAAAATCTGACGGCTCTGCTGCTCTTTCTTCACGAGCTGCACCAGTGCGTCCAGGCTGTTGAGCCGCACCGTCGCTGGGGTGTCAACGGTCGGGCGCAGTTCCTCGGTGTGATCGGTGTAAAGAACGTAGGTATGGCCGTCCTCCGTATAGACCAGCGGGCTGCTCATTTCCTCGATTTTTTCTATTGCTTCTTTCAGCATCATCTGTTGTTACCTCCTTACTTGGCAATCCGAAGGATCGGTGCCGGTTCCTGTTCGTCTCCGTCGAAGCTGGCCTGCCCCGGAATCTGCGGGGTCATTTCCACCACGGAGAAATCTCCGTAGCTCCCCTGGCTGGCGTACAGTGCCGTCTTCACAGGGACGGTAGGCTGAAGAACGCTCTTTGCCGTAACGCTGACGCTGATGGTCTGGCGCTCGTCGTCAGGCAGGAACTCCACCGTCAGCGTGATTTTCCTCTTTGCCGAAGCTTTCGTGTTCGGGTCGAGAATGTTTTGCAGGACGCGGCCCATCTCATAGTCAACACGTTCCGTAATTGCGCCGCGAGCCATTTCAAGGATGCTCTTTTCCATGTTGTTTCACTCCTTTCCTGTGTATTTCAGTATCCAGCCGATCATCGGCGGGAACTGCATCGCTTTGGCAATCCAAGCATATCACGCGCATTGTGACCTCGTAAGATTCGGGGCGGATTGCTGGCGGCACTGTCGATCTTTGTGCCAAACCTGCGCCTCCGCCCCGTATCTACTCAAGTGGGAATTTAATCTCCGTCGTTCCCGGAGTCACGGGGCATCACCCCCTTCTCCACCTCGATCTTCGGCTCCGGCCCCCAAATGTAAACTGGGTCGGCGTCAACCGTCCAGCTTTCCCGCTTGTCCTCCGGGAGCTGGTGCCAGAAGAAGTTGCGGATGACCGAGTACATATCGAACGCGATCATTACTTCCTCTGTCTTTTGAAAGTGCTCTCCATTTCCGCCGGACGCCGCCCGCATTGCCAGATCGAGCAGTTCACGGCAGGCGTCGCGCCGAAGGATGCGCCGGTCGAACTCCGGGTCGTCCGGCTTGTATTCATAGTTCAGCCAAGCCAGGTCTTCCGCCATGTCCCACGTCTGGCCTATGCACATCCGAGCCCACTTCTCACATACATTCTGTAACAGCCGGAGCTGCCGCTCGTTCAGGGTGATGGTGTACTTCTGCTCCGCAGGCTTCTCCGTTTTCTTTCTCGCGCTCATTTCTCCATCTCCTTGTTTCCAAATAACTCTGGATACTTGGACTTATCCAAGCCAAACCGAACTATATCCTCTCGCAAATCGTACTTCTTTGGTACGATTCCATACCGCTCGTACATGGTAATCCGGAGCTTGGCTTTTCGTTCTTCCTTGTTATCGTTCCATTTCTTCGACAAATACTCGCTCATGTTTTTGTCCTGCATACCACGCTTGGTGTTCTCGCTCATTTTCTTTCTGGTCTCTGGAGAATACGTTCTTGTTCTATTGGATTCTATGATTCGCCGCCTACCGTCCTCGCTAATGTTTGGTATTCTTCCATTCAAGGTATCGGCTATCTTTTTCTTATGGTTTTCAGACAGGGGAACGCCTTTGTGTATTTTGGACATACGTTCCCCGGTTCTTCGTTTGTTCTCCTCGGAAACCTGCCGCCCGTTTGCCCCTTCTCCACCAAGCGTCTGATTGTATCCGTATCTTTGATCGGTGGTATTCATTTCTGAAATGAGCCGGATTTCCTCCTTTTTGGCATCTTCCTCCGAAAGACCATTCTGAATTATTTCGGTAGACACGCTACTCCACCCATACTTGTCAATGGCGTGCATCATTATGGGTTGGTTTGCGTATCCTTTACCGTTACGAAACCGCCGCTTAATGTCGGAGGAAATACCAACGTATTTCTTTCCGTTTGGAAAAGTGTGGATATAAATAGCGTATTCCTTTGCCGCGCCCTTTGGCTCGTAGATGGGCGGTTTCATTATCTTTCACTCCTTCCGTTATTCGGTGCCATTATTCAGTTCTCGCCCGCATACCGGACAGAATCTGATGGGGAAGCTGCCGTGTTCCCCCTTATCTTCTTCGTCGTTCAGGTAACGCAGGAATAATGCGTGATAGGGAGGATCAACAGTCCCTTCACGTTCCCCCGTCGTAAGGTTGATTCCGAAGAGCGGCATGATTTTCACGCAGTCCAGCTCCCACTCCCCGTATTCGTCCTCGATTTTCCCCCGCCCTGCGCAGAAGTCACACATCGTTACTTTCTCCTTGATAAGTCGTCGAGCACTTTTTTTAGAAGAATTACGGGTGTCAATACCACAAATATAACCGTCATAAACGGCCAAAATACCAGGCTGGGAATATAGCCTCCGTCTTCTTCCCTGTACCACTCTTTCCAGTTCTCATATCCGTTCATCTTCGCCCATAGCGCGTTGATGCCAAAGCCTACGAGCAGATAAAGAACGCAGGCTTGAATAATCGCTGAGATTACCAGAATCAGTTTCACTGTTCCTCACCCTTCACGTTTTGGTTTACACAATCCTTTGCGACAAACACGCCCCACTTTTGGATGTCAGTCTCGTGCGTTTCTTCGCTGACCGGGATGCCCAAGAATCGCAGACGGTTCTTCGCTATAATGGCGTCGTTCTCCGTCTCCATGTGTACCATCATTACCGGCCCCGCCGGAGTGACGCCAACAAGCCCCTCAAGGTCTCGGATGGCAAGCACCGTCTCGCGCCACCGCCTGCGACGCCGCACCATGAAGAACGGCGGCATACGCCCCGTCAGCGCCGCAAATGTCCACCGCTTCGGTTGTTCACTCATGTTGCCTCCTCGTATGCCCAGTGCAAAGGTAAACGTCGTGGATGGCCTCCCCCGCCCTTTCGCACTCAAAGCAGCCTATACAGTATCCGCCCTTGCAGCCTTTCCACGCGGAGTTATTCGTACAGTCTTGACACAAACACCGCCGATTCCCGTATGGGCAAGTCGCTTCTTCGGTTATGGAACGCATAACGTCTCTCACGATGTTGCCTCCCCTCTCAGCCATTCCAGCCACTTATCTTCGCAGTCTTTCCCGTGCCTGCACTCGTCGAAGTTTTCTACTGCGGGGCATCCCTCGCAGTCTGCAATGACGCGGAACCACGCCGCCAGTTTTTCGTCGCTCTTGCTTCGTAGCATGTCCCTGTGGGTTTTGGGTTTCTTCGGAGTCCAATGTTCGCAAACCTCGTCAGGCCATCCTTCACACCATTCCTTGACGGCAGGTTGTCCGCAGTTCTTGCAGGTCTTTTCCTTCGGCTCTGGTTTGGGATCGTCGTACCGATTCAGGTACTCAGGCTTGCTGGCCGGACACTCTCCGCACGGAAGCATTTCATAGGGGCCGCAGCCGCCTTTGCGATAGCACGTCATTTCTTTCTCTCCCAGTATTCTTTCTGCTTCTTCTTTGCCTTTTTGATGATGGCAGAGACGGCAGCGGACACGCCGACGAAGACAGCGCAGAGAACGATGACCACGGCTGCGATAACAGCGAACAGGCCCAGGTCTGCCAGCCGCCAGGACAGCCAGAATTTGATTGCCTCTTTCATGCGTCCTCCTTCGGCTCATACACCTCGCACCCCCAGGAATCGGGATCGTCTCCCACCATCCATATCGCCTTGCCCTCGTTGGCAAACGCCATGCAGATGTGTCCGTCCATAGGGATGTGTTTGCAGCCCTTGCCGGAATAGTCGTACTTCTCCAACCCATAGTTTCTTTTGCAGTTGGAACAGCACGTTTTCTTGACGATGGTATAGATGCTGACGCTCTTCCATTTGGGGCCAAGCGTCTTTACCTCCCGGTACAGCTCCTCAAACTCTTTGTCCATATCGTCAATAGCCACCAGCGCGTCGTAGCGCAGTTCCGCGTTCATCACCGCCTCGCCTACGGTTTCCAGCCCGCAGGCATCGGCCAGCTCACAAACTTCTTTCAGAGTCATGTTTCCTTCTCCTCTCCCTCTCCAAAAGATGCTCAATGGTGTCCGCCGCCGCAAGCATCATCCGATACTGGCAAAGCGGTTTGGGCGTATTGCTGTTCTTTCCGAATATCACACTCAAAGAGCATTTGCCGCAATTTCCTTCTGCACACCCACGCACGTTCCGAATAATAGACTCCGGTTGCAGACCGCCCCGGTGGTCTTCCCTGCGCGGGTCATAGTCCGGATTTCCTGAGTAATCATCCCATGCCGTGCGTCGGTTCCACTTCCCCACCGCTTCAGCCGTAGTTTTGGCCGTAGGGCTTGTCATGGCCCCGCAGTCCTCGCACACGACGTAGTAGTAGGTGTCCGTGGTGAATGGAGGGTCATAGGCTCGCACATTGCCGCTTCCGCCGCAGTATGGGCAGCGTTCGATGCTGCCGTCGTCAAAGTCGTTGGAATCGTAACCCATTATTCTTTGGCCTCCTGTCTCAGCCATTTGAGCCAGCACTTGACTTTCATTTCGGTTCCTTCGCAGGAATCAAGGGGAAAGCACAGCTCCTCCAAGTCTTCGCCGGGAGGACAGCATGGGAGAGTTCCAAAGAACTCAGCCAGCTCTTCGTCACTCTTAGACCGTATGCGGTCGGCGTGGGTCTTCTTGCAGAGCTTTTTGAAAAGTTCCCTTTCGGCCTTGCCAACCCTTCTCAAGTCTTTGTCGTTCACGTCGTACTCGCTCCCCCTTCCTCGTACAGCAAGTCATACGGTTTGCTAGTGGCATTTATGTCCTTAGCAGGCTCTTCTTTGCTGGAAGGGTCGAAGATCAGTTCAAACCTCGGCCGGCTCTTTCCGTCACGCTCCACGGTTTCCAGCCACATATACGCCGGACGCGCCCATACCGCGTCGCCTCCGTCGTTGCTCGTGTAGATTACGAGTTCTTCTGCCGTATTGGTGTGATACGCCAGATACAGCACACGGTAGACGCCACCCTTGAAGTGACGCCATATCTGTCCAGGTCGAATTTCAGGTTTCATTCCTCTTCCTCCTTAAAGTCCGGGCACACGCCGCGCATACCCGTTTCGATGTCCCCCTCCAGGTCGCACACGAATCCATAGGGACCGTTGGTATAGTCGTAGAAGATGTCCGTCAAGTGCTGGCAGAAGAAGCAGCTCTTGGGGTGCGCTTTCACCGCATAACCGGGGCCGCGATAGATGCGAGTGTGTTCGTTATTCGGCATCATTCTTCCTCCTCTGCCTCATTGTTCCCGTATTTCTCCAAGACTTCCCCAGTCAGAATGTCATGCCCCATTTCCAGGTCGAATCCGTCAAACGCTCCGTGCTGCAACAGCTCTTGCAGCAGGAAGAAATGAGCGCGAACTGGTCCGGTACATTTGGCGTCGAACATGAGCTTTGATATTTCACCGATTTCCTTGCGTTCAAGCTCAATCACGGCTTTCCCGGCATCAGCATCAACTTTGTAAATTATCATGCTTCCTCCTTCTGTCAAAGATAGCGTCGAGCAATCTCGTCTGCGATCTCTTTCCCGTATTTCTTGCAGTCGTGTTTATAATCAATCAACTGCCCCAAAGGTACGAGGATGATTGCGACGGCCAATCCAAGAAACGGGAAGCTCCACCACGGAAGACTGAATAAGAAGTCAATCATTTTCTTCCTCCTCCGGTGGCTCTACGGCCTCATAGGTTTTCTCGAAGATATCCGGCTTGCAGGGGTAAAATTCCCCGTTCACGCCCTTGATTATGTAGTCACCGGGCATGGCTTTCATGTCACCCTCCAGGGTGCAGATCGTGACACTGAAAATTGGAGGGGCCTTGCCGAGCGTCCACGCTTCATCGGACTCCAGATTCATCTTGGCTTTGTCCTCGCCGATCCACCGCACCACGCATGGCACGTTGATGTTATCGAGCTGTACTGCCTCGACGATAACGGGCTTTTTCCGATACTGACGAACATCAGCTTTGATCGTATAGTATTTGTCGATTTCATGCTCGACCATCTTTATGAATTCTTCCATTTCTTTTCCTCCTTTGTTAGCTTATATGGTTTGCAGAGCAGCCTATCCAAGAACGTGATATATCCCGGCCCACCCGTTGCACATTTCTTCGATTGGCAGGTGTTGTTTTCGGGATGATAGTAATTACATTCCTTGCAAGGATTCCTCACAGGGCTTCCTCCTTCGGCGTCTCTGGCTCATACTTCGGGCATTTTTCTCCCACTTTGAGCGGGTACTTCCCGCAAGCATATGTGTGGTTGCCATTCATGTAGATTGTAAAGGTTTTTCGGTTTTGGCACGTTTGACACTCAGGCGAGAGCTGATACCAATACCCTTGATTCCATAGGCGGCTCATTCTTCCTCCTCCGGCGGCTCGAACGGAACCCGCTTGATCTTCACCCGCTGCTCATATCGCCATCCACACTTCGGGCATCGCCACGCCGGAATAGGCGGGTAGGTGGCAAAAACCATATGTTCTAGGTCAGCCCCGCACTCAGGGCAAGTCTGGATGATGATGGTGTTCTTCATGCTTCCTCCTTTGTGTCTCTCAGTCCTTTATGCCGTTTCTTGTGGCATTGTTTACAAAGCGTCACAAGATTCTCCGGTTCGTCTCCACCGCCTTGAGCGACGGGTACGATATGGTGGACTTCAAGTTGCCCGTCGTCAATCGGGACGGCCATCCCGTACTCGTTTATCATCGCATGAAACGTACCGCAGTCTTGGCAGGTGAACTTATCCCGGTACAGTATTCTCAACGAATAAGCGTCCCTTCCGCGATTCCAGACCGTTGCGTTTTGAAACTCGCGCCTGCAATCGTCAGAACAGTATCGCCGCCTCTTGTTGTTTACTTCTCCGCCGCACCACGGGCATTGATTCTCTTGCTCATAAACGGGAGCGAAGAATTCTACGCTTTCACTGCCATACATCTTGATTGCATCGCTAAGTGCTGGGAATGGTCGGCGTGTTCCGTGACGCTCCCAATAATGGAGAATCTTCATGTTTCCTCCTTCGGCGGCTCCGGAGGCTCCGGCATTGGCATCCAGTGTGTGACCTCCAAGACCTCTCCATCACCAACAAACCGCTCAATGCGTACACGCTTCCAGTCTCGAAGCCGATAAGCTCTGCTATAGAGAACGGGTTCGGCTTCTTTTTTCCCCTTAACAGCGCCGATTACCTGCACATAGCAAACATCTTCATCCTCCGGAAGCGGAGGTTTTTGCTCCGTTACGGGAATCCAGCGAGGCAACATCGCTTTATAGTCACACGCTTCTTTGTACCAATCATCGGAACAGCCCTTGTAATGTTTAACAGTCTGTTGCAGTTCCTCTATGGCATCGGCAAGGTGATTCATTATTCCCGTTGTTCCTTGACATCCACCAACGGGGCAATTTATGCAAGCATCTTTCTCAGCACAATACCTCGCCAGATTCACCAGATCCTCATACATCCTCCTGCCCTCCGTCCCGATCCCACTTCGTCTCTCTCGCCCACCGCCTGCACCATCCCTCAAAGACCATCACATAGCTGATGTAGTGACCGTCTATCTCACAATGGCACGTCACCTCACCCGGATTCCCCGTGCGGATATTCCTCCGGCAGTTGCAGCAGCATCGCTTTCGGTCAGGCGTCGTCCTGCCCTCCCCACGGGTTCAGCATCTTGTGTAGCCTGTTCAGCTCGCGCCGCAGCCGGATAATGTCGTTCTGCTTCCGCGTGTGATACCAGATGCCGTAAGCGTATTTGTCGTCCGTTTTATCCGCCTTGATTTCCGCGTTCAGCCTTTGCATGAGTTCAAGGCAGAAGTCGGCTTGCTTAATGGTCTTCTTCGTATCAATCGCCATTGTGCTGCCCTCCGTCCTCGTCATGAGCTGCGATTGCTGTTCTTACTCTCATTTCTGATGATTGTGGGTTCACATAGATTTCGCAACCAGTCAGCCAATCGCAATCCTCCACGTCGATGTCATGCTTTCCAATAAAACCATCTACGACTTCACAGGCAGAAGAAAGAAGTTTCGCATATCTTGTTCTCCGTTTTAACGCCTCGTCAACATATTTCGGGATTCTCATTCCTCCTGCCCTCCGTCCTTGCGCTTGCCATCAGCGCAGTACCGAAACGTGTACTTTCTCCCGATTGTTCTCCGTAAACAGCACATACCCACCGTTGAAGGATTCAGACCGTAGTGTTCTGCCGCCGCTCTGATGCTGGTGAACTCTTCTCCGGTTTCTAGGCAAACCACTCGTTTCCCAGCACCTTCTTCGCTGTTTTGGTAGGCTTTCACAGAGGCAGAAATGTCACGCTTTTGCTCGTCTGACATTGTGCGTCCGCGCATTTTTGCAGACAACCGCTTTAGTGCCGTTCCATACGTTAAGTTATATTGATTCGTACACCATTCAAGGTTGTCTGCTCGGTTATTGGTTCCATCTTCATCCTTGTGATTAACTATGGTATATTCTTCGGGCTTTGGGTTTTCTACAAACGCTGTAGCCACCAGTCTGTGAACATACACGTCATGACCTTTCCCTTGCCTTTTGAGCCACACCGTTTTGTAGCTTGTGTTAGGCTTTTGTCTGACGGTCTGGTGAAGTAGATTCCCATTCTTTTCTCTGACTTCCCCAAAGTTTGATACTTCATACCTTTCGTCATATCCATCCAAGGGCTTCCAGACCACCTCCACCACATCGGCGGCGGGGATCGCTCTTAGCCGGTCTGTGTCTGAGCATGACCCACCGCAAATATTCCGCTCTGTGCAGTCGGAGCAAGTTGCCTCGATTGCCGCCCCGCGCCGGATATAGTCATCCATCGTCGCGTCCGCCTTTCTCTTTGTTCTCACCTATGAACGGAAGATACGTCTTTGGCTTGAAGCACCACTTTCCGTTTCCATGTTCGTCCACCGGGAGTTCTTCATAACCGAGTTCGTGCATTTTTTGCACATACTCCGGAGCCACCTGTATATACGGCTGCATAACGCCGTGGCCGCAGCAGCATCCGATGGTGCGGATTCCGTTCTCGTCAAGCACTTCGATTTCCGGTCTGATGCTGGTATCTACCGAGATTATTTTCCCGTCGGATTTCACCATGTAGCTGTAGCACCGATACTCTCCGATCCGGCTTTCACGGCATACATAGTCGTAACGCAACGAGGCCAGCGTCAGCTTATCGAAGCTGTTCAGCCAATCTTGGGTAAGCAAGTAGTCTCTCACCGCCCTGGCAAGAAACAGCCGCGTAGTCTTCCATTCATCCATCGTCTCTCACTCCGTTCCATTCTTGGATCATGGCTTCTCGGTCGTCCCAAAAGTATCGGTCTGACGAATACCCGCACGACGTACAGTAGATGTACTTCCATCTGCCGCCATTGTTTATCCAGCCAGTATCATCTGCAATTCTTGCTCTACCACCGCAGCGCGGGCACGGCTTCAATTCGTTTGTTCGGCCTAGAATTCTGCCGATCATGGATTGAACGTCGATTGATTCTTCTCCCATCGTCTACTCTCTCCACGGCACGACCCGTACGCTGACCGTCACGATCCGCAGTTCCGGGTTCACTTCCGATTTTTCCGTCTTCACTCCGCAGTAACCGTCGTCAATCAGCAGTTCCGCCAACGCCACCGCCAGTTGCCGCTTCGTGATGTTTTTCATTTCTTCAACGTCGCCTATCGTCTGGTACGCGCCCCTTGCGCACAGCGTCACCGGCGTCGCCTGGTACACGTTTACCGGGTACGGAACCGTCTCCGTCTCCGTCTCCGGAAGCCCCAGCCTCCGGCACACCCACCGCCGTATCTTCCGCTTCGTCTCCAGCTTCATTCCAGCTTGACCCCCATTGCCTCTTTGAAGAACTCGGCCATTTTCTCACGGACGACCTCCGCCACCTGCTTCTGAACTTCTGCCTTTACAGCTTTCTCGATGACCTCTTTGAGTCTTTCTTTACCGCTCCACCCGTATTCAGCCTTCAACGCCTCGTCGATTCTCTGCTCGATTTGATACTTGATAGCGAGGGGAACCTGATAATTGTTGATGGCTCGTTCAGCCGCTTCTTCCCCATATGCCCGGATTTCGGCTTCAATGTCCTCTTTGCTGAGTCCAAGGCCATTCTTGATGTACTCTTTCACAGCCTTGTAGGTGTCCCGTCCGGAAAACTTGAAATACATATCTTCCATCTTAATTCCTCCCAATCGCAGACAAGATGGCTTCCGTCATCACCTTGTCCATATCCACCTGCCCAACCACCGGGAAATGCTCCCGGTCATTCTCCAAATCGTGTGTGTAGTAGGAGGCTTTTGAAACCTTCCACTTTTCAATGTATGGATAAAGCATCAGCCTATAGCCATACGACGTTGCTGACCGCATTCCCTTCGCGGGTATCGAGCCTTGGTAGACAAAATATGTCTCATGCCCCGCCCACAGGTTTCGGAATACCGTTCCTTTTTTCATCTATGTCACCCCTGTACTCAAACTTCTCACAAATTCCACGGCAGCTTCCAAGCTCCTTATTCTTGAGCTTGCATCCGCCCTCCGGCATCTTCATTCCATAATGCCGCCAGTATGTCCAACAGAAGTGTTTGCACTCATAAATACGGTACTTGCGCTCATCCATCACATCACCGCCTGTATCAGATGCCGTACACCGCAGGCTATCCAAAAACCACCGAGGCTTACGAACAGCTTGAACCATTTTTCTTTCTTTGCGAAAGACGAGGCAAGGAAAGACAATCCACCAAGCGTTACCCAAATCATCGCCAACTTCATCATCACTCACCATACGAATTCCGGGTGCGCCGCCATGAACGGCTTCACTACTTCTTCAATCGCAGCCTCAGCGGTGGCTTTGTCCTTGAAATAAACAACGCCCTCAACACAGTGCGCGTCGTTATAGGAGACACAAAGGGCGCTGTTTTGCGTATGGAGATAAATGTAGCAGTGGTCTTGGGGATTCTGAGAATTCCAAGCATTATCACCGCCGTGTTCCTCGCTGTACCGCCAAAGCAAACGGTTCAGCGTCTCGTGCAGCGCCCGCTGCTCCATCATTCCCTTGTCGCGGCAATAATTGGCGGCTGAATAGCGTTCGTCGTCAGCTATCGTTCCCGTTTCGCAGCCAGTGAATACACACCCTTCCGCAGTGATGAAGTGGTAATCGTCACTGCGCATCCGCTCGAACGGGTTCTCCGACACCTGCCTCGCCATTTCTTGCAGCGCCACTTCCGCCTTGATCTTCTCTACCAGCTCCGCACTCAGCTCGTACTCTTTCCCATCCAGAATTATCTTGTTCATCTTTTCTTCTTCCTCCCTTATAAGTTCCAGCCCACGCGCATCCCAAGTAAAAATATTGCCTTCCAGCAGAACCCCACGCGGGCCGGTGAACCCTCTGACGGTGTAGGTAGCGCCGACATACCTGGACATATCCGAAGCCCACCCACTGCAATAGTTATCAATACCGCTACCGTCGAGAATTCGCACCTCGTCTCCAACCCTGAGTTCTCTGCTCATTCTCCGCTCACGACCCCCTGCCCTATACTCGCAGCCATGCTCTCGCTACCCTGCCGCGCCGCTACCGGCACCCCGCCCAGCCGCTGTACCCATGCTACCATGCACCCAACGTCCCTCGTAAGATTCCCACTCCAACCGCAAACTACCCCCCACCCCCTCCCCGAAGGGGACGCGCCAAATTTTTTCCGGCACCCCTACGCCATCACGCGGCGGTACGGTCCGTCAGCTACCGAACGGTCATGTAGCGGAAAGGTTCAGGCCATGTTCTGATGAACGGTTATGCGCGGGAAAGGGCTTCGGGTGTCCGGCCCTGGGTTCCTGGCCTCCCGTCTGGAAACCGGGGGCGGGGCGGCGGGGCGATTCGTGCTCATTATGCCTATAATGGCATCATATCCGGGCCCGCTGCCGGGGCCGCTGCGGGGCTCCGCCGGTGCTGCCGCTGCCGGTCCAGGGCTCCGCCGGTCTGCCGGTCCTGCTGCCGGTGATCCGTCGAAGGAACTGCAGAACAGGCGACGGCGGGAGGTACTTTTCCGCCGGTGCCGGTTCTGCTGGGATCGGTCCGGCGGACCGGCTGCGGGTGCTGGGGCTGCGGTTCCGGTCCGGTGCTGCGGTTCCGGTCCGGCTGCGGTAGCTGCTGCGGCTGCGTCTCTGCTGCGGTCTACGGTAGCATGTCGGATTGTCAACGGGTCCAGAGGTCCGGGCGCGTTACGTTCCGGGCGCGGTCCTGGGCGCGTCTGCTCGCGCGTGCGCGTAGGCGTGCGGGCCGGGGCGCGGGTATGCTGCCGGGGGCGGGCGGGCTCCTGGGGGCGTGCTGCGGGCTTCCTGCTTTCGACGGGGCTGATTCTGGCCGCGCTGCTTTCATACGGCGGCGGGATCGGTCCGGGCTTTCTTCGGGGCCGTTCCTTCCCTGCCGGTTTTCATACGGGGCCGGGGCTGCTGCAATCAGTCCGGGCGTTCTTCGTCTGCCGGTTCTCATACGGGCCGGGGCTCCGTTTCAGCTGGAGGCGCTTTCCGTCTCGCTGCCGTCTGACTGCGTGATTTCATACGGGCAAAGAGGACCGGCGGCCCAGGGCGGGCCGCCGGTGCTGCTGCGGGGCTCTGTTCTGTTGTCGCTGCGGCTCCAGGCCGCTGCCGGTGTTACCTGCTGCGGGCTGCGCTGCGGGCCTGCCGTGCTGCGAGCTTTGCGAGGCTGCGAGTTGCGACGGCTTCACGGCGGGCGGTCTCCGCTGCGGTCTCGGCGGCCTTGGCTGCGTCCTGGGCGGCGGCGCTGCTGCCGGTGCTGCGGGTCATGGGCTCCGCCTGGGGCCGCTCCTGGGCCGCCTGGGGGCGGCCCTTGGGGGCGGGCTTGCTGCCGGTATGGAGGGCGGCGGCTGCGGTGCTGACGGTGCCGGGGTTGCTGCTCGCGTTGTCGGGGCTCCAGATCCGGGGCCGCTGCCGGGGCTCCGGCTTCTTGAGGTCGTCTCCGCTCATCCATGCCTCAATGTTCCGGGCTTCGGCGCTGCGGCGGCGCTGCATCTTCTCCAGGCGCTTTTCTACTGCCTGCCGGGAGACTCCGAGGCCGGTCTTCATCTGCTGCGGGTCAAGGTCCATAACTGCGGCGACGGCTGCAAGCTGCTGCGGGCGGTCCTTGGCTCCGCCGGCGATTTCAATATGACTATATCCGGCTGCGGTCATCTTCACGGTGAAAAGGTCCTCCGGGCTGCGGGCGTAGCTCTCAATCTCGGCGCGGTTGAGGGCTGCGGGCTCGGGGCTCGGCAGATGGGCGGCGAGGCTGAAGTCGGGATCGTCAAGACTCGCGGCGTCCGCTGCGCTGCGGCTGGGCTTGTCGCGGTACTGATTCGAAAGACGTTGGCAGGCGGCGCGGGCGGCGCGGGCGAGGAGGATTCCGAGGGGCAGGTCTTCCGGTTGACGGTCTAGGCGGGTCCAGGCTTCGGCGGCGATTGTATCAAGTGCCGCCTCCCAGGGCTCAAGCTCCATTCCTCCGGCGCTGCGGGGGATCATCCAGTCTGCCCAGGCTGCCGGGGCCGGGGTCTTGATCTTCTCGCCGGTCTCGGGGTCCTCGGTAATCTTGACGGCGCGGGCGGCGTAGCTGGGGCACCTGGAGGCGAATTTCCGCAGGAGGTCAAGCTGCGCCTCTCCGGGCAGGGCGTAAAACTCCTGGAGCGTTTCCGGCTGCGCCGGTTCCTGCTGGGCTTCTTCCCGGGGGGCCTGCTGCGCTTCCTGGGCGGCGCTGCTGCGGGCGTCCTCCCAGGCGAGGCGGAGGGCGGCGGCAAAAGTTGCGCGGCGGTCTGCCTCCGGCCATTTTTCCAGGGCGGCGCGGGTCATTGTCCAGGCGGCGCGGAAAATCTCGGCGCGATTCAGGGCGGCGGTGGTGGTCTTTTTCATTGGTCTACTTCCTTTCAATATTTCCCGGCCTGCCGGGGCGGGTCCGGGGGCCCCGTTAGGGGGCCTGCTTACATATAATATAACTCCGGGATTATGTTTCGTCAAGTGCTTTTTGAAAAAAGTTTCGCTTGGGGTTGCTTATCCTGTTTCAGCGCCGCCTCTTAAGGCGTCCGGTTCCGCTGGACTCCGGGCCGGGCCTGCTGCGGCAGGCCGGGGCCGGGGCTCCGGCAGGGGGCGCCGATCCGGTCTGTTTGAACTTCGCCGGTTTTCATACGGGCCGGGGCCGGGCCGGTTCTCCGTCTTGCTGCCGCCTGCACGGGTGATTTCATACGGGGGCCGGGCCTGCTGCGGTTCCTGGACTCGGCGCTTTCATACGGGGCCGCCTCCGGCGGAGGTCCTGGAAAATCCCGGAAAACGCCTGGAATATCCCGGAACATGCCGGAAATTTTTTCTTGGATGGGGTTGCATATCCCGATCCAGCGTCGCCCTTAAGAACAGCAAGCGAAACACAAATCGAACATCAAAAATCGAGAGGAGACACAAACATGAAAAAACTGACCTACGGCGTAAACGGCGCAAAGCTGAACAGCTACCTGAAGACGATCCGCAAGAGCGGGGAGGCGTTGGTCCTGCGAACGGTCCGCGACGCCTACGACGAGGATCACGTCTGGCTGCTGACGCCTTACATGGCCCTGAGAGTTCCGGCAGGCTGGATATACAAGGAAGTCATGCAGCCCTACACCCTGACGGACGCGCCGGAGTTCGGCGAGTACAAGGACCTTCAGGGCGGCAGCCGGGACGGGGAAAGCCTGGTCCGGGCCGTGGAGGACATCATGGCAAAAGCAGATCGGACGGCGAAAAACACCGGCTTCACGGCGGAGCTTTGCGGAGCGAAAGCAGGGGCAAAGCAGGTGCGGGTCTTCGCCCTGGAAGACGGGACGCCGGTGGCCGTCAACGAGGACATGGCGGCCATCTTCGAGCGCGGGCAGTTCGTCACCTATCGCGGCACGACGAGCACCGGCCCCATCGTCGTTGAGGGGGAATACATCAAGGGCATCTTGCTTCCGATCCGCATCGGCTCGGAGCTGAAGGGCCGCATGGAGGCCCTGTGTGCCTGCTTCGCCCTGCCTGGGGCAAGGAGGGAGGAACAGGCTGCATAATTATTCGGCGAACAGAAAATGAAATCTTGACGGTTTTTCAAGCGCCGGACTTGGAGGGGTCCGGCGCTTCATAAAGCTATCAAGTTTGGAGGTCAAAAACATGGTACGCAAGGACGTTTTCAAGCTGGCGGAAAAGCTGAGGACGGAGACCGGCTTCCCCGTCTGGCAGCTTTACGACTGGCTGATGGAAGTGGGCCGCGCAAAGAGCGTCAATCCGGCGCGGCTGGATTACATCACCGGGCGCAAGATCGTTTTCGTCAAGGGCGAGCGCGACGGCTATTGCATGGAACAGTACAACGCGCCGCGCAAGTGGGAACCGGGATACACCGGCCCGGACTATGAAAGCATGATCCTGGCGCGGCAGGAAAACTATATGGACTGAGGAGGACTGACAATGCGCAAAACAAAAATCCGCAACCTGGCCGCCGGGATTGCGTTCCTGGGCTTTCTGCTGACGCTGACAGAGCTTCACGGCGGCCCCTGGGCCGGGACATTTCTTGGCACGGCGCTTTTCATACTGGGCGCTCTGGCGGCCCTGAGAATCAACAACAAGGAAGGGAGAGCGAAAAATGGAAAATAAGATCAAATTCATCTGCGAGTTCATCGGCGGCCCGCTGGCCGGGACGATGCCGCTTGAACAGGCGGAGGCTATGACGGACCGGCGCAGCGCGGACCTGAGCGAGATCAGGAAGCGCGGCGGCCTGGTACACCGGGAAGAATTGGATAACAAGCCGGAGTTTGACGGCTATGCCGGTCCCATGTGGGACGGTATGCGCGGCCCCGGTCGTGCAGTCCTGCGCTATGAGACCTGGGAGGTCTACGACATGCTTTCCCGCTGAATTTCGGCGGGGTAAATTTTTGAGGGGGGTTGCATATCGAATTTCAGCGTCGCCTCTAAAGACAGAACACGGGGCCGCCGGTACAAGGCGGCCCCGAAAAAACGGAAGGGAGAAACAAAATGGCGAAACTTACGAAAGAACAGGCTTTGAAGTGGGACGCGCAGCTTTCCGGCGGCTACCATCTGGACATCCAGAAATACGTCGTATGGGGCGAGAAAACCGCCTCCCTGAAGATCGAGCTCTCGGAGGACAAAATCCTGGAAGCGAATCTGAGCTACCGGGAGGAGCGCAGCGGCTACCGCTACACGGGGAGGCAGAAGCCGGTCCTCCATCTGTCCATCTGGAACGTGAACCGGGAGACCGGCGTGGGGACTTCTCACGGCCTGGGGGCGTTCATCGACGTGGGGGAAGTGCAGGACAAAAAGAACTGGAAGCACCTGTGCGCCCTGTCCGGCGAGTACACCGCCGAAAAGGTCAAGGCGCTGGCGGCAGAACACTCCGGGGAGCTGGGTGCGTCTTCCATCATCGACTGGCTGGAAAAAGCGGGTTGAAGATTTTTCGAGCGCCGGGGATTTTTTCCGGCGCTTCATAAAGTCTTTAACAACAAGGAGGAAACACAATGGAGAACACAAAGCAATACACGATCCGGGACATCGAGGCGATTTCCGAATGGCTGGCAAAAGCTCTGGCCGAGGAAACGCTGACGATCAAGGAACATACGGTTTACCTGGTGGACTTCGGCGGCTACTTCGGATATTCCTGCCTGGTATTCAAAAACGGCCATCATATCCACTACGCCAACGACTACGCCCTGCATCACAAGCACACCAAGTACAACGACGACGGGACGACGGAGGCCGTGGAGATCGGCAGGGAGGAACTGCGGCAAAGGTACATCGACGCTTTGAACTTCAAGCTCTGGACGGAGGAGGAGATCACCGGCCCGCTGAAGGACTACGACGAATATCAGGCAAAGAGCCGCTTCCTGCATAGCTACTACGGGATGCGGGAGGACTATGTTTCCATCTTTGGGGACTTCCGCACCGACGACAAAGTGCAAGCCTACCGCAACCGGACGGCTGGCATGATTATGAATCCGGTTGCTATGGCCTACTTCTCCCCGGATAAATCCGCCTTTGTGGAGCATCACAAGGCACTGTGGGAAGCCCTGGAACAGCGGGCAGCGGAGCTTGAACAGGACTACGACTACCTGAAGACGGCGTTCCTGCGGGAAATGTACGATCACGAGTATGGGATCAACTGGCAGGGCGACTGGGATGTGCTTTCCTGCTTCGGAGATATCGAATACCGGGATGAGGACGGTCTGACCGGCTATTTCGATCAGCTGGAGTTTAACGACACGCAGCGCCGCGCCTACATGGACGCACGGCGGCAGTATTACAACGAGACCCGCGACTGGAATTGAAGCCTTTTCGAGCGGCCCGGCCCTGCGCCGGACCGTTCCAAAAAGTCTTTAATTCGGAGAGGAGAAAACGAAAGTGAAAATCGAAACGAAATTTGACATCGGAGAGCGCGTGAACTTCATGTGCTATCGGACGAAAGAGCCGATACTCACGGACGGGAACATTCGCCGCATAATCATCCACGGCGAGAACAGCATAAGGTATTCCGTAAATTATCTTCTGAACGGTGAACACCTTATTGCAGACTTTTGGGAATGTGACCTGGAGAAGTGGAACTTCGGGAAGGGGAAAACGCTATGACAAAACAAGAACACATCCGCCTGCTTCGGGCTCTGACAGCCGCAGACAACGCTTTCCACGCTTCGCTGAGAGAAGCCGGTTATGATGTGAGTTATTCGATTTACGACGGTCATACCGGGAGTATCTACGACATGTCAAAGCCGACATGGGATCGCTGGCCCCTGGGAGCGCTGACAATCAAGTGGAGTTTGAGGAAGGAGAAATCGGAATGACAATTCGGCAGTACGCAAAGAGCGTGGGATTCAAAATCGTGGGGAAACTGCGGCCCATGTCTACAAGCTACAAGCCCAAGGGCCTGCGGGAGAATTTCTGGATGGATGAAGCGGGAAACGAATACTACCGCTCCCACGACGGGGAAAGCGCCTGCATCATCACAAAGGATGGAGGCGTTATCTGATGGACCATATCGCAAAGCTGGAAGGTTCCAATGAATTTTTCGCCCGCCGCGCCGCCTACAATGCAAAGGTAAAGCTGCGCCGGGGAGATACGTTCCGGGCGCAGAAGCACCTGAACATAGCTGACGCCTGCCTCCGGGCCGGGGGCGTGACTGCTTCCACGGCGTCCAGCATAGCGGCCCTCAAAAAAATATTTGCGGAGGGGGTTGCATAATCGTTTCCAAAATTACCGTAAAGAGCGTGGAACATCGCGCTTGCCCTGCGCCCGCTGCCCTGATATAATCGGCTCGGAGGTGATACAATGCCGAAACAATCACCGGCGCAAAACGCCGCAAATGAACGCTATAAAAAGAAAAACTATGACCGCATCCTCCTTCAGTTCCCCTTGGGATCGCGGGACCGCCTGCGGGCGCTGGCGGCGGAAGCTGGATTCTCTTCCGTCAATGCCTACATCGCCGATGTCCTGGAGCGCGAGACCGGAGAACATTTCACGCTGCGCGGCGAGTTGCCGTGGAAGGCTGCGAAAAGCACAAAGAGCAAAACCGAAAATTAATTTTCAATGGGGTTGCATATCGAAAAACCAAATTACCTATAAGCACAGAGAGAACCGGCTTGTCCATCATGGACGGGCCGGTTTTGATTTTCTGGAAGGAGAACACATCATGGAGCAGAAAAGAAAGAAAATCAATTACGTCGTGAGGGAAGTTCCGGCGGAAGCTGCGGAACTGCACTGGGTATTTGACGACGACGGCCTGACGGAACTGCGCGGCGACTGGAACTGCAATCTTTTCGTCGTTACCCCTCGCGGCTATCGCAGCTTCAACGAAAAGACCTATGAAAATGTCCAGTGGGAAGCCGATCACATCATCGACGGTTTTTCCGATATCGCGGACAAGAATTTCTACTACTGGTCCAGCTACAAGGACGTAATGCGGCGCATCGGGATTACCTACAATCCCCGGAAGTGCCACGCCCTGAAAGAGTGGGCCAAGGACGCAGACACGGCGGAGCCCGATGATATTGCCGCCTATCTCACCATCATCACCGGCAAGAAATGGAACTGCATCGGCGTCAGCGGCTACTGCCAGGGCGATTATGCGGATGTGGTCTACTGCGAAGACCATTACAAGGAAGAAGATGCAAAGTATTACGGCGAGTGCTGGCTTGGCTGCGCCACGGAATACTGCCTTGTCGAGGTGGAGAACTATTCCGAACCGGAGGACGAGGACGATGAAGCGAACTACACCGAAGGGGATGTATGCTATGGCTATGTCGTTTCCGATTCTCAGGCATGGCGGGATGAAGACATCAAGCGTCTTGTCTGCCAGTGGGCCGGAGTACCAGAGGAGGAAACAGTCCTGGAGCGGATCGAAAGCACGTCCTACCACACGTCCTACCATTACCGCACGGCATGAGAAAGGAGAAAGTGATATGGCACTGACCTGGGAATGGAAAGAAAAATGCGGCGAGGTTATCGTGGAACAGAAGACCGAAAGCGGGGACTGGCGGCAGTTCCCGCTTTCCCTTTACAAAGGAAATGCGTTCCTCATCATGCTGGCAGAGAACGACGAGGACAACACCTATCAGATGTTCGGATTCTTCGCCGACAAGGAACACGCCAAAGCCTGCCTGGGCCTGGCCCGCAGCAAGAGCAAGCACGATATCGGAGGCAATCTCTATGATAAGCCGTACATGCGCTTCACAAAAATCCGGCTGAACAAGGCCAAGTATCCCTACACCAAGGAGCTTGTGTCCCTGCTGGCTCAGGCTTTCGACAACATCACCATCGAAATCTATTCGGAGGAGGAAAAACCTGAATGAGGATCGAAGTCAATAACGGTGGCAGTATGGAGATCGTCCGCACCGGCCACGGAATCGCCGTCCACCATCGCAATTCCGACGGCACGCTTTATGACATCGACACTTATGGCGACGGTGAGATCGTCATGGTTTTGAACCTGCTGCGGTATATGCGCGACAACGGGATCAAGAGCGCCCTTGTTCCCTACGGCCACGAAGATGAAATGCGTCGGTATCTTTCCAACCTTCTGAACAACGGGGACCTTCTGGACTTCCGCATCTTCCAGTGAATCTTACGGCAAGCAATAAACAAAGCGTAAAATAAAAATTAGGAGGGGGTTGCATATCGCAAAGCTGAGTTACCTATAAAAGCGCACAGAAAAAAACGAAAGGAGAAAACGAAATGAACACCTGCAAGTTTCTCGGCATCTACGCTGACGCCATCGAAGCGGCGGCTGACGATTGCGAGGCCGCTATGGAAAAGCTGGGCTTTTCCCTCAGCGAGATCGACGATATGTACGACTTTGCAAAGCAGGACTTTGAGGAAATCGGGAGCCTGAGCGACATTACCAACAGCGTCATTTCCTGCCTTTTTCGCAGCGCAGAAACCTCCATCCATGAAAAGTACCCCGGCCTCCGTGTGGACTACTATGTGAACTGCCACGATTCTTCCTTCGACGTGGAAGATCTTCCCGACCCCATGACGGAGGGCAAAATCCGCGCCGATTGGGAAAGCGCATTGGCTACCATGGACTACTACGAAATCTCCGAGGCAATCGAGTGGGGCTTTTACCCGGAGGATTTGCGGAAGCTCATGCAGCTTCACCGTGCGGGAGAAAGACGGAACAAGATCGAAGACCTGCTGACCGACTGCAATTTCCATTCCTTCTGCGCCTGCCTCAGCGACGGGGACTATGCCGGTGCCGAGAAGGAAATCCGTGAAATGGAAGAGGAGGACTGAACATCATGGACAAGACGAAGAAATATGACTTCCCGCACTTCATCGACAACGCTACCGGAAAGAAATTCTCGGTAGATGTCAGCTACAAGATCGGCGGTCGCTGGTATATATACACGACCGTTTTCTGTGACGCAGAACTGTGGAGCGCCATCAAGAACGCCTATGAAACCGATGGCGTCACCGAAGTCAAGACCAAGATGTGCAAGTCTAAGGAGGACTGAACATGACCGCACCTGAATTTGGAGGAACCTTTTTCGACGTGGCCCGCTGCATGGGGGCAAAAATGTACTGGGGCGCTCGCGGCGTGATCCGCTATGACCGCTATACCAATAAGCGCACCCTGGAAATCTACCCAGACCGGCAGGGCTTTACGGCGGACGATACCACGGACAAGCCTGCTTTCGTGGACTTCATCAACAAGGAACTGATCCCCCACATGGAAGAAAAAGTCCGGCTGTATTCCACCGAGCGTATCAAGCTGGAAAGCGCGGACGGAAAATTCAAGGCGCTGGCGGAGGACCGCAATTCCGGTGGCTACCTCTACGTCGGGGCCTGGGCTGTGTGAAAGGAGGACACAATGAGTGCCTACACGAGCATGAGCGGCTATCTCAAAGTAAAAGTCTACCCTGAAACCGGACCGGCTTTCTATGTGCTGGTCCCGGACGAAGTGGAAGACATTGACGAATTTCTGGACGAACACCTGAAGAACGTATCTAACTGGGACGAAGCATCGTACTGAAACGGAAAGGAGGACACAATGGACGTATTCGACTTCTGTAATCTCTGCACCGACGATACGGTGGAAGTCCGCATTTACGACATGAATCCCGCCGTCGAAAACGAGGTTTTCCGGGGAAGCATGTGGGACGCAGAGCAAAGCGCGTTCTCAAACTACGAAGTTCTCAGCTTCGACCTGGACCCCCGCGAAGGGCTGATCCTGAACATCGACACATCCGGAAGCTGAAAGGAGGGCAGAACATGGAAAAGAAACCGTTTATCGTTCACTACACCGTCACCTACCGAAACACCGCTCTGGTCTATGCGGACAGCAAAGAACAGGCAGAGCAGGACGCGATGGACCTCTATCAGGAGGACTATGTAGACCCGGAGGACAACGGCTACGACGGATGCGACATTGACGCTTCCCTGGCTTCTCCGGCTGAGGAAGAATATTACAAATACGACGCCTACGACTGGGAGGCGATCTGTCAGGAAACGCAAAGGGGGTATCACCGTGTCTAAGGAACTCACCGCCATCTTCCGTAAGTACGGCCTGTACTACGAGCTGGGCAACGCCTGGAACCTCACCGCCTATCCCCTGTGAATTTCGGAAAGGAGAAATCACATGAAGTCCTGTGATAACTGCAAGCGCCGGTATTACCGGAACCCCTGGGACAAGCTCATTGAGACCTGCCTGCACTACGAAATGAGCGTGGAAGAAAACGGCAAGGACCCGGCCCGCGTAGCCGAGAGCTGTCCGCAGTACGCCGAAGGGACGCCGGATTGCTTTGACCGGGAAGAAGCGCGGGACTACTCCCCCTCCGCTCCCTGGAACGCACCCGGCATGAGCCCCCGCGATTTCTACTGATTTCGGAAAGGAGAAAACGACGAATGAAGCTCACCTACTACAACAGCGCAAAGTTTGAGAAGACCACCACGGTGGAGGTCTCCGCCATTCTCAGCACCCCTGAGCCGGACGAACTCACCGACAATGACCGGGCGGCGCTTCGGTCTGGGGATATGATCCCAATGTGCAACTTCGCCGTCAAGGGGGATAACTACCCGGCCTCCGCGCATTGGATGGCTGTTCCCTGGAACTGGGTCATTGAGATCATCGAAGACTCCGGCTCTGGCTGGATAGCGTCCGGGAAAAGCCCCAGCGATTTTTATTAAAACTTTTCCCCACGGGGTTGCATTTCCCGTTTCATCGCCGCCTCTTAAGGCGCACCACAAAAACACAAAATGAAAAGGAGAAAAGAAAATGCCTGCTGAAGTCGAATCTATGATGTACACCCGCGAGAAGCCCTGGCACGGGCTCGGAACGATGGTCGCCGAGGCTCCCACCTCTGCAGACGCTCTGCGCCTGGCCGGTCTGGACTGGACGGTGGAGCAGCGCCCTGTCTTCCTGGAAAACGCCGCCGTCCCCGTCCCCAACTATAAGGCGAATGTCCGGGACCGGGACAACAAGGTGCTGGGCATCGTCACCGACCGCTATCAGGTGGTCCAGAACGCGGACGCCTTTTCCTGGACGGATGAACTGATCGGCGGCGACGTGCGCTACGAGACCGCCGGTTCCCTGCGTGAAGGGAAAAAAATCTGGCTGCTGGCGAAGATGCCTGCAGCGAAAGTCGCCGGGGATGATGTGGAGCCATACCTCTGCTTCTCCAACACCCACGACGGCAGCGGCGCGGTGAAGGTCTGCATGACCCCTGTGCGCGTGGTGTGCAATAACACCCTCAATCTGGCGCTGAACTCCGCCAAGCGCTCCTGGGCCATGAAGCACGTCGGGGATATGACCGCCAAGCTGGACGAGGCCCGCCGCACCCTGGAGCTGGCCGACCGCTACATGATGCACCTGGACGGCGCGGCCCTCCAGCTCGCCAACGTCACGGTCACGGACGAAAAGCTGGAGAAGATCCTGAGCGAAATGTTCCCGCTGAAGGAGGACGCCACGGAGCGGCAGAAGAACACCGTCAAGGCGGTGAAGGACGAGTTCATGATCTGCTACTTCATGCCGGACCTGGCGAAGTTCCGGGGCACCGGCTGGGGCGTGGTGAACGCCATGGCGGATATGGTGGACCACTCCAAGCCCCGGCGAGATACCGGAAACTACCGGGAAAACAACTGGGCCCGGATCATGGACGGACACGAGCTGGTGGATCGCGTGACGGCGAAGGTCATGGATATGGTGGGTGGCCTGGTCCTGGCCTGACAAAACACAAGGCGGGGAGGAAAAATCCTCCCCGCCACCTCGAAAGGAGAGCGAAATGAAAAAGTGGTATATATGCCAATATGGGCAGCATCATATTCAGGCCCCGCATGAGTGTCGCCCGATTGGTGTCGCCATTCAGAAAACAGCCGTCGATAACAAAACCGATCCCGGTTTTGAAGATATGTCAGCTTTCAGCGATTGGCTTTCCAAAAAGGGTCTTTGCGCCTTTGGCGAAGGTTATGCAAATACCCTGGGGGTTCGTCCCCAACAGTCTTTTCCGATCTTATATGAAGGGAGATAGAGAACATGAGCAGATGGACGATCAAAGAGCTTTCCACCCTGAACAGCTTCGATTTCGCCGGGGCGATCCTTTTGGAGCGCCGGGGCCCGCTGAACCCCATGTCTCCCCTGTACCGGAAGCTCTCCGAATCCCGTGTGGAAATCCTTGCCGCCGCCGAGCGTGAGCGCATGATCTTCGACTGTGAATCCTCCGACTGTGCCTATAACCACGGCGGCGAGTGCCGCTTTGCCCGCGTCCACGAGCGCAGGCCGGAAATCTCGATGGAAAACGGCTGCGCGGAATACTTCTGCGCCGACTGAAAGAAAGGAGAGCAATATGGGCCAGCGTTCACAAATCTATCTGCGCCATAACGGCGACCTGGTATTCGCCAACTACTACCAGTGGAACTACGGGGAGCGCATGGTCTCCCGCGCCCGCTGGGGCATCGGCTATATCAAGCAGTTCTCGGAAAAGGGCTATGAATGGGTGTTCCGTGACCCGGCCTACGTCCTGAAAATGCGCCGCTTCTTCGACGTGAACTTCGATATGCACGACATTCAGATTTCTTCTGACATTCTCAAAGAGCGTGAAGAACAGTTCCCTGACGAGGATTTCAACGACTTTGTATTCGACACGCAGGACAACAACGACGGTCAGCTTTTTGTGGATATTCGCGGGGAAAAAATCTTCTACGCCTTCACGGACGGATACCGCATCCGCAAGATCATGGACGCCGAAGCCTATATGGAATGGGATGCCGGTGACTGGCGCAACAGCGAGTATATCAAGCCGGAAATGAAAGCCGCCTGCGAAGCGAACATCAAGGCCATTCCCGAAATGGCAGAACTGATGACCCCCGAACAGCTTGAGGATTTCGTCCACGGCTACAGCGACCCCGTAAAGCCGTTCTGAGAAAGGAGCAACATATGAACTACGCCTACATTCTGTCTCAGCTTCCCATTTCCGACGACCGATGTTTCCGCGACTATGAAAGCATCATCACCCACTTCGGCTCCGTCGATCCCGCCGGATATGTCTACGCCGACGCCGGGATCGTCGAAGCGGACACGCCTGCCGAAGCCTGCGAAAAGCTCTTTGAAATTTACAACATCAACCATCCTGCCGACTACGAGGGGCGCAGCATGAGCGTCAGTGACATCGTAAAGCTGTCCTCCGACGAATCCCCCTTCTGCCGTGACCTCTGGTTCTGTGACAGCATCGGCTTCAAAAAGCTGAATGATACACAGGCTGCATCCCCTGAACCTGCGCGTCACAAATACAATGTCACCTTCACCATCGACGGGCGCTATTCCGTTGATGTCGCGGCCGCAGACCGGGCGGAAGCAAAAGAAATCGCGGAGTGCAGTTTTGAAGCCGCAAACTTCGGCCCCCTGGAAATCGTAGATTCCAAAATCTCCATTGTGGCAGGCTATCCCGGAACATGAAAGGAGCAGCGCAGAGCATGAAATCCATATCCGGTAAATTCTCCCGCGTTTCCGCCACGGACTACCATGACGGCGTTGTGCTTGTCGGTCTCTGCGGCAACGTGTGGCCCCACGACCTCACGACCGAGCACAAATACTACATCATGAATTTCTATAACATGAACCCCTGCCGCATCACTCTATGCGCCGAGTGGCCGGAGGGCATAGAGCCCGCCTATCCTGCGGCCAAGAAAAATTTCGTCAACGGGTTTGTCCTGCTGGATAACCGTCCCCCTGTCGCGGAATCTTGACACGTCCGCCCGCTCATGGTAAAGTCAGCGCAAAGGAGGGCTTTTGATGGCAGATAACAAAGCAAAGTATAAAGCGAACCGGACGTACCGGGCGAAACACTATGACCGCATCGAAGTCCAGATACCCGCAGGAGCCAAAGAAAAGCTGAAGGAGTTTGCGGAACAGGCCGGGGAAAAGAGCCTTTCTTCCTGGCTCATGGGTTTGATCGAGCGCGAGACGGGGATCTCACTTGTCCTGCGCGGTGAGCTTCCCTATTGGAAGCCTGACGAACAATCATCCAAAGACAGCAGCGGGGCCGATTGAATAATCGGTCCCGTTTCCGTGTCATAAATGACATGATATATCAAATCTAAAAAAACGAAATGGAAGGAGGTATGACATTTGGCAAAACACATCTGTACCGTAAAAATCCCCCGCTCCGTCTATGATCGTGTAAACCGCTTGCTGGCGTTTGGTACTCCCTTTGAAGAAATGACGGACGAAGAAATGAGAGACGCCGGTGTGCGCGACCACTACTGCGAGGGAATTTTCACAGCGTTCTTCGACGATGGTTCCCACCTGAACTTCGACCTCTGTTCCGGTTCTTCCAACTACTTTGACGACGCAGTATGGACGAGCGCGGACGGACGCACCGACGTGACGTTGGAATGTGCTTTCGAGCTGTCCGACATCGAAGTGGAAACTGATGGAGAAGTCTACGTCGTCAATCTGAATATCAGCGATTGATCGGAGGCTGAAAATTTTGGCTTTCACTTCACTTTCCCGTCTTAGAATGATATGATATTTCAAATCTAAAAAACGAAAGGAGCCATGCTTATGACCCTTCTTGACCTTATTCGCAAGCTGCACGCGGAGGGCAAGCCCGCCGCTGCCTATGATCTGTTTATCTGCGACACCTCTCTGATGACGCCGGAGGAGGCGGTGAGCGCCAGCGCCGACGATACCACCGTCCGCATTGTTGATCCTTTCATTCCCCCTCAGTACCTAGAATTGGGGGATTATCCCTCCTATGTCTATGTAGAGGACGCCATGACCTACAAGAAGATGACGCGGCTGAAGGAGAAAATCCCCACCCGCTATCCCCGCCTGCTGGTGGCTCTCGCTTCCGACCGCAACGCCAGTTTCTATAAGCGATACAAAGGGAAGCACTGGAAGGACATTCCGCCGATAGAAGTTCAGTGGGCCACGGAAGATAATCTCGTGGAGCTCCTGCTGGATAAGGGCGGAAACTTCCGCGAGATGGCCTACGCAGGTTACGAGGGCATTGACGACGCCGTGACCTATTATCCAGTCCGCTCCCCCTACGGCTGCGTGTTCTCCTGGCAGGGCGACATCACCCGCGACCCGCTCCCCGAAGGGCTGACCCTGATCGAAAAATAAAATTTTATCCCACGGTTGCATATCGCAATCCTGAGTTACCTATATAAGCGCAACGCCTGCCCGGTTTTCCGGGCGGGCGATTTTCTTTTCATGAAAGGAGAAACGCCATGCGCCTGAGAGACGCAAAGAAGCTGCACAGCGGTGATGAAGTTACCGTAAAGCGCACAAAAGAAATCCTGCGCGTGATCGAAACCGAATTCGTTTCCGCTCAGGACATTTCAAACGGGATTGCCGGTCTCTCCGTCTTTTTGGAAGACGGAAACTGGTATGGCTACAAAGAAATTTGCTGAAAGGAGCGATCTCCAATGACACTCACCTTCACAGCGTCCCCCATGTCCAAGCCCGACGATCTCAGCCTGAAAGCGTCCCTCGCCTGGGACTACTTCTTCAATAACGGAAGCTGGTTCTGCACGGAAACCGTCGACGGCAGCATCATCATCACCGACGAGACGCGCAATCTGAGCGGCGCTTTCGTTCTCCCCGACTATACTTCCTTTCTTGAGTGGCTGGAATCTGACGCCACGGACAAGCTGGCGGAAGACCCCGCCGAGTATTTCCGTGCCTGCGGCGTCGTGCCGGACAACCTTCTCTCCGATTCCGTGGTGCAAGCCCTTCTCGCCACCATAAACGCGCCTGAGACCTTGGACGTTCCCCCTGTTTCGGCGGAAGAAAAACCGGAACCTCCCGCTCCAGCATCCCCGGAGCCGAAGATGCAGGATTACTATGTGACCTTCGCCATCGACGGGCGTTATACCGTCAAGGTCGAGGGTAACTGCCTTGACGCCGCAAAGGACAACGCCCAGACCTTCTTCGAGGCAGAAAACTTCGGTGAGCTGGAGTTTGTGGATTCCAAAATCATCATCGTCGAAGACGAGCAGGGCAACTTTGTCTACGAAAGCTGAAAGGAGAATTCACCATGCCCACCATCAAGGGAATCGTCGAATACATCATCCCCTATTTCGGAAACCGCCGCTCCCTCCCCTACGGAAAGTTGCTTGTTTCAAATGGCAGCCACGAAAAAATCTGCCCTATCATGGAGGACAGCGACGGGCAGTACGTTGTCTTCGACCGGAAGCGCCGCTACCTTCGGAACGCGGGGAGCCTTTATTCCCCCGTCTTTGAATTCGTCTGCTGAAAGGATAACTTGCGAATGAGAGAGAAATTTCACAAAATCCTGATGGACGTTTACCGCGACGCGATTGCCGCCGCAAAAACCCGGCATGACGCGGACTGCATCGGTTGGCTGGCCCACGATGACCCGCGCATTGATTCCACCGATTATGAGGAGCTGTATAAACTGATTGAGTTCCGCCACTACCCGGAAGGGCAAGCCGCCCGTTGGGAATGGAACAGCATCTAAATTTACCCCGCCCTATTCCCCCGCCGTCCAAAACATGCTATGATATTTCAAAACATTTCGCCAGTCCGTTTTATCGTACACCGAATCTCGCAGAATGAAAAGCGAAAGGAGCGTGACCCTGTGAAACGTACCAAATACAAGGGCTATATCATCGACACGGACAACCTCGGCCGCCCGTATATTTACAACACATCCTCGCCGTATTCCGAAGACTCCGACCATGTTTTGATTTACATTGACCCCACACGTCAGCTCGATCAGGCCAAGGCAATTATCAATGACCGCATTTCCACCGGCCAGGATACACGCCATGCCATGATAAGCCCCGTGGACGGGAAAATCGTTTTGATGTAAAGGAGGACTCGCCCATGACCTACCACTATTTCTGCGGCAACTGCGGCAAACATTTCGCGTCCGAAAAACCGGAGCGCGATTCCAAAGGCTACCTCAATGAAATCCCCTGCCCGGAGTGCGGCGCACACGACACCTACCCGGACACACCTTCCGGCGCAACAAAGAGCGTCCTGGACCAGCTCGATTACGAAGACCGCCTGATCGAACAGCGGGAAGACACCGACTGAGCCGCACGTCAATCTTGCGAAGTACATCCCCGCCATAGTATAATGAAATCGAATCATTCATTTCGGATTTGAAAAAACGAGCCTTGCCCCACCGGGCGAGGCTCAAATTGTTTTAAGGTGGAATTGTTTATGCCTGATTACAAGCGCGGAGAAATCTACTATGTCGCCCCCAACTATTCCGAGACCGGCTCCGAAATCTGGAGCGGACGCCCCGCCGTCATCGTTTCCAATGACGAACTGAACCGCTGCCGCAACTGCGTGGAGGTGGTCTACCTCACCACCCGCCCGAAGCAGGATTCTCCCTGCCATGTGATCCTTCATGCCACCGGGAAGCAGTCCACCGCCCTGTGCGAGCAGATTTCCACCGTGGACAAGGTGCGCATGACGTTCAGCGGCAACGTCCCCTGCGCCTGCACGAAGAAGGAACTTGCGGAAATCGATGCCGCCCTTCTGTACTCCCTGTCGCTGGACGCCCCGGCCCCGGTGACGACCCTCGACCTCGACAAGACCCGTCTGCTGGCCGAGCGTGACATCTACAAGCGGATGTATGAGGACCTGCTGGAACGCTTCACCGGCGTCGTCAGCGTAGGCGCGTGAAATGGGGTAGTCGTATGAGCAGATATATCTGTGATTCCTGCGGTGCTTCCTTCAACTTCTCCATATCCCCGTCTTTCTGCCCGATATGCGGGAAAGAGGGCACGGCGTCTCGTGACATGCGTCGGGCAAAGGAAACCGCCCAGCGCCTCATAGCGGAGCTGAACGGTGAGGACATCCCGGTGCTGGAATCCCTCCACGCCGGGTATATCGCCCAGCTCGCCAAGATCAACGCAAAGCTGGAAACCCTGCGGCAGTACAAGAAGCGGGGGATCGTCTCCCCGGAGGAAATTCCCGTTGTCGTTTTGAAATCGGCGCGTGACGCCCTGAAAGAATACCGTGAACAGCGGAGGGAGGAAAAGAATGAGCATACTGATTAAGGAACTTCACCTTCCGTCAGAACACCTCTACCCGCTGCACTTGACAATCTATTCCGATGGCTCTGTCTTCTGCGGTCACGGGATCGGGAAGCGTAGCTATGAGGCTATCGAAGTCCCCGTTCCACATGGGAGGCTGGTAGACCTGGACGTGCTGGAGGCTCACGGAGATTGCCTGTCCAAGCTCTGCGTTGATTATGATGCCCCTCCGGGTAACAGGGCTTGGCGTGAGTGCGTCCCGTTCGACGATATTCCAACAATAATTCCGGCAGAGGAGGAAACGACATGACCCTTTACGAGAAGATCATAAACAAATCCCCGGAAGAACTGGCAGAGCTGTTCGCCGCCCGCGATATTGCCTTGACGGATATCATCTTCAAGCAGGTCGAAAGAACCCTGCTCGAAAAGCGCGGAATCAGAATCGACTTCACCAAGCACTTCAAACCCGATCTTCTTGCTACGAAACAGGACGTGCTGAAAGGGCTGAACACGGAGGTGCCCGATGCCGAAGAATAAACCGTCTCTCCGCTCCGTCCGCCAGTCGAAGAAGCGAGACCCGGAGCAGCTCTACAACACCCTGTGCGGTATGTACCCGCAGTACATGGCGGAAGAATACTTCAAGAAGCTGATGGGCTATGCCCCGCCGCAGGAGTGGCGCAAACCCGAAACACCGCTGCACATCTTTTCGGAGGATGAAAAACATGGAACGACTGACTAATGCTTCCACGCACGAAGCGCGGAGTGATGTAACGATACGCGAAATTCTCTCCCGTCTCGCTGCCTATGAGGACGCAGTTGAGAAGGGCCATCTCGTCGTTTGCCCCTGCAAGGTTGGTGACATGGCATACTACATTCGCGGAACGACGATTTACGGAGACACCGTTGAGCGCATCGTCATTGACGGCCTCGACAATCAGATCGTCCTGAACGCCAACCGTGCCTACCTGTTCTGCGACGTGGGTGGAAGTCTGTTCTTCTCCTACGCCGAAGCGGAGGCGGCCCTCAAAAAACGGAAGGAGGAATGATTATGGGATGGGATAATGTCGCGTGGTCTCGTGAGGTCGGAAAGACCTTGGAAGAACGCGGTTTCTTCGGAATTGCCCAAAAGAATTACGAAATTGCGGGTGAGCTGGAAAGGCTCCGCTCCGACCTCCGCCTCTGCCGTAACGAACTGTGCCTCCGCTGCGGCAACTACACGGAAGCCCACAAGGGAGCCTGCGACGGATGCCGATGGAAGGACATGGGGGATTGACCGATGCCCAAATCCAAAAAAGCGAAGCACGGTTCCGGCAAGCTCCACAAGCCGAAGCCACTGACCTACGACCCGGTTTACACGGACGGCCTCACCGAAAACCTTCGCAACGCTCTGAAAGCGAAGCTGACCCTCAAGGAGCTGATTGACCTGGAACTCCAGCTCCGCAAGGCTGTGGAGCAGACCGCCCGCCGCGCCACCTTCGATACTCACAAAACCACATGGGCGGTGACGCTCCGCGTCCTCCATGACCGCTTCGGCTTCGAGGCGGAGGACAAGCGCAAGCTCTACGACGCCAGCTTGGAATACCTGAAAGACATCCGGGACAAGCGCATCACGCTCCAGGAAATGCTGGACACTCTCTACAATGAGGACCACATAAATTTGTCATGGGATGACGAGGAGGATTTGTAATGGGAGAAATCAAAAACGCAAAAATCGAAAGCGCGTCGATCACGATGGAAGACCACGGCTGCCTGACCTGGTGGCTGTATCTCGACGGCGGCGGCTGGGGAGTCCACATCGGCGGCTACTGCATCGGCCACGGCTACCTTGGCGCGGACCACTTCGACGGCAGCGCCAAGGGCATGGAAAGTATCGCCCGCGTCATGGACACCGTGGGCGTCTCCCGCTGGGAGGACCTGCCCGGAAAATATGTCCGCGTCGCAGACGTTGGCTGGGGAACTACCATCACGAAGTTCGGCAACATCCTGGAAGACAAGTGGTTCGACTGCCGGGAATTTTTCTCAAAGAAAGAGGTATGACCAATGATGATAAAGCTCACTGCTGCGGGCAACGCAATGATGGAACTTTGGCTGAACACGTCCGCGATTTCCAGCGTGTTTCAGCCGACTGAGAACGAGCGGGATATGGGGATTGGGGCGAAGGTCTACATCACCGGCGAGGACAATTCCCCCTGGCTCGTCGCCGAATCCGTCCGCGAGGTCGTCAATCTCATTGAGGGGGCGGAATAATGAAACTCTACGCTTACGGTATGCGCCTGCGCGGCTTCTCCCCCGGCTGCCAGCCGATGCAGGGTCTCGTCCGCCGTGTGGATTCGTCAGGCAAACACTTCTGCATTCTCATATACGACCGTCCCTTGACCGAGAAAGAAATGCGGGACTACGAGCTGGACGCCATTAAAGCCTGTCCTATTGAAGACGCAAAGTGAAAAATAAATCCTCCGGGCCGCTTCCATTCCCCCGGAGGATTTGCTATCATCAAAACAAAAATCGAAAAGGAGAAATCACATGACAATTAACAACGGCTGGATATCCGTACTCGATACCGAACACCGCCCCGAATCCGGGGAAGAAATCCTCACCCTGTCCTATGTCGGCGACGAGCCGGATTCCCCCGACCCATTTGCCGATCCCGACGACCGGGCTTATTGCCTCTGCACCTACTTCTACCCCGGCGATCAGGCGGACCAGGAAGCCCCGCCCCACGTCGGCGCGACGCTGGACGACTGCATGGAAACCGTCACCTTCGATGCCGAGGGCTTCTATGTCTATGAGATCGGCGCGAGGGGAATTCTGGAGTGGCGCTGCGTCAAGACCGCCGCGGAATCCAAATGGGGCATCGCCTGCTGGAAGCATCTGGACTACCCCACCGGCGAATGAGAACATTCCAACCGTACTTCCAACAATTCAGTCGAAAATGAAAAAACGAAAGGAGAAATACCAATGAAAAAACTGACCGTTACCGCCATCGTTCTTTTTCTCCTGCTTTCCCTCTGCGCCTGCGGACCCAAGGAAAAGCCCTGCGAGCATGACTGGGTTTTGCAGACCGACTTCCACCCCACCTGCACCGCCAGCGGCTATCAGGACTTCACCTGCTCCATCTGCGGAGAGACCTACCATCTGAAGACCGCTGACGCCCTGGGCCACACGCCGAAGAACACAAACTATACGAAGATTTCCAATCCTACCTGCACGAAGAACGGAAGCCGGTCCAACGTCTGTTCCGTCTGCGGTGCGGAATACACGGAGACCGTCCCCTCCCTCGGACACAACTATGTGGACGGTAAATGCACCCGCTGCGGAGACAAAAAGGACAGCGGCGTTCGCCTTGACGACGCGGAAGCCTTTACCGTTGCGGAGGCGATGGTGAAGCAGAAGCTGAAAGCCCCCTCCACCGCCAAGTTTTGCCTTTACACGGAAGCCACCATCACCCACGACAAGGACGTTTACACCGTCTCCGGCTGGGTGGACGCGCAGAACAGCTTCGGCGCGATGCTCCGCAGCAACTGGACCGTCACCTTCACCGCAGTAAAATCCGGCGGCAAGATCGGCGGCGAACACGGAACCGTCGAAATCGACTGATGTTCCCCTTGCAAAACCGCTGCGCCTGTGTTATACTATGTGTAACAACAGAGCGGCGGTCGGCAAACCGCCGTAGCAGGTAGCGGTGTGCAAGTACCGCGGCTTTTCTTTCGGCTATTATACCCTTGCCGGGGTATTATAGTGGGTTGAAATACCCTTGCCGCTTCTTGCTTGCACAGGAGGCGGCATAAAATTTTCTTGCGAAACGGTCCGTTCTCCGGCTTCCTGCGGAGGACGGACTTTTTTGCAAGGAGGGTTCGGAAATGAAAAAAGAAAAAAGCAGCAAACCCGGCGTGATGATCTACTTCGATATCCGCCGACAGGTCGAACGGTTGTCCCTCGAACAGCGCGGAGAACTATTCACCGCAATTTTGGACTTTGCTGAGAACGGAACGGAACCTACGCTGGATGAAATGACCGGAATGTGTTTCGACGGTCTCCGCCCCCGAATCGAAATGGACGGGAAGCGGTACGAAAACAAAGTTCAGAAATCCAAATACGCCGTTTATGTTCGTGAGACGGAAAGGCACGGGGAAATTCCGCTCGACTACGCAGATTGGGAGCGGAGCCAAGAGCCTGAGTTCTGGCTGTAACATCGTCCGATATCGTTTGATATCGCCCGATATCTAAATAAACGTAACTCAACTCAGCGTAAAGAAAAAATAAAAAGAAAACCAACCACAACGCCAGCACATCGCAGATGGATGCGTTGCATCGGCCGATACGAAAGGAGCCCCCACATGATTTACACACGCGCCGCCGCCGCGTTCCTCAACTACTGCCGAGCGTCCGGCATGACCGCCGCCACCGTGGAGAACCACGAGCGCAACCTCCGCCTGTTCTCCGAGACCGTCGCCCTGCCGGACGCCGACGCCGAGATCACCGTCGCCCACATCGACGAATACAAATCCCTGCTCCACCTCCGGGGCCTGAAGCAGTCCACCGTCCGCGCCTACCTCGAATCCCTCTGCCTGTTCTTCGCGTGGGCCACCGAGCGGAAATACTGCGCGGAGAATCCCTGCACCCCCTCCGCCGTGAAGACCAAAGTTCCGCCCCCCGCGCCGTACAACCATCTGCTCACCCGTGAGGAAATGGCTGCGCTTCTCTCCCCCGTCTGCCCCAAGGGATGCACGAAGAAACTCTTCAACCGCAACCATGCCATCGTCACCGTGCTTCTCACTTCGGGCCTCAGAAATTCGGAACTCCGGGAGCTGCGTCTCTGCGACCTGATTCCCTCCGAGAACCGCCTCATCGTCCGCTGCGGCAAGGGCGGCAAGACCCGCTCCGCCCCCTACCCCCCGGCGGCGCAGGATGCCGTCGCCGCTTGGCTCGCCGACCCGCTCAGGCCGTCTTCGTTGCCCTCTGACGCGATTCTTTTCGGGAAAGGTACGAACACCGCCTCGTGGCAGATGTTCAGCAGGACGGAGCTGAGCACGATGGTGGAGCGGTTTACCAAGACGGTGCTGGGAAAGGACTCCGGCGTCCGCACCCACGCCCTCCGCCACGCCAACGCCAGCTATCTGTGGGACAGCGGCATGAGGATGGAGGACATCCGCGATCTACTCGGTCACAGCGATGTGAAAGTCAGCCAGATGTATATTTCCCGCCTGCGTCCTCAGACCGCAACCGAATCCGCCACCAATGCGTTCGCGGCTCTGAGCCAAGCGGTATGAATCAGGAGTGATTTCCGTGAAAGAAAAACTAGACCTCACCGGCAAACAGTTCGGTGATTGGACGGTTCTCTATGAAGAACCGCAGGAAGGGTATGTCAGGAAGTGGCGTTGCCGTTGTGTCTGCGGTGCCGAGAAAACCGTATATCAAGGTAATCTTACCCAAGGGAAAAGCCACGGATGCGGGTGCGCTGCTCGAAAGCTCACCGGTGAACGAGCAAGAACGCACGGGAAAAGAAACACCAGGTTATACAATATTTGGGTGCTTATGAGGCGCAGATGCTACGATGAATCCAGCGTATCTTACAAGAATTATGGAGGTCGCGGAATATCCGTTTGCGACGAATGGCTTGGCCATGACGGATTTCAGCACTTTTGGGATTGGTCCCATGAAAACGGATATAGCGAATCTGCGTCTCCGAGAGACTGCTCTATTGACAGGATTGATGTAAACGGTAATTACTGCCCTGAAAACTGTCGCTGGATTGATATGCGATCACAGTCCAGAAATAAACAAGGCACTCATTGGGTAGAGTTTGGTGGCGAGACAATTTCACTTGCTGAATTTTGCGAGAGATACAACGTCGCTCCTGCTCTAGCAAGTGCAAGATTTCAGCGTGGGTGGTCCCCTGCCGAAGTCATGTTCTTCCATCCGAAATATCTTCCGAAATTGATTGAGTACAAGGGGGAAACCAGAACACAGCGAGGGTGGGCCAAGCACTTTGGAATAGACCACAGAAAGCTCCAGTACCGCTTAAATCATGGGTGGACATTTGAGCAGGCGATAGGCATTGCTCCTCCGCCAAATAGGTACTCCAATTCTCAAAAAGGAGATTAAACACCATGCGCTACCTCGACCGTCTCCGCCCCACCGCCCCGACGGACCACGCCGCCGACGCTTTCGCCGCCCTCCGCGCCGCCGTCTGACCGCAACCGTTTGGCTTTTCCGAACAGTTGCCACCAACGCCAAAGGGACTGGACGCCTCACCGCGCCCGGTCCCTTTTATTTTTTGCCCTTTATATATAGCTTGCTACCAATCCTCAAGTCGCCGGAACGACCGTGTTGCTGGTGTAATAGGTCGTGTTGATCGTCGGCGTCCCAGTGAATGTCCCACCGGTTCCGGTGAACATATCCGTCGCTACTTCCGATCCATAGCCAGGGTTTATAATGGTTCCTGTCCCATTGATCGGGATTCGGTATTGTGTTGCATACTCTGCTGATTGCGTTTCTGATAATTTTATCTTTATACATCCACGATACATTTCGTTATAGCACATGGAATACAGTTCCGTTGGCCTCAACGCGCTTAATGATGTTAATGCTGTGCATCCATAATACATACCTTCACATGAATAGACGCCAAGCATCGTAGCCATGATTTTTGGCGGGGTCACAAGGCTGGTACACCCATAAAACATATTGCAGCATCCCCAATAGTCTATTTGACTTGCTGTAATATCAGGCACGTCCACAAGGCTGGTGCATCCGTAATACATATGTGAACATGCTTCTTGCCCAATTATACGTGTCGATAACTTTGCTGCTTTTCTGAGTGAAGTACATCCATCGAACATATGATAACAGGACTCAGGTGTAAGATCGCTTGTTATATCTGGTGCTTCCAAAAGTCCGGTCCCGGAGAACATATAGCTATACACACTGGTATTCCATATATTGCCGCTTCCACGATATGTCTTGGCTGCAAGCGGAGACGGTGCCGAAACAAGGGCAGAACACCCATGAAACATATAGGCAAAACAGCTATCGCGTGTTTCTGGATGCCCACCTGCTGCTACTGTTTCCCAGTCCAAAAGGGTTTCAATATTTCCATCTGCTTCAACAGAAGAACCCGTAATTACCCAGTGAAACTCAATGCTATTTACTCCCGTAATCACCGTATTCCCCGTACCGCGCATGAAAATCTCGTTGGTGTCCCCAGAGGAAATCGTAGTAGTTCCGTCCCACTCAGTCCACGTCATTCCGTCTGCGGAATAGTACAGCGCCCCGTTCCAGTCTTTACATGCTCTGTATTTTCCAATCGTAAAGCTCTGCGGAGAATGGAACCGTACATAGTTCTTGTTCACTCCCAGTTCCTCCACCGTGCACTGCGCCGTCATGTTCCCCGGAACGCCGCCCCACGCCATCGCCGTCAGCACCCCGCCGTTGTTGTAGACGTGGACCGCACGGACGCCACGGCTCATAAGGTCCTCCATCTGCGTGGGCGTGAACTGAAGCTCCACATGGCTTTTCTCCGTCACGGTCGGTCCCGTGACGGTGATGATCTTCGTATAGGGGCTGGCTGCGCCGCTCCATGTCCCCGCCATGGCGACGGTCCCCCGCCGCAGCGAAGGATTCGCCTCGCTGTATTGCAGCACGTTCTCCACGTTTCCGAGACCGGCTTCTTCTGCCGTGACCTCGTGCGGATTGTTCCGCCGTGCAAAGTGCGCCGCCGCCGCGTCCGCGATCCGCGTCTCCGTCCAGTGGGTCGAATCCCAGGCTTCCGGCGTGTCGATGTCGGTGTTGGCTCGGTAAAGGATTCCGCCGTAGATGCAGAAGTCCCCCTCTGCGTAGGTCGAGGAGCTGTCATAGGTGTCTGCCAGGTTCTTCTCGATATCCCGCTCCGTCACCCAGATGTAGGCTTCCCCGTCCTGCGCCGTCATCTGCCAGATCGCCGGGGGACTGACGCTCGTATCGGCGTAGAGCTGACCCACGCCACCCGCCGTTGCGGTCGTCGGCGCTCCGCTTCCGCTGAGTATCTGGCTGTTTTCGATGGTGCCGCTCATGGCCCGCAGCTCCGTCGGACCGATGGCAGGCGGTACGCCGTTTACCCAAACCGGCGCGGCGTAGTTCCCGTTATACATCGGCATGTTCCGTCACGTTCCTTTCCGTCTTTCCCGTCATTTTCCGTCATCATCCCCGCGTATGAGCCGCACGATCATCTTGAAGAACCGATAGAGGATGACGCAGATTTCGGCGCGGGTCGCCCCCTGATTCGGCTTGAAGCTCCCGTCCGGGAATCCCTTGATAATCCCGTTTTCCTGCGCCCATCGGATTTCAGTTTCGGCGTAATGCCCGGTTACATCGTCTACTACAACAGGTTCTGGCTGATAGTTCGGACGGCATACCCCGACCACGTTCTTGACGCTACGCAGCTTCTTCGCCACACAGCCGCCGTTATATTCTTCTTGCGGAGTTCCCTCCACGCCGGGGGTCGTATTCCCCTCGATGGTGTACCAAGTCCCGGCCAGCTTGCCTTTCTCGACAACAAGGCCGCAATGCTCCGTGTCGAGTTCGCCGTTCACCTTTTTTCCAGAGAAGTTCAGGATCAGGATGTCGCCGACCTGAATCTCGGAGTTCGGAACGGTTTGGCCTTGTTCTCGGTAGCAGCGGAGAAGCGTCCGGCACGAAGCGGTCTTACCGCCGTTGTAGAACGCCATCCGTTCACCGGCCTTGTTAAACCAATAGGCGGGTGCCATAACACACCACGGCTGCCCGTTCACGCCATACCATTCACCGAACTTTGTCTGATTACTGTTCGGTGGGAATTCTGTATAGCCGAGGTCTTCCAGCGCCGCGTCAATAACCGCTTGCTTGCTCATACTCATTCTCCTTATGCCACTCATAACCACGGTAGGATTTCAGGTGTCCATTAGCGGCCTGTTGCACACACCAACGGTCATAACCGTGTTTATCAGCTTCCACAGCGGATGCGAAGCGAATGATTTCTCCTGTCTGGTTATGAATTCCAATAACCGGGATTGAACGAACCCGTCTGAGTTTTTCAATACCTTCCTCTGACCAGTTCTTTTTCTTCCCTGTCAGACCAGCAGAAACCCTGAGATTGTGAGTGCCGTAGTTGCAGTTATACTTTGCCGTACACCATTCCAGATTTTCAACACAGTTATTGTGCTTGTTCTCGTCCTTGTGGTTTATGAACGGTAGCTCTTCTGGATTAGGTATGAACGCTTCAGCGACAAGGCGATGAATCTTCACGTCCTTCCGCACTCCGTTCACGCAAAAGTTGAGGCACAAATACCCTCGCCGTTCTATCGGCCTGAGGATATGCCAATCACGGTTACGAACACGACCCATGTTGCTGACTTCGTATCTGGTTTCGTAACCTTTGGCTGGTCTCCACTCCTCCTGCTCCCCTTGCAGTTCAGGCCACCATTCCGACCAGTATTCGACCCGATTCGACTCAGCCGGGTCTTCGTGTACGCCCAGCTCTCCCCGGGCGATTTCGATTACTTTTGATAGGCTCATGCTGTCCTCCTTTACGGCGGCGTTGTCGTGACCGTCGGGGCGTTCCCCTCAAACATGATAACGCCGATGTGCATATTGCCGCTGGCATTTACTAACCGGATGACATTGTTCCCCTGCGGCGTTACGGTCGTACCCGATTGCGAGATCGCCAAAAGCGTGACCATTTGCAAATCCGAGGTGGACCCGCTGTTAAAAATGTAAAACCCGCTCTTTGCAACGGCGACAGTACCGACGCCGGTAAACGATATCAGCCCCGTTTTGATGCCTGTCGGAAATACCAGGTAGTATGTGGCATTCGCAGACAGGTTAAACATGGCGGATGCGGATATCCCGCCGATGCCAAGCAGCCCCTTTTCCTCCGGTACGCCTGGCAGCGGTCGTTCTCCCGTCCCGCTCGCCATTTATTCTTCCTCCGTCTCAGCCGCAGAGGCCGCAGAGTGCTTATAGCATTGATGGTAGATGGGAAATCCCTCCGCTGTCATCAGGATCGCAGCATGGGACGGCAGCTCGCTCACAGCAGCCGCCGCAAGAACCTCATGATACTTGCTTTCTCCCTTGAGACGTGCCTTTTCGGGGTTTTCGTCATAGGCAAAATGGACAATATGCCCGTATTCTCCGTTATCGTATTGCTGGATCTCCACGATGTAATACTGTTTCATATCAATTCCCCTTTCTGACAAGCAAAATGTTTGCCGTTGTCGCTGCCGTCGCGGTGCCGCTCAGGGTAAAGCTCCCTGCCCCCGTTGTCCAAGTAAACCCCGCTGTGATATAGCTCGGATCAGCCCACTCTATCCGGGCAAGCACATAGCCTGCGGTGATTTTTGCGTCGGAAATGCTCAATATCTGCTGACTTGTCCCAGCAGAAACCGCAACGGAGGAAAACCAAAGTCTCCCGTCCGCGATGTTGTTTCCCGCCCCATCCCGGTCCGCTACTACGCCGTCTGCGCTGGTTGCGGTTGTTGGCTCTGAAACTTGAAGCGCCGTGAAATATGACGATATATTCTTGTAGGCACTACGGTCTGATGACAGTAGATTATAGAACAAGACATATGATGGTGCGAGTTTGTGGATATAAAGTGTTACCGTCTCCGTTGTCTGGTCTACGGTATATCGGATATCGTTCACAGAATATCCGTTTTTTGCCCACCAGCGAACAGTCGCACTGATGCTCCCTCCGTTTTCGTGATGGAATCGACAGTTCAGTAGCCCCTGGTATGCATTCTTACCATCCGTGAAAAATAGCAGAAATTTCGTAGTTTCATTATTTGGAAGCGTGAACTGCATAAACTGAAACCAAACTCCGTCAGACCCGCTAAGGCGATAGATATACCGCAGATTGCTTGCACCAACCGCAGTCCCGCCGGAAGCCAGCGCCCCCACATCCGCAGCCGTCAGGTCGAAATCTCCCGTCAGGGGATGCCCGTTGATCTCCAGTGCAGCCGCCGCCCTGGTCGTGTCCGTTGGATGGACGTGTCCGCCGTCTGCCCAGTTCCCCGTACTGCCGGGGCTGGCCGTGCCGTCCATCTGCGGGTTGGAAGAATAAGCAGGAGGAACGGTAGGGATGACTCCGTTTGCGAGATCGCTTGCCGGGATGCCGCCGGACGGCTTCTGATATGCCGTGTCCGCTTTATTCAGCGATGTCTGCACCGCAGAGGTCATATCCGTAGACGGAATACCCCCGCTGGGCTTGCTGTATGTGCCGTAATCCGTTCCGGGCGTTGCGGCAGATATGCCGCCAGCACCGTCACCCTTGAGGATGCCATTAACAAGGATTTCGCTCTGCGCCCCCACGTCCGACGCATCCAAAACGATATCGTCATCCAGAGCTTCGCCGTTGATCGTCCGGCTGCTTGGCACAAAGAATCCCGCGAACTGCTGACGAAGCCACGCCAGCACCGTTGCAAAGGTGAACCGGCTGTTTTCTCCGCTGTGCAGTCCGACAATGGCGTCCGACGCTTCGACGTTGTTCGCCTGCGGGAACTGGCTGTATTTCGTAGCCATAGCTGTACTCCTACTCCGTGATGATGTATTCTCCGGTCTCTGTCACGATATCGTCTTCATCCTCGGTGATGATGTAGCTGTTCGACGGCGGAGGGGGTATCCTTCCCTGCGGCGCACGGCCCAGCCGAAGACCCGCCTGCAAACCCGCGAAAAAACTTTCAATGTCGAAGTTCGTCATATCGCCCTCACATTTGCCGCCTCCAGCATGGCGACGACGATTTCCGGCGGGGGCGGAGTGTCCCAGTTCGGATATCCCGCCGTTCTCCCCTGCGCGTCAAATACGGGGAGGTCCGTGTTCAGAGACGTGCCGCCGCCCCACTGGGAATTCTGGTTGAATCCGGAGTAGTACCACGTCTTCCCCAAATAGCTGCAGGTTCCCTTGACGCTGGTCCACCATCCGTCTTCCGTGTTGAGATACAGGGTCATATACTGCGGGTTGGTGGAAATAAGGAAGATGCCGATCCAGTCGCTCCCGTATCCGGGAGTTGACCCGTTGATAAGGTAAACGCCGACGCATTGCCCGGAATTCACCTTGATATAAGGCGATCTGCTGCTGTGGTCCGCCGTCGCCAGGATTCCGGGCAGCGTCACCAGCCATTCTGAATCCGCCGTCCAGCCCATCGGGTTCCCCGGTGCCATCGGCATCGGCGGCGTCCAGAGCGTCCGTCCGACCGCGAATCCGGCGAGAAAGCTTTCCTTGTCGTAAGGCATCACCAGGTCACCGTCGTTTCGTGTCCGTCTCCGTCCGTGATCTTGACCGGCCTGCCGCCGCTGTCAAAGTCCACAAGGAAGGTGTGGCTCGCTCCACCGTCCACCGTCTCGGAAAAGTATCCGTTATCCCATGTCGAAAAATTCAGCGCCGTGGGCTTTCTCAGCCCGTACAGGTCCATATAGCCTGCGTCCAGCATTTTCAGCCCCGCATCTTTGCCGCTGCTGTCCGTGAAGCTCATGTCGAAGCCGTCGCTTGCTTTCTTTAGGATGCTTTTGGTCCGCCCGTTGGCGTCCCCTTCGCCGAAGGTCAGCGTGGGTATCCCTGCGCTGTCGTAGGCGAAGGATGCTTTCACCGTGTCGGAATAGGTGTAGGTATAGACCGGCCAGTCCGTGACGACGAAGGAGGAATAGATGCGGTCTCCCGCCACGTCCACGGGGGACCCGTCCGGCAAATGACCGGCAGGCTGCGCCTCCCAATACAGATTGTTGCCGTATCGGTCCTGCGCCTGCACCGGCGTCTGCGACGTGACGGTCCCCGTGACGAATTGAAAATAGCCGTCCTGAATCCTGAGATAAGTGTCATCGGAGGTATCCTGCAAAAAGTATTTGCGGACTCTGCTGCTGGTGCTGAGCCTGTCGGCGGTGATCTGTGCGATGCCCCCAAGGTCGTTCACGCTGCCTCCGCCGCCACCGCCGCCGTCCCCGAAGCCGCTCATGTCCGTGCCGCAGAGGATAAAGGCGTTGCTGGCGTCGCCGAGCTGGATGACCAGCACCTGCTTCCCCGGCTGTGCTTCCGATGCCAGGGCCGGTGGGCAGCGCAGCGTCATGCTCACGCTGTCAAAGGGTCTGCTGACCGTCAGCGTCCCGTCCCCGTTGTTGGCCTCTACCGTGGCCTTGTATCCGTTCAGGGAGTGGTTCAGAAGTTCGGCGGTGACTCTGGGGCCGATATAGCGTTCAAAGAGCTGCTTTGCCAGCTCCGCCATCGCCTCGATCTCGCTCCGTCCTTCCATCTGTCACCACCCCCTTCCGATGTTTCGATTGCCCGTCTTGCGCGTCGTCCTCGCCCCAGCGGCCGTCACACGAACCAGAAAATGTAGGCGGATTTATAATTGCTGCCGGGATCATCTGTCGTTACGGTGCTGCCCGCCGTGTAATTCTCTGCGTTGATTGTTCCTCCGCTGGAACTGTTGAACGTACCGTAAAGAACCATCCCGGAATTTGTGTTGGTTCCTGTGCATACCGCGTCCGCCGTGGTAGCCGCCGCGTCGATGGTGTCGTATGCGGTATCCACCAGCGCATACAAAACGCTTGTGTAACCGGAATAAGAAGACAGGGAAACACCGAAGCTGTCGCCGGAAGTAACATCAACATCGAAGCGCATGATCCGGTAATTTCTCCGGTTCGTACCGCTGCTTTCATATGCGTGATATGCCAGAGATTCCCCAGTGATTGCAGTGCCGTTTTGTGTCGCGGAAATATTCAGGTCATAGGTGGAAGCTTCGCTGTTCAAGGCAATCACAAACAGCTTGTAGCTTCCGTTGGAATTCGTAGTAAAGGAAACACTTGTCGCTCCGGAACCGCTTTTCACGATTGCCGCTCGGTTTTCTGTCGGCGCAATATACAAATATGCCGTTCCAAGGCTTATGGTGTCCCAGGAAGGTATATCATTAAATTGATTTACGGCAGCAATACTGGTAAGTGCGCTTGGATTCTTCAGCGTTCCGTCGTCTGTATGTCCGGCGACAGAACCTCGGACAAGGTACTGATTGTAACTTTCATTGTTATGCTTCAGAAGAAGGCAACTGCCCGTACTAAGATTGCTTCCACTCGTGCGTCGGATAAGCGTTTCTTGTTGCGGTGTGAAGAAATTGAGATATTGCCACACGGTAGGCAAATAGCTTGAATCAACGTAATCATACGATGTTGTGATAAAAAACATTCCCGGATAATTGGGAAATTTAACGCTCACCTTGAAAGCAAATGCGGTTTTCAGACGTTCTGTGTCGATTGCTGTCCCGCTGTTTGCGGGGATATAACCGCACAAATCCTCGAAAACAAGCGGAGAGTATTTGTCAGAGATTACAACGGCAGAAACCATAATTGCCTGGGTGATGCTGATGGTTGTGGTCGACGTTAATGCACCATAGTATATGTCAAGGCGTTCGGAGGTATAGATTCTAGTGAGATCTGATACCGGTATCGGAGTGATATCACTTGTTGATTTTGTAATTCCGATGATGACTTTTTTCCCAATGGCGCTTTCTCCCAATATACCCTCTTGAACAATATTTCTAGTCGTGCCCGTTGTTGAATCATAAAACCATCCACTTCCACTCGTTGATTCCAAAAACGGACCGTCAAAAAGTCCAACGGCAGGCGTTCCGCCGCCGCCGCCGCCCATCATGATCGGATTTCCCCAAATGCTCATATCGTTTCCTCCACTGTGCATAGCACGGTCATTTCCGCTTGCGGCGCTTCCCCCAGGGCGTAGGCCGTCAGCGTTCCCGCGTTGTTTTCGATGACGAGGCCCGTCACCCCGCCGTCAATGAGACTTGTGATCTGCGCAGCCGTGGGCAGCAGGTCGATCTTGCTGTTTGCCGTAACCGAAGCGCCCAGCACCGTCACCGTCTGCGTATAGGGGCTTGCTTCCCCCGTCCACGTCGTACCGAGCGTGATGCTCCCGGTCTTCTTCGGCGGATTATCCTCGCTGTACTGCGTCACGTTGGCGACGTTTCCCAGTCCGACCTGCGAAGCCGTAACGCCGTGGGGGTTGTCCCTGCTGCGCTCGTGTTCGCTCAGGTCGCTTGCGAGATAGGCTCTCGCCCAGTGCGCCGCGTCCCACGCCTCCGGCTCGGAAATGTCCACCGTCGCCCGGTACAGGATGCCGTTGTGTAGCCGGTATGACCCCCGCAGATACCCCGTCGAAGGGCTGTATTGAAGCGCCAGGTTGATGTTCGGGTCGTCATTCAGCGCCCACACGTTCGCTTCCGTCGCGCTGACCCGGCACTGCCATATCTGATTGGGAGATACCGAGATATCCACATAGAGCTGGCCCACCTTGCCGTTTGTGTACTGCGTCGGCGCTCCGGCCCCGTAAAGTATCTGATTGTCCTCGATGGTTTGGGACATGGCCCCAAGCTCGTCGTCGTTGATGGCCGGAGGCTGCTGGTCCATCCATTCCGGCGCGATGTATTTCCCGTTTGTGACCGGCAAATCCCCCGGCCTCCTTTCCCGTCTCCCGTCCCCCGCAGGACCGTCACAAAAACTTGTGCTCCCTCGCGCATTCGTCGTAGACCTTCCGTATGATCTCCGAACTCCGCAGCGTCAGTTCGTTCTTGAATTTCGGATGGTCTGCGCAGTATTGGTCGTAGACGGTGATATCCTGCAAGCACTGCTCGAAATTCCCCTGCGTGTGCAGGTGCTTCGGCTCGTTGATAAGCTCGTCGGCAAAGCGTAGTATCCTCGTCCGGCATTGGACGGCGTAACGCTCGTCATCAGCGGCGATGTGGTCTTTCAGTTCCTTCTTCACGTCGGAAAGACTGTCCAGTATCTGCTTCAGCTTTCCCTTCTTTTCGTCCCGCTTTGCCCATATCCGGTTGATGACAAGCGTGATAATGCCGAAGACTCCGCCGATGATCGCCGCCATGACCCCCGCCGTTTGCAGCAAGGAAGCAAAGGTTATGGTCTCACTCGCCGCGTTCTCCATCCTCCGGCTCCTCCGTCTTCTTCTTTTTCTTCGCCGCTTTCTTCTTCGGCGCGGGTTTTTCCTGCTCGGCTGCTTCCGTTTCGGGAACTTCAATCTCCCGGATTTCGGCGATCTGCCCGCTCAGCTTCCGCACCCGGTCTTCCCCCGTCAGCCAGTATTTCCCGGCTTCTCCCGTGATCTCCCGTGTGCTCCCGTCTTTGAAAACCAGAATCTTCATAATATCCTATATCTCCTTTCAACGGCGTTTTCGCGCCAATTTATAAAATGCGTTCTCAGAAACACCCGTCCTAGTCCTCATCATCCTCCGTCAACGGCCACTCCGTCACCGTCGCCGTCGGGAAGTCCTGCACGGATACAGCGCTGATCGTCATTGCCCCGCTGTGGGCCAGCGGCCTCGTGTATCCCTGGATCAGATGCCGTTCCACAGGATTCCCCGGCTTGTCCGTCCGAACGATCTCTACCAGGCTGTTCAGGTCAATGTGCATCATTTGGGTGCAGCTCACGCTCACCGCCTTTTGGAGTACGCTGGAGCGCTTCAGCTTCCATTCCGCAAGATCCCGGCATTGGGTCGATGTGGCGTATCCGCTGGCGCTTTCGTATTTCGTCTTCCGACCGATGATGCCCACGTTCGTGTCGCTCCGTGGGTCGTAGTTGGTGGCTCTGCCTCCCGGCTGGTGATAGTCGTCCAGCATTTCCCCGACTACGATATAGTCGTTGTAAACGTCCTCTTTCTTGACGGTATATGCCATGCCGAGAAGCTGCGTTTCCTCCGGCGTAAAGCGCCAGAGGACCGGCTTGTTCGTGTCCAGAATGTCATCCTGGCTGGGGTCGATCCTGAGCCGCCCCGTGTTGTCGTAGCCCACCCATGCGTTCACCATACCGGCCAGTCCGAGGATAACCTGCGCGACGGTCCCTCCCCCGTTGATCGTCAGGGTATAGGGGCTGTCGGTCATATAGGCGGTGGTCCCGTCGGTCAGCTCCTGTGTCTTGTCGTTGTAATATTCCGTATATACCGGGGCCATGTTGTCCAGAGGTCGTCCGTTTCCCCGGTCTTCCTCCAGCAGCGCTGTGATGGGTTCAAAAATATTCGTTCCAACAGCGACTTCGTAGGTCCCCTCCAGGTTCCCGGCCAGCGTCCCGTCCAGCGCCGCCCACTTGTCCAGCAGGCGGTAGGTCACGGTCTTCGTCTTCGGGTCGATCTTTTCCTGGGGGTTGTCGATCAGGAACACCCCCGTCTGCCGGTAGTATTCGTTTCCGTCTGAAAGCACCAGACCCTCGTCGATGGCGATTTCCTGCCCGAACCACACCTTTCCCAACGCCGTCTCGTATTCCAGATCGGCGTTGTCCAGCGTCACCGTGGCGCTGATGCGCTGCCCGTTCTGAAGGTTTGCCGTCACGCTGCCGCTTGCGATAAAGGTCCTGCTTCGCTTGTTCCGGGGATTGTTGTCCAGCGCAAATGCCGTCGTCCCGTTGGGGTTCAAAAACCGCAGGCGGCACAGCTTGACGAAAGGCGTCCGAAGCTGCCGCAGATAGTCCTGCTGCCGGTCGATGGTGGTGTAGTCCCGTCCGATCAGAACGTAGAGGACCGCCGGTTCGCTGTCGTAGTATCCGCTTCCCGGAATGGAAGCCGTCAGGGAGTAGACGTAGGTCTGCCCCGTGGTGAGTCCGGTGTCCGTATAGGTCTTGGCCGTCCCCTGATAGAGGAGGGTCCCATCCCGCCTGAGCGTATAGGTCACGGTCGCCCCGTAGCTCCGCAGGTCCCAGTTCAGCGTGGTGCTGGTCTGCGTCTGTCTGGCTTCCAGCAGCGTCGGTGTTTCGAGCTGCGGCATGGTGGATACTGTGACGCTTTTCCCCGTGCTGTCGTAATAGCCGCTGGCCTTGGCAACGATCTTATAGGTATAGCTGCTCCCCGGCGTGGTCGTCCGGTCCGTGTAGCTCGTTCCCGTTACCGTTCCGATCTTCTTTCCGTCCCGGTAGATGTCGTAGCTTGTCGCCCCCGTCGCCGCTGTCCAGTTCAGCGTCACGCTGCTCACCGTCTGGCTGGCGCGAAGGTTCGTCACGTTGGGAAGCTGCGGCTTGTTGCTGGTGGTGATGCTTGCCCCGTCGCTGTCCCAGCGTCCGCTGGCCTTTGCCACGACGGTATAGGTGTGGCTCGATCCGGCACCGCCCGCGTTGTCCGTGCATTTCGGTGTGCTGACGGTGGTGAATTCCGTCCCGTCCCTGCTCACCGTATAGCTGGTGGCTCCGGTAACGGCGTTCCATGTGATTGTCGTATTTTTCGCCGTGTAGGCTGCCTTCAGGTTCGTCGGTGCAGGCAGCTTTTCCTGCGAAGTGAAGGTGATGACCACCGGTTCGCTTTCCGCGTAGTCGGTGGAATATGCCGCGATCTCCCGCGTGTATTCCGTCCCGTCTCCAATCCCCGTCTCCGTATATGGGGATTGCGTCACCGTTCCCAGCAGATGACCCTGCCCGTCGTAAATCCGATAGGCGCTGGCGTTGGGAACGGTGGTAAAGGCGATCTGCACCGTACCCTCGGTCGGGTAGCTGATGCCCGTCACCGTCGGCGTGGGGAGCTGCCCCTTGATGACCGTGATGCGGATATATCCGCCGTCCCTGTGCCCGCTGCTCGATGTGGTCCCGTCCGGCTCCGGGATGGGGTCTCCTTCGTCGTGTCCGCTTTTCGTCACGGCGTCCGTCAGCCAGTAAGCGCTTCCCAGCGCGTAGCCCGACGGCGTGTTCCCCGCCGTCTCCGCCGCGAGGACGAAGCCGCTTCCGCCAGCGCCGCCCATGTGCACCTCGGCGTATCTTTCGCCGCTACTCTCGTAGTATTGGAATCCTCCTGCGCCGCCGCCGTACCATCCGCCGCCGCCCTTTCCGATTTCCGTATGATAGTGACCGGACCAGTAGCCTCCGTTTCCGAAGCTTCCGTTCACGGAATGATGGCCGCTTTGCGTGTATCCCGTGCCATTCGAGCCGCCGGTGGTCTGCGATCCGCCTTGTCCGTAATATGCTTCCGTTCCTGCCGACGAACCGTTTTCTCCGCCTCCGGCACATCCGTTTATGTCATATGGTATGGGGAACGGCTGGGGATATCCGTCCGGCCCGATTCTGTATTGTGCGCCGCCGTCTTCTCCTCCGCCACCCGCCACGAGAACGCGGTTGTTCAGCGCATCACGTTTGAGGCGGATATCGCTTGCCCCTCCGGCTCCGGCATAAAACCATGTGGAAGACGACACTTGGTGGTATTCCGCGTTTCCGCCGTTGTATCCAACCGTACCGGCGCGTAGATAGACTGCCGTGGATGCGCTCAGCGTCAGCGTTCCTCTGGCATAGCCGCCGCTGCCGCCCACAGGGATCATTTCCGCCGTGCCCCCGCTTACGCTTCCAGCAACGCTTCCCCACGCTTCCAGCCGGTATTCCCCTTTTGGAAGCGTCATACTCAGCGTTTGTGCGCTTCTGCCGTCTTCGCTCCTGTAGGGATAGTTCAGGATATCCCCGGTCATGAACCGTTCCGGTATTCCGTCCCAAAGATTGTAGGTAGCCATTCCATCCGTTCCTTTCTGCCAGCCGCCATCGGTCGGCAGTCAATTCCCGTCCGCCGCAGGTCGTAGCTCTCGCCTTACACGTCCACGGCCCAGATTCCCTCCTGCGCCGCGTCCTCCAGCGCGATCCACGGAACGCTGACCGTCTGTGCCAGCGCTTCCGTCTTCTCGCTTGTCGCCGCCGTCACCGCACCGTTCAGGCGGATTCGCATAACGTCGCCCTTGCTGCTTTTGAGGAAAATGGGGTTCTCGCTGACGCTGAGGGCCATCAGCGCGTTTCTGAGCGCAAGGCTGTCCGTATATCTCCCGGAGGAAACCGTTCCGAGGAGGGCTTTCAGCGTCCCGCTGCGATAGTTCTGCGGCGCAGGCTGTACCGTGGGGTTCGGCGTGAAATTTTGAAGTACGCTGGGGGAGTTGTTGTTGCTGACGCTGCCGCTGTCCATGTTGTAGCGGAAGTGATACTGCGCGTTCACCGTAAAGGTTCCGTTGTCGTTTTTCACAGCCGTCAGCAGCGTCCAGCGGTAGAACAGCGGTCGTATCTGTTCGCTCCGCACGGGCGTCCCGATGATTTCGGAGGATGCGTTCGCCGCCGCCGCAATGTAGTCGTAAGGCCCTTGACTGCTGGCAGCGCCGTAGTCGATGATGCTGCGGATTCCGATGCCCACGTCCGCCACCTTGACGAGGACGCCGCTGTTTCCCTGTTCCCTGAAGATAAGCCAGCGGCTCTGGCCGGAAACCGTGCTCATGTTCTGCCATCCGACGGCGATGCCGTTAATGTCCTTCTTCACGCCCACGGTCACGGCCCCCGCCGTTTCTGCCACGCTGTACTGCACGTTGAAGGTAGCCCATCCGGTGTCCAGAAGGACGCCGCTGCTGGTCTGCGCCGTCGCCTTGAAGCTGTAGGTATAGCCGCTTCGGAAGCTCTTGTAGGTGCAGGAATACACCGCCGCCCCGTAGATGTTTCCGCTGTCGTAGACCGGGTGATCCGTGTCGCTCCCCTGCGCGATCTGATAGCGTATCCAGTCCAGCGTGTCCCCCTGCTGCTGCGCGTAATTGAGGTAAAAGGTGTAGCTACTGGCCGTGACCGTAGCGGGCACGGTCGTCAGCGTGAAGGTGGGGTTCCGCCGGGTGATGAAAACGCTGGCGCTCGTCTGCGTCACGCTCTTTTCCGTCCCGTTGTCGTCGTAGTATTGGGTGATGACCAGCTTGTATTCCTGCCCGTTGACGATCCCCGCGCCGGAAAGCGCCGTTGCGGGGATCGTGTAGCTGAAGTATTGCAGATTTCCAAGCGCGTCCGCGCCGTAGAAGGGCGTGGGGAAGCTCACCTTCCCCGTGGTGTATTTCAGCGTGGAAGCCTCATTGTTGGCGTAAATGGTGATGCTCATGCCCGTCATGGCGGGGAAGTCCCCGTTCACCTGCCACGACACCTTGAGAGAGATCGTGGCGTCCACCACGCCGAGGCCGATGCCGGATTTGAGATCGGGGACGATGTTCGTCGCTTGAAACAGCATTCTCAGTTCTCTCCTTTGTATTGCCCAAGATTCCCGGCCATCCGTGCCAGCTCATAGACCGTTGTGGTTTTTGCCGCCTGCTCTCCGATGGTCACGCCGTTCATGGTGTAGGTGTCGCCGTTGTACTGTGCTCCGATGCTCTGGTCGATGGGCTGCGGTATTCCTTCCAGCATCCCGAACAGATTCCGCACCGTGTCCAAACCCATTCGGCTCAGGTCGTTGTTCAGCGGGTCCATCATCTTCGCCGTGATATCCGGCGGCAGGATGAATTCGTCCCGCGCCGTGGCCTTGATCCCGCCGACGCCCCGCAGGATACCGCCGCTGTCATAGGTGGTTTCCTCGTCGCTTTCCGGCGGTTCGGAAGTGATGCCGAACTGCGCCATATGATCCGCTTCCAGCTTGTCCCAGTCGATATACACGCCCTCCGGTATGTTGGTCACGCGGCCTTTCATGTCCCGCATCTTTCCGTGTACGGCAAGTTCGTAATCTGTGGCGGTATCCATGTTGTAAATATAACCGTTGGAACTTTTGAAGTAGTGGCCGTCGTTCAGGTCGTGATAAACTCCTTCTGCATCATAAACGTATTGTCCTGAGATAATACCTATGGTGATTTGCCCGGATTTCCCACTGTTGGCAAGGAATCCCGTTCCTTTATACAAAGGTTTTCCGTCGGTACTGCCGCCGCCTCCCGCATTAGCCGCGTTCCCGGCTACTGCCTCGTCCAGAGTGTCATACTCGTTCCCATAGCTGTCGTAGTATTTCCCCGTACCGGCTGCGCCTCGAATGCCGGAATTGCCTGCGCCGCCGGAGCTTCCGCTTCCCCCGCCGGAACTGCCGCCGCCGGTGCTCTCCCCGTATCCGCTCTTGCCGCTCACGTCCACGCCCTTTTGGCTGCCGTAAAGCTGGCTTCCGTTCAGATACCAGTAGCCGCTGGGGTCGTAGGTCGCGCCGATCAGGCTGCCGAGATATTCGTTCTGCGCGTGGAGATAGGCCCGTTCTTCCTCGTTGGCGTCGAACCAGCGGGCGGAGTTGACCTTCATGAGGTTGATGATGACGGATTTCCACAGCTCGTCGATGCTCATGTTGGTCTTGTCCATTCCGGCGATGGCTTCTTCCAGAGCGCCGGTCATGTCGATGCCGTATTTGTCGGCGATCTCCCTGGCCCTGTCCCGAAGGTAAGAATAGGCGTCCTCCATGCTCATTTCGCCGTTCTTTACCTTTTCGGAAGCCTGATCGAATGCGTTTTTGAATGCGCCGACCGCCTTTTCGTATTCCTTCAGCTTTTCGTTGAGGATGCCCACGCTGGCCCCCAGCGTGTCCGCCACCTCCTGCGTCAGCCCGTCGATGCCGTAGTTCAGGTCCTTGAAGCCGCCGATGGAATCCTCCAGCACGAAGCCCAGGTCCACCCCGTAGGTGTCCTGAATCTCCCGCATGGCGTTATACATGTAGTCGTAGGCTTCCTTGAAGGTCATTGCCCCGGCCTTGATCTGGTCGCTAACGTACTCCCACGCGTCTTTGAAGGCTTTCCACGCCTGATCCTTCTGATATTTCGCCAGATCGTCCTGCGCCTTTTTCAGCGCGTCCTCCGCGCTCTTGACGGTCTTGGCGTTGGCCCGCCACTCCCACTGGCCCGTCGCCGCGTTGTAGTACCGTACCGTGCGTTCCTTCTGCGCGTTGGCGAGGTCCGCCTGCGCCTTTTGCACCGCGAGGATTTTTTCTTCCAGGCTGAGTTCTTCCTGCTTGTCGGTAAGGATTTTGGCGTAGTAGTCGTCAACGGTCTTCTTGACCGTCTCGAACATCTCCTGCTGGAGCTTCTTCTGTTTCTCCAGCGAATCCTCGATTTCTTTCTGGATGTTCCACCACTCGGTGCTCAGTGCCAGAATCGATGTCTCGTAAGCGCGGATTTCTTCTTCCGACGCGCCCTGCTCTTTCATGACGGCGAGGATGCGCCGCATTTCCTCCGCCTGATCGTGGAGGGAAGCTTGGATTTCCTTGCGCTTGGCGTTGATCTCGTCTTCGCTTTTTCCGCTCGCAATAAGGAAGCTGAGTTCCTGCTTGCGGTAGTCCACGATCCCCTTGAGCCGGTTCAGCTCCGTCTGGTCGATATCCTGAAGCTTCTGTTTGGTTGCCAGAATGTCCTTCTGGATTTCCCACCATTCGGTACTCAGCGCCAAAATTTCGGCGTCGATCTTCGCCAGCTCCGCTTCCGACGCGCCCTGCGCCTCCATCTCGGCGCGGATCTGTCTCTTGTATTCCGCTTCTTCGTGAAGCGCCGCCTGAATCTCTTTTCTCTTGGCGTTGATTTCGTCTTCGCTGGCACCGCTGGCTTCGAGGAATTGCAGTTCCGCCTTTCTGAGACTGACGATGCTCTCCAGCCGTTCCAGCTCGTCAACGGTTTTTTCTCCCGTCTCCGCCAGCGCGTCGTTGATGTTCTTCTGTACGTTCCACCATTCGGTGCCGGTTGCCAGTATCTGAGCGTCGATCTCCGCCAGTTCTTCCTCCGTCGCGCCCTGCGCTTCCATCTCGGCGCGGATGGCCCTGCGGCGTTCGTTCTCGTCGTGGAGGGCATTTTGGATTTCCTTGTACTTGGCGACGATTTCTTCCGTGCTGGCTCCGCTGGCCTGCAAAAAGGCCAGCTCCGCCTTGCGAAGTTCCACGATGCTCTGCAGCCGCGCAAGCTCCTCGTCCGTGGTGTTGCCGCTTCCGTCATCCCTGTATCCGCTCCGCGCCCGCAGCGTGGCGATATAGGCGTCCCACTCCGCTTTCTGTGCTTTTACTCCGGCGAGCTGGGACTGCACGATGTCATAATGCGCCTGCGACGCACCGCCGCCGGTCATAGCCAGAACCCCGGCCATCTGCGCCTGCGCCTGCTGGTTCGTCATCGCGGCTACCGCCGCTCCGGCAATGTCCCAGTATGCCGCCGCCACAGATTCAAGTTCTGCTATGGCGCTGGAAAATTCAAGCTGCTTCTGCGTGTCGATGAAGTCCAGCAAATCCGCCTTGCTGGCGATCATGCTGGCGACGATCTTCCACGTCGCTGTGTTGAAATCGTAAAGCTTGTCCGTGCTGCCGGGGATTTCCGCCTCCAGTTTGACCATGGCGTTGTAGACTTCGATACTTCCAGCGCCGAAGTCCGTCATGGCGGTGATGACTTCTCCGATGGCGGTGTCGTACTTGGTCGCCGCTTCGCTTGCTTCCGCCATTCTTTCCGTCAGGGTCTTGACTTTCGGCGCGGCGTTGTCTTGCTCGTTGTTCAGGTCTTTCGTGCGCCCCGCTACTCTGCTTCCACTTTCTTCAACCTTTTGATAAGTTCCGTCCAGAATGGAAAGCGCAGTCTCGTAAGCTTCTACGGTGGTCGTCGCTTCTTCGTATTCTTTTTTCAGCCGCTTGTATTCATCCGTCAGAACGCCGAGAGCACGAGCCTGCGCATTGGTCATGTTCTCCGCTTTCATGGCGTTGTCGATGGCCTTTTCGTAGAACGCTATGGCTTCTTCATAGGAAAACTGCTGATTGATGCCGCCATAGTCCATGTTCACTTTCCTGTCCCCGGACAAAATGTTCTGGGACATCCGGTAGGCGGCCTGATTGTCTATGGTGTATTGTTTTGCTTTGGCTTTGGATTCTTCGTTGATTAGGCCGATAGCGATTTCACGAAGTTCGTTTACGTCGTTGATGCTCTCCCATTCTTCGTTATACTTTTCCGTAGACTTTTTCAGGAGAGTAATCAGCTCGTCCCGGCTCAGGTTTTCGCTTCCGAGTTTTTCGGTAAGGTCATCGTATTTATCAGTCAGGTTTTGAATGCTTGCCGCTTCCGTGGCCGCTTTTTCAAGGGACTCCCGCCTCGCCTGTTCTACCTGACGGTAAATCATAATAAAGGCGCTGACGGCAGTAATCATAAGACCGATGGAGGTGGTCGCCGCCGTCATATTGGAGGTTGTGCCTTTCAGCACATCTCCAAGGTTCTTAAAGGTATCGCGCACGTCTTTGAGTGCGCCTATGACCTCTTTGCCCTTGAATATGGTAAACAGACCTGCTGCTGCGGCAGCGGCAAGACCGGCGTTGTCCGCAAAGTCTACGACAGCCGTGGAAATGTCCAGAATACTCTTGATAAAGTTGGAGTTGATGGTGTTGGCGATAAACTCCGTCCAGGTGTTCTTGAGAATGTTGGTCTTGGCTTCCCAGGTATCCAGCATGACGCCGATTTCCTTGTCGGCGCTTCCCGCGCTTTCCTTCGTCTTGTCCAGCATCTCCTGCATCATGTCGAAGTTCTGGACGAGGGCGGTCAACTGGTTGGTGCGGAGCTTGCCGCCCAAGCTGGAAAGGACTTCAAAGAGTTCCGCCTGATTGACAAGTCCTTCCTCACTGGCCTTGGCAAGCGCGGCGATGGCTTCCATCGGGTTGACGACGGTTCCTGCCGCATCCGCCGCAGCCAGCGCGTCTTTCGCGTAGACCTGGAGGATGCCGTCCAAAGATTTCACGGATTCCTCCGTGATCTCCAGACCGTCCTCATATTCTCCCACAGCGCCGATGATATTGAGGATCAACGCCCTCAACGCAGTAGCGGCCTTGGTGCCCGTCTCCTGCGTCACGCTGGTGATCGTGCCCAACGCGGCGATGGTTTCTTCAAATGTCATGCCCGCCTGCGCCGCGATGCTGGATACGATGGGCATACCGGCGGCCAGCTTCTCGATGCTGGTAGCGTAGTTGTTCTCGATGATGTTGGCGGCGTCCAGCGTTTTGTTCAAAGCTTCTACGTCACCGTTCATCTTCCACGCCGCGTTGGATGCGATCAGGAACTTGTTTGCGATTGTGGAGGTAACGTCTCCGACGAGCTGCGTCTTAGTGGCGATTTCTGCAAGCTGTTCGGACTGGTCTCCGAAACCGGCCTTGGCGAATTCCGCCACGCTCTCCAGATAGTCCTGCGCGGCAACGCCGTAAGCGGACGCCACTTTGTATGCGGCCTCCGCTGTTCTCTGCATTTGCTGGTCGGTACGGTCTGTGACCTTCTGGATATTGGCAAGCTCCGTATCCACCGCTTTCATGGTGGCAAGGGCTTCCCGCAGGCTTCCTATGACCTTGGTGACGATGTTCCCGCCGATATACCAGCGGGCAAACTTCTGAATGTTCATCCAGAAGGATTCCGTCACCTTGTCCAGCTTGTTGGTTTCTTCCCGGACTTCGGCAAACTGCGCTTTTTCTTTTTTAAGCCCGGAACTCAGGCGGTCAACGTCACCTACCAAAGTCTTGCTGGTGCTGTCCAGATTCTGAAGTTCTCTCTGTGCCTCCCGTGCTTCTTTTTCGATTTCGTCGAAGGTTCCTTCCGGGTATTGCGCTTTGAGTACCTCAATCTGCCGAATGAAGTTTGCGTATTCCCGGCGAAGGGAAACTACCTGATCTTCAGCTTTCTTCTGTGCCGCCGCCTGACGCTGGGCCTGCTTTTCTGCTTCGGCTGCGTCCTTCTCGTCCTGTTCCCGATTGAATCGGGACATTTGCAGCTTGAGCTTGTTCTTTTCTTCGGTGGCTTTACGCTCGGCTTCCAGTTCTTTCTGCCGCTTTGCTTCGGCTTCTTTGGCGTCTTCCTCGTCCCACTTTCTGTATTGCTCGAAGACATAGCGTTTCAGCTTGACAAAATCATCCGCCTGTTTCTGCGCGATCTTGTCAAGCTCTTTATAGTTTTTGATTTCGGACTCGGTGACGTTCCCCTGCGCGTCTTCGACGGTCTTGAAAGCGGTGAGCGCAGTCTTTTGGTACTCTTTGGTTCTTTGGATTAGGTCTCCGGTCGCTTTGTCCACCGTCGTTGTGGACCGCATCAGCGTTCCGTATTCTTTGTCCAGCCGTCCCGCCTGCGTAGCAACGTCCCGAAGACCCGTAGCCATCTTCTGCACCGACTGAGCGCCGCTACTGTCAATGGTAATCTTGACGTTCCCTATGCTTTTGGAAATGTCATTCTTTATCGCTGCGATAGCCTTGCTTACTTCGCTGTAATCCGGCTTGAATACCAGTTTAATCTCTGCCATTTCGTTCTACCGCCTCGTTTCCGTCAGTAGTTCCCGTCTCCGCTCTGCCGCGTGACGCCTGTTACGCGGTCTCCGGGTTCCATAATTCCGCGTTCCTTGAGTTCCCTCTCTATCACTTCGGCAAATCTGCCGCCCTCGATCATTTCCTTTACGAAGCGGTGCCAGAAAGGCCGTTTTGGAATCAGCGGTGGTTTTCTCGGTTCCCAGTTATACGGCGGCCTTTTGGTCTCGATTCTGCGTATGAGTTCGTCTCCGCTCAGATCGGACCACAAAATATTCTCGTGTTGACCCGTCGGTTCGTAGGAAATCCCGGCTACCCACTCCATTGAAGAATAGTCAAAAGGCCCTATCTGATGCGTGTACTGTTCCTCCGAAACTGCCTGATAAAGCGATATCCCCATGCTTGGATTTTCACTTCTTCGGATATATTCTTTCGGGGAGTATTCTCTATACACGTCGTCTTTTATGTGTTGTTCCAGCGTATTTTTCAGTTCACTGTAGACCGCGTTTGAGATTTCCCGGCCGACTTTTGCATTGAGTATCAGCTTGACTTCTTTCTCTATTCCTTCAAATCCGAAAGCTTCTATTTTCACCCCTATATCCGCCATTCCGTTCACCCCCGTTTAAGGCACAAATCAAAACCCGCACCCTGTACAGCCTTTGATTTATCCCCTGTTTTTATGTTCTTCTTGCTATAAACATCCTGTTGTGGTATAATGCTATTGGAAGGTTGCGGCTTCCTTATATGTGGTACATCGCGGGGCTTGTCCCCGCTTTGTTCAGTACGCCGATGGAGCGCCGCAACCGCTCGGTCGGCGTATTTTTATCGGAGGTGTGCTATGAGAACCGAAGATTTGACGGGTAGAGAATACGGTTACTTTACCGTCCTTGGATTTGACCGCTCCGTTGGGGGAAAGCGGTATTGGAACTGCCGTTGCATTTGCGGGAATACCCGAAGTGTAATGACTTCGTGCTTGATAAACGGCAGGATAAAGTCGTGCGGTTGTATGAATAAAACCAATCGAATTGATCTTACCGGGCAGCGATTCGGCAGGCTTATCGTTACCGGACTTCATGAAGACCCGAACGACGATAAGTTGAAATGGGATTGCGTCTGCGACTGCGGTAATCGAAAGGTCGTATATGGTGCGCATCTTCGTTACGGTAAAGTCAAAAGCTGTGGATGCCTAAAAGCCGAGAATGATGCTCCACATCCAGATTCCTTCTACAATCAACGCCTATACGGAGTATGGTGCGGTATGTTGCAGCGATGCTCTGATAAAGGGCATTCTTCTTTCCACAATTACGGTGGTCGCGGGATTGCCGTTTGCGACGAATGGAGGAACTACGAAGTATTCCGGTCTTGGGCTTACGCAAACGGTTACGACGAAAACCACGATTCAACGTCATGCACGCTTGACCGCATTGATGTGAATAGTGACTACTGCCCTGAGAATTGCCGCTGGGTTGACAGGAAAACTCAGAGCCGCAATACGAGGCGCAATTTCCTTGTTGAATACAAAGGAGAATTGTTGTCCGCCACAGATGTTGCCGAAAGGGAGGGAATCAAAGCCAACACATTACTTAAGCGATTAAAAAGTGGATATTCATTGGAAGAAGCATTGTGTCACGAGAGGGTAGGTCTTCCAACAACTCGCCCTGTAATATGTGTAGAACTTAACCGAAGGTTTGATTCAATACTCGATGCTTCCGGGTTCATCAACGTAAAGCCAAGTGCTATCAGCAGGGCATTGCGTGATGGTGGGAGAAGCGGAGGCTATCATTGGCGCTATGCCATTAACTAAACCGCTTTCAAAAATACCCCCGGCCCGAAAGCCGGGGGTATTTCTTTGTGTTTCAGACAGAGGTTACTTCCACATTGATGACGGCGTTGAATTCCGCTTCGCCGTCCGTGAACTCGATCTCCACCTCGCCGGAGCCCGCAGTCGAACCAGCGGAGATGACGCCGCCAGCGCTCACGCTGGTGCCGCTGGGCAGGCCGGAGCCGGTATAGGTGAATCCGGTGGAGTAGCTGGTGGGCTTGACAAGGCTGTTGTCGGGCATCACCAGATACACGGGAATCTGCCGCGTGCTGCTGATGGGCAGGCTCACGGTGCCGCCGATGACGGCGAGGCCCTGCACGATCTCCGCGTCGGAGCAGGGGCTGTAGACGTAGTACGCCAGCGGGTTGGACACGTCGCCGCACAGGTCCGTGGTGGAGGAAACCACCGCGTCATCCTCGCTCAGCGCCATGCCGCTGATAACGGTGGTGTCGGCGTTGGTCTGGTCGCCGCTGATGTTGGCGTTGGCCTGCAGCTTCAGCATGGGGACGGTGACGTACAGCCAGCCGACGCGGGTGCCGCTGTTGGCGCTGCCGCCCACGTTGGAGTACACAGCGAAGGACGCGCTGAAATGCACGATCTTCGGGTCCATCAGGCTGCCGATGACCGCCTTGCGGGCAGTGGCTTTCTGGATGAAGTACCACACCTTATACTGCTGGGCGTTGGTCGCCTCGAAGCCGGAGATCGTACCGTCCGAAGCAATGGGATAGGCGGTTCCGTCCCGGATGATGGGGCTGGCCGCGCCAACGGGCTGCACATAGCACACGGCCTCGTCGAAACCGAGCTGCGCCACGGGAGCGCCGTCGCTCACGTCGATGCTGAGGGTGGTGCCGCTCGCCGTCACGACCTGAGCCACGGGCACGGGAGCGCCGTAGCTGAGAGCCGCGCCCACCTGCGCCGCTTTCTCCCACAGGGAGAAGTCTACGGCGGTGAATTCCACCGTCAGGTTGGCGTCGCTGGGCAGCGTAGCCACCACGGGATTGCCCAGACCGGCACGGATTTCGTTCAGGTTCACGCTGGTGCTGACGCTGCCGGTGTTGAACTGCTTGCTCTGATAAAGGATATCTCCGCTGTCGGGGTCGGTCAAAATCACGTTGCCGACGCCCTTCAGGAACAGAGACTTGTCGGTAAACTGGATCATAGGATTGTCACTCCTTTGTCTTGGTTGTGGATAAATGGTGATCTGCGCGGAGCCTGTGTTGGCGGAAGCTGTGTATCCGTTGTCTGCGGGGTAAAGGTCCTCGGCCGGATACAGGTCGTTTGCCGGGTAAAGCCCTCCCACGAGGTTCGTCGCCACCGCCCGGTAGTAGACGATCTGACGGATCATTCCCGTATTCAGCTCTGTGGACGGCGTATAGCTGTCTCCGATTCCGCCGGGAATATCCAGCCAGTTCAGCCCGTCGGGGCTTTCCTGCCATTGGTAGTAGATCGTCCCTCCGTCGGTAACGGTCGCTTCCACCGTCAGCGGTGCCGCCAAATCTCCCGCGTTATACGCCGCCGAGACCGGCTGCGTGACGATGGTCGGTGTCTGCGCCGAAGTAGGCGTCGTCCTCACCCCCTTTTTGCTTATTGCTGCTGTTGCGCCTCGATTCCCTCGCGCACGGCGTCGGTCGCCGCGCCGCTTGCGAAATCCGAAAGGGCGACTTTCGCCGCGCTTCCCGTCTTTTTCCGGTCAAAAAAGGGGTTCGGCACCGGATTGCCTTTCTTCCATTTGGTCCCCTGCGCTTCGCCTATGCCGCACACCAGATAATCCAGAGCGCGGTGAAGCGCTCTTTGTCTGCTCTGCAGCTTGGCGATGGGCCAGTCGTATATTTCCTTTTCGTCGGCCCCGCTGAGCGCCGCCACGGAAGAAATCAGGCTATCCAGATTCACTTCCAGCTCCGGCGCTTTCTGCCTTGCGATCTCCTGCTCCGCTTCCACAAGCTCCGGGTTGGCATCTTCTTCCGGTATCTCCAGGCCGTTCTGAGCGGCAAGGATCGGTCGCAGTCGTTGAAACATTGCCGGTGTGATCTCGCAGATTTCTTCGCCGTCCGGTGTAAAACAGAGGGATTTCAGCCGCCCATTTGGTGTGACTCTTGGGCGAAACAGCGCGACGCGCTTCTCCACAGGGAGGCCCTGCCCGATTCTCAGGCTGAGGGCTAGGAAAAGCACTGTCCGCACCATCAGGCCCGTCGGAAGCTTCTCGTCCGCTACGCTCTGGTTGTCCATAAGGTAGTAGGCTTGCATCAGCGGCATGTTGAGGAATACGCGGGGCAGGCTCTGATGCATAAACTCTACAGCCGCCTTGGCGATCCGGTATTCGTCGTATTCCTCCACCAGTATGGGGTGGAAGACCATCCCCTCCATTTCCACGGGTTCATAGCGCCGAATCTTTTTGAGATACTTCGTCGGGATATCGCTCATTCTTCTGCTTCCTCCCGAATCTATGAATCAACGGTCCGCAGAGCGGTGTGAAACTCTCCGTCCCGCTGTTTCTGTTTATTTGAATCGGTTCACGCCCCAGCTCTCCACGGTTCCGTCGCCGCCCGCCATATAGGTCAGGCTCATGACGAGCCGACGCCCCACGTTCGTGCCGGATTCATCGTAAAAATTCTGGCTTCCCGCGTCGCCGTGGGTGTGCCGCGAGTAGTTCATCACGCCGATTCCCGCGAGGTTGACCCCGTGCAGGGCGTCGATGATGTCCTTCTCCATTGCGTAGGCTTTGCTGAGACCGCCCACGCCCATCGTCGTCTCAAGGTTTGCGTTGACGTAGATATCGAAGATAACGCCGATCTCCACGCGGAAATCGTCCAGCGGCGTCTCACGCCCCATGTAGACCTTCAGGCTCGTCTGCGCTTCGATCTGGCTGGGCATCCACCATTGCAGGGGGTACATCCTGTACCCCTGCGGGTGCTGCGCCTGCTCCTCGTCCGTATTCAGCGTTGGATGATGCCCGTCAAAGAGCATCGACAGCTTCTGCTCCGGCGTGGGGTTCGGATAGGCAAGCGGGTCGTCCGCGTCGTACCACAGCCGCTTCATCAGACGGCAGCGCGGGTAGCCGTTATTGTCCGCCGGCGTGTATCCCGGCATCGGCAGGTCCATGAGATAACGGCAAATAAGCAGCGGGATTTCGGAAGCCATCTCCATTTTTGGAAAGTCCGCCACCCGTTCATACGGATAGGTAGGGCTGTCCACGCCGATCTCTCTTTCGTCGTCCATGCCGTTGTCTCACCTCCCTCGTCCTTATTCGGCGGAATACGGCGCGGCTTCCGTTGGTCGCCGCTTGAAGATTCCGCCGAAACGTCCTCTCCAAATCGAATCCGCTTCGCTGGGTTTCGATTTGGTTTTGTGCCGGAATCCCGTGGGGCGTTATCCCCTTGCCGCCTTGTATTCCTCCAGGTCCCGCTTCGCTTCCTCCGTGGCTTTCAGCAGCGCCTCCATCGCCTCCGGCGTGGTCTGCGCCGACATCATCATCTGGAAGCGGCTAACGGTGTCGTTCATGGCGGGAAGCATCCCGTAGCACTCCGCGTTCAGGAGCTTTTCGAGAAGCTTGTAGTCCGCCAGCAGGTCGTAGATTTTGTCCTGCAATTCCTTGTCCGCCGTGCGCTTCTTGATGCGTTCGATCTGGCTGATAAGGAAGCTCCGGGATGCCGCCTCGTATGTCTCGTCGGTGATGTCCCAGGGGCCTCCGTCCTCTGCAAGATCGACCGGCAGGTGGAGATACAGCTTCATCAGCGCCGCCGTCATGTACCGGTGCTTCCGAAGGGCGCTCTCCTTGTAGAAGGGCGGCAGCGGGTCTCCGTTCTCCGTTCCGATCTCCATTTTGTCGAAGCATCCGAGAGAAACGTCCTTGATGAATTCTTCCTTGTCCCTCATGGAAACATAGCTGACGGATTTTTCTCTCATATAGTCTTCCGTCAGGCAGATCATGACCTCCCACAGGGGCTTGTTCTTCTCGCTTTCCATGCAGTTTTTCCTTTCTTTTTCACGGATTCCGCGATTCTATCTTTACTATTTCCCATTCTTTCGGCGTTTTCGCGCCATTTTATTTGCTTTCCATGACGATGCATTGCAGGGTCAGCGCAGAGGACGGCGTTCCGCCCAGCGCATAAAGCGTCAGCGTCCCCGCGTTGTTTTCCACCAGCATGGCGTCCACTCCGTCCGCCATGATGGACGCAAGCTGTGCCGCTGTCGGTTGGAGATCAACGATGCTCTTGGAATCGATGCTGACGCCGGTCACGGTGATGACCTGGGAATAGGGGTCGCTTCCGCTCCATGTCGTTCCGACGGAAATAACGCCGACAGATACTTGTGCGCTTCCGCCTCCGCCGCCACCGCCGCCCGCTTGGGCGGACGCGGCCATGCCGCGGGCGATGTTGTCAACTGCCATCTCTCATTCACCCCCCGATTGCCGCGCCGAACACGGTCACGCTTCCGGCGGAGTTCCCGTTGACGACCTGCATCTCCCTGATGCCGCTGGCCGCTACGCTGTAAATCCCGGACGCGGTAATGGACTCGACTACGCTGTAATCCGTCTGGTTGATAGCCGCCAGCGCAATGAAGCTTCCGTTCTCGGTGTCCGCTTTGCCTTTTACAGTCACGTCCAAAGTGCTTGCCCCGGTCGCCTGCACCACTACCGTGTCCGCACCGTAAGGGACATAGAAGGTGCTGCTGGTTGTGTCCGTGCTGTTCGTGTCCAGAAACACGAAATTTGCCAAAACCGCCATGACTTAAAACACTCCCTTGTCTAAAACTATAATCAAATCCCCTTGAGGATGATCTCCGCTACCGCGCTGTATTCTCCGTAGCTCGCCATGACTTTCAGAGGCGTCACGCTTCCGCCCCAACAGGTGATTGTCACGGAATTGCCGTTGATTTCCGCTGTATATGCCGCAGGATTCGCCCCGGATACGGTGTATTCCACCGGAACGCCGGTGATTTCCCCGTCTTCCATGTATTCCGCTTCCAGCGTAACGCTCTGATACATGCGGAGCTGAGCCGGAATGTCCTGCAAGAATACCACTTGTCCTCCGCTCTGAGCGCCCGCCACGGTCACGTCATAGGTTGCCGTGATGTCCGGGTTCTGCGCCAGCGTACATGTGATTTGCGCCGTTCCCTCGGCGTTGGCGGTCACGTTTCCGCTCTCGTCCACGCCGACCACGCTCTCGTCGCTGCTTTCCCACAGGTAGGTGATGGGATATTCCTCCGAATTCTCGACGATCTGACCCATTCTGCGGCTTGTAGGGGCTATTGCCCCCGTGCCGCCAACGGTCATGGTCGGCGCGCCGGAGAGTTCGATTTCCCATGTGAAAGTGAGACCTTCGGCTACGCGGTTCACCATGTCGTCGATCTCGCCATTGGGTTCTTCGTACCGCGCCGTGAAGCGAATCAGCCTTGTGGAGTCGAAATCCCCGGTGAATTCCTCGAAGAAGTCCGTAAAACCTGTGATTCTGTAGGCCCCGGAGCCGAAAATCATGCGAGAATTGGTGCCGAGCTGCTTCGTCCAGCGGTTCGAGGCGCAGGCGATATTGAAGTAGCCTTTGGTGATATTGTCCCATTGCTGGCTGTCATCGCTGTTGGCACTGGCTCGATCCGTCTCCACGACGAACGGTTCCTGAAGCACGTTGCCGTACCAGTCGAGGTGGTTCCAAGTCACCCGGCAGCGCCGAACGATACCGCCGCCGTCCCCGTTGGAGATATCCAGCGGGTTAATCATGAGCCAAACGGCCCCCATCGCCCGGAATTTCGTGCCTTGGGGGATGTACGGAAGCGCCGGTTCCTCCAGCATCAGGTGTTTGTAATCGTCAAACTCCCGCTGGATTGCGGAGCTGGGGCGTACCACTTCCGCAAGGCGGAACTTGCACTTGACCCATTCATCCGCGTCCGGTCCGTAGAATCCGAGGGCTTCCCCGGCGAAGAAATCCGAGGCGTATTTCAGGTATTTCTTCTTGAATCTGTCCGTTTCGCTCATGTAATACTGGTATTCCCGGTCTTTATACTGCGCAGGCACGTTCCAAGCGGGGTCGGATACCGTACCTCCGAAGCTCAGAAGGGCGTTCTTTGTAGTCTTATCGAGGGTTCCCATATCGCTCCCCCCCCTCAGGCAAGCACGATGTTCATGCCGTTACTTCGCATCGTCTTGTAGGCGCAAAGCTGTTCGTACTTGTGCAGTTCGTCGTTGAAACTCTGGCGGTTTTCCCGCAGGCGGATGGTCACTTTGTCCATGTAGTTGGCTTCGTTGACCGTGGAGAAGCTGGAATCGTGGATTTTGGGCTGCAAATTCAAAAAATTGCGGCTAAAGTCCTCGTCCCATGCCACGCAGACCGCCAGACCGAACAGGCGCTTCTGGCTCAGCGTCAGGTCATTGAATGTGCCGTCCGTGTAGAAGTCCAGTTCGTAATGCACCCCCGCTGCTTCCTGCTGGGAGAAAGTCACGATGCCAGTTTCAGCATCATAGACTGCCCCGGCGTAGGGCGCGACGCTGGTGCCGTCCGCCCCGTAGACGATGACGGACATCATTTCATACCCCAAAAGCCCGGTATTCACCGCCGTTTCCCCGGTCAGGCTCTCCTCCGTGCTTTCCCACGAGTAGTCGCCGTACTCCGGCTGCACCATGTCCTTTTCCAGATAGTCCAGAAGTTCCGGCGGACTGTTAAGAAGGGGGAGCGCAAACAGCACGCTGTCGCTCTTGGCCCTATAGAATTGCGCGGGACTGACGGTGATTTGCTCCCGCCACCGTTCGTCGTCCAGCGCCTGCATAGCCGCATTTATTACTTCGCTCCAGCCCGTAGCCATCGCGCTCTCCCCTTCCTTTAAGGTCTTGTCAGACCTGCTCGGCGTTCATTTCCTCCAAGATGGTCCGGAATGCGTTCTTTTCCCTTCCGACGTTCTTCGCCAGCCGGTTCAGCTCCGCCACAGTGTCCCGGTTCACCAGAGGATTCTTGCTCCGCCATGCGTCGAAGTAGCGTTTCTCCACCACTTCTTTGTGCCCGTCGCACAGGCTGGGATAAATGCCCAGGATACCGTTGCCCAGCTCGATGATGCGGGAGAAGTCGCTTTCCTTCAGCACTTCGTCCAGGCGGTAATCCACGCCGTAGGCGGCGCGTTCCTCGTCGGTCATGCCGCTCACTACGACGATCCAGCGCTTCTTCATCAGCAGGCGGAACATGGTGTCCATGACCCGGCTCAGGTCGGATTTCGGCACATAGAAGGTCCCGGTCTTCCCCACGATGCGGCCATACATGCCGTTGGGGCCGACTTCATATACGTTCTCGTCGCAGACCTCCGCCATGTAGAGGAACATCACCTTTTCCACGTCGGCAGCCACCTGGATGAACTGTGGCTTCTGCGCCTCTGCCAGAGCTTCCTTGAAGGAAGCCATCTGCTTCGACATTTCTTCTTTCATGGCGGCGATCTGCGCCTCATACTGGGCTTTCAGTTCCGCCACCGGGTCCTTCTCCGCTTCCTTGTTTTCCGTGGTCGGAGCCTCGGTGATCCGTTCCGCTTCCTTCTTCTCCGCCTGCGCAGCGGCGCTCTTGCGCGTCCGCGTCTTTTTCGTTTCTTCTGCCATCGTCTCAATTTCCTTTCTTTTTGATGGGTGCCGTCCGCCGGTGCCGCCCCGGCGCATGTCACTGGACACGGCATAGCGGGGCGGGGTATTCCCCGTCCCGCGTTGGAAAGGCTTAGATGGTCATGATGGCCGCTTTCTGAGAGAAGATGGACACCACATCCAGGGCGATGGTGAGGTTGATGCCCACCTCGAAAGCCGCGTTGCGGGTAGGCTCGATCTCCAGAGAGATCGGGGTCTCCGCCGTGTAGCCGATGGTCATGGGCTTCCGGGCGTTGGCAGCCATGATCCAGATCTGGTTCTGGTTCAGGACGGTCTGCACGGAAGTGAACTGGCTGTTGGGCACGATGGCGTCCATGAGGGGCAGAAGCCGCACGCCCATGAACTCGCCCAGGTAGCCGCTGCGGGTATAGTCAGCGCCCAGCAGAGTGGCGATGGCAGCGTCCATGTTCACGTTGGTGGAGCCGGTGACCTGGGTGGGAAGCACCTTGCTCAGAGCCACGAGGCCGCCGGTGGCGAACAGGTTGCCGAACTGGGTGCTGTTGAGAGCGGCCACCTTGTTCGCCAGCGTGACAAAGTTCACGTTGGAGAAGGTGCCGGTCAGGCCGGTGGGCACCAGGGTGGTGTCAGCGGCGGCGGTCGCCAGCGCGTCGTTCCACATCGCCAGGGTCTTGGCGTACATCCCGGCGGTCAGGTTGGCGAAGAAGCGGCCGAAGTCCACGTTGTTGCCGACGAGCTGGTGCCACTTGGCAACGATCATGCAGGTCTTGGGCTGGGGATTGATGGTATAATCCCGGCTGTAGAAGCGGTTGGCGGGAACGCTCCAGGAGCTGCCCCATGCGCTGTCCTGGAACACGGGGATGTCCGTGCTGGAGATGGACAGCTCGTAGGTCTCGCCGAAGCCGACCTCCACGGTGTCCGCGAACACGTCCACGGCCTCGCTGTAGACAGCAGGCAGGATGGGGTTGACGATCTCGGTATAGATACCGGCCAGGGTGGCCCAGAAGCTCTTGTTGTTGAAGAACCGCTGGCCCTGCGCCTTGAAGCTGTCCCAGTCCTTCGGAGCGGGTTCATGAGTGGCCTCGCAGGCGACGCGGGCGGCGTACAGCAGGTGCTCCTTCTGGAAGGTCCGGTTCAGAGCGGTGTACTGGGCGGGGGTCAGCTCGGCGGCGGGGGCGGTCTCCGGGGAGCCGTTGGCCCGCAGCAGGGCTTCCTTGCCGCGACGGGCGTGCTCGAAGAACAGGGCGCGGCCCTCGGCCAGAATCTCGGCTCTGGCGTCCTGAGTTTCACCGTTGACGCGGAAGATGCTCCGGTCCACGGAATTGAGGCAAAGCTTGTTCATGTCTGATGTCCTCCTCTCGTTACGCGCTGACCTTGCAGGCCACAACGTCGTAGTAGGTGAAGCTGGCGGAAGCGCCCTCCACGAAGACGCCGGTTCCCCGCAGCTCAAAGTAGATGGCCCCGGCGGTGGCGGGGGCGGAAGCGGCAGGCACCAGCAGGCCGTCGTCGATGGTGAAGAAGGTGTTGGTGCTCACGGCAGAAGCCATGTTGCCCTCGCCGAAGCGATACACGCTCTGGCCGTCGAAGTCGATGCGGGTGAAGTTGCCGTAGCGTCCGGCGGGAACGCCCAGGCCCAGGGTCTCGCTGCCAACGTAGTAGGCGTTGCCGTGCTTACCGGGCAGGAGCTGGGTGTCGTAGGGGTCGCAGGCGTAGATCACGTCGTCCATGGTGGCGGTGTCGGCAGCCGCGTTGAAAATCCAGGTATTCTCGTTGTAGACCCTGGTGCCGCTGGGGTTGTCGAAGCCCACGTTGGGGGCCTGGGAAGCCCGGACGCACAGCAGACCGGCGGAGCAGTCGGCGGCGGCGGAGCTTTCCTGATACAGACCGGCGACATGGCTCAGGTCGTCGCGGCGGTTGTTGGTGATTCTCGCCTCAAAGGCGGTCTTGTCGATGAAAGCCATGGTTGTCACTCTCCTTTATTACTGAATGCCCTTCCGGGCCAGGAGGCTCTGGATGCCGCCGTCGTCAACGGGGGCCTTGCCCTCCTTGTTCCAGATCACGGTGTTGTTCTGCTTCTCCTGCGCCTTTTCCCGGTACTCCATGTCCTTCTTGGCGCAGATGCTCATGACGCGCTCGCACACCTTCTCGTCGCCGCAGAAGTCTCCCTCTTTGTCGGCGCATTCGGTGTAGTCGCCTCCGTCGATCTCGGCCATGACGCAGGAAATGTCTTCCTCGCAGACCTGCTCGGCGGCGTCACGGTTCTCGTTGAACTTCCGAAGGGCTTCCTTGGCGGCTTCCTTCATGGCTTTGACCCGGCGCTTGTTTTCCTTCTCGGTCATGGCCTTGATGGTCGCCTGCGCGTCGTCGCGTTCTTTCTCAGCCGCCGTCAGGTTGGCGGACAGGATTTCGATGCGGGAATTCAGAGCCGCGAAAAAGTCCTCCGCGTTCATCTGGAAGTCCTCGCCGAAGCTCACGATGGCAGTCAGAGGGGTGATCCTCTCCGGCGCGATGGTCTCGTCTGCGCTCGCCATGCGATAGTTGAAGGGTTCGTAGCTGTCGTTGCGCATGGTAACGAGGACGCTCTTGTCTTCCTCGTTTTCCTTAGCGGCCATCACGACATAGCCCTGGAACCGCTCGTTCAGCTTGGCGAGCTGCTTCTTGGTGAAAGTCACTGTCTTTTTCACTCCTTTGTCAGAGTTATTGTTTGGGGTCGTCGGTTCTTCCGCCTTGGGCGGCGTCCCCTCGCCCCCCTCGGTGTTGGGATGATACGAGGCGACTTTGAGCTTCAGACTGTTCCACTTTTCGCCGTCCATCGCCTTGAGTGCCTGGATATTCGCTCCGGGGATCGCGGGAGCCACCGTGTCGTGCAGGATCGTCACACCAAGACCCCGCCACTCCGTAAACACGCTTCTTCCGTCTTCTTCGTGCTCTCCGGTGACTTCCGTTTCGGCGCTGACGCTCATGCGGCCCTGTTCCGCAAGAGTGTCGCAAAGCTGCCGGTTATAAAAACGCCAGAGTTTCCCCTTGGCGACTATCCACGTTCCGTCCTCGCCGGTCTCCGTCCATACATCGCTCTCCCCTTCGCCGATTGCGCCCACGATTCTCTCCGCGTTCGCTCCGGTGAAGTCGGCAATCAGTTCCCCGCGCCACATGGTCTCGTCCATGTTGTGCCCGTCCGCGATACGTCTGCCGACGTAGGCGCAGAGGATGGGCGTTCCCCGGAAGGTCTCCGCAAACTGTTCCGCGTTCCGGTAGTCCCAGTTGTTGCGGTTGAGGCCGCTCCGCATGATGCGCAGCCGCACGTTGTAGTTGAGGTCGCTGTCCCTGTCCAGAACTTCCAGCAGACCCAAGACAGGTTCGCTCATACTGCATTCCTCCTTGTTGGTTTACCGTTATGTTGGAATATGTAAACCCTATAAAACGGGGTATTCCTCCGTTACACGAAATCGTCCGGCTCGATGCGTTCTACCCCGGTGATTTCGTAGGGTTTTTCTTCATTGAAGCGGAGCTTCATTGCCCGTTCCGCCTTGGTCTTTGCCGCCGTTTCGCTCTCCGCCTGCACCCGAAACTGATACTTCCCGTCTCCGATTTTGGCGTGAACGACGTAGAGGTGTTCAACTACGTTATGCTTGACGTTCATTCCGCCTTACCTTCTTTCAGCCGTTCCAGCATGATATTCCATGCAGCACAGATGGCGGCGGCAAGGGCTGCGGACACCACCGGGGAAAGCACCGCCCACAGGGCGCTCCAGCTTTCCGGCCAACCTCCGTTCAGGATGACCACGATTTCCGGGACAAGAACGCCTCCGAATGCCTGCGCCGCCGTTTTCAAAGCCCTTATTACCCAGTCGGGCTGTTTCTTCAGCCACTCTTTCATCGTTGTTTCCTCCGTTCCTTATCCGATAGAATCAAGATCATTTTCCTGACCGTCGCTGGTCACACCCTCTGCCTCCGGTCTGCCTCCCGGATTGAGGTCGTGCGCAGCCTGCGGGGGCAAACCGCTTTCGGATTGCTTCATGCTATACGAAGTCACAAGTGCGACCCTACGATCCAAAAGACCACTCTTTGCCACCATGTCGCTCCAGCAGATGTCGTCCAGCAGGCTGCGGTCATGGAGCGCGTTGTACTGGATGGCGGCGGGAAGGATGCCAAGCGTCATGTCGTTACGAAGCTGCTTTTCAAGCTGGTTGTCCATGTAAAGGTCGCCGAACATGTGGAACTCGAATTCATGTTTGAGATTGAGATCCGCAATGGCGCAGGCCATCAGGCGCTCCACCCCGCTATAGATGGGGGCGAGATACTTGCCCTCGATCTGGAAGGATATCTGCGCCGCGCCCGCCCTTGCTTCGTCGGAAGCCGGGATAAGTCCGCTGAGACCGGCTTGTGTGATGATGTCGCTGTTTCCCTGGCTCACGATGTCAGAGGTGCTGGCTACCTCGTTGAAGGTCTCCAGCTTCATGTTCTCCACCGGGGCAAAGTAGATTGGGAGGCCGCCGGTGTTGTATGCTCCCATGAGCTGATTCCAGATTTCCGTGAAAAGCAGTCGTCCCGCATTGCTCAGCTTGTACTGGTCTGCGGTGTTGGTATCTTTGCTCTCGAAGTACGGAATCTCTCCGTGAACGAATCCGACGAGCGGATTCTGGTAGAGCTGGAGTTGAAGCTGGGTCAAATCCGCGAATTGCATAAGCCCGATAAACAGACCGGCCAAAGGCGGCGTCACTTCCGGAAGGGCTTCATCAACTTCGATGGTGAACGCCTTGTCCACGGGTAGCGTCACCCAGTAGTACCACCTCCCGTTTTCATTCAGCACTTCCGCGTTGGGCTTCACCTTGCTTACCGCGCCGATGTCGATGCGGCTCTTTTCAGCGTAGACCACCTTTGCCCCGTCTCGACGGGGTGCCGGGATAATCAGGCTGTTGAAGTCGTTCCAGTAGTTGTCAAAAAGTCCGGCAGGAAATTGCCGAACGTCCGTTCCCGGCTGGGCGAAGTACATCATGTCGAATGCCAGAGTGTACTTGCTGATATTGTTCCGCCCTACGATCTTGATCCACTCGGAGGGGAGCTGCTGGTAAAAGGCGTGGTTGATGCGGTTGCGGCTCTTGTCTGCGCTTACCCGATAGGTCCAGAAGGTCTTCCCTTCCAGCATTGCCTTTGCGCCCGCTTCCCTCGCCAGCTCGTGGGGCTTCATGGTCTTGCGGAGCTTGTCCGCCAGCCGGTATTCCCTCCAGAAGGAATCGTTCATGTCGCTTTGGTCTACCAAAGTCGGAACGATGTAGTTGTGATAGGTCAGCAGGCTGGAATAGGTCCTGCGCATATGTCGGTAGGTATAGTTGGTGTAGTCCAGGCTGCGGGAAGCCTCCCGCAGCTTCCTTTCGTTGGTCTGCGGGCGCTTCAGCATTGCCGCGATTTCGTCTTTGTTGAAGTTGATGGGGCTGGTTCCGATTCCCTGGAACCGTTGGTTCATCACCTGCGGGCTTGCAAACATGCCGCCCTGAAAGCCGAATGCGCTGATAAGGCTTTGGAACGGTACGTTGTAGTCCTCCGCCATGCTGCGGAACTTGCTGAATATTTCCGGGAAGGAGCCGTATTTCACTTTTTGAAGTTCCTTCGTGCTCGTCATGGCCGCTTCCCCCTTCCTTCGTTATTTGTCTTTCCTGCCAGCGGATTCCTCCGCCAGTTCTTGCAGGATCGTTTCAAATTCCTCGATCTTTTCTCCGAGCCTGCGCAGCATCTCCGGCTTCTGCCGCTCGATTTCTTCCACCAGCAGGCGGGTGTTGCAGGCCAGCAGCCAGTTCCGGTCCCCTTCGGTCAGGCGTCCCGCGTCTTCGTCCGTCAGCTCCGCGCTTGGCTGCGGCGCTTCTCCGTCGGTATATACGAGGGTATATTCCGCAGTAATGCGGCTGAACCGCTGATATCCCATCCCGTCGATGGTCTCCGGTTTTGTGGGCATCGCGTAGAGCTTGTATGCGTTCAAAACACCCGGCCTCCCTGCCGTGCCGTTATGAGCCTCCCGTGAGATGTACCGGCAACGCCCGCCGATGCGGGGCTTGCGGTCTGATACTGCCGCAGGAGGTCGTCGTAGTCGCTTTTTACCTGCCGTTTCACCAAGTTCTGCCATTCCAGCCTCTGCGCCACGCGAAGGGCGTATTTCAGGGCTGACCAGCTATCGCGCTGGATGTGCTGGCTGATCCGCTTTTCAGTCCCGTTGATGACCTTGAGGTTTTGAATCTGGCCGACCAGTTCTCCCGTCTTCCGGTATGCGTTGTAGATCGCGCTGTCGCTGCGGTCATCCTTGATGCGGTGGTATTTCTTATAGGCTTCCAGTCCGCTCTGCCAGTTGGAAGTCAGGAGCTGGACGTTGCGGTATTCAAATTGCGTCTGCGCGTAACGCACCATGTCGGCATCCGGGTCCGTCACTCCAAGCCCGCCTGCCTTGATGGGGTACAGCACCGGAAGCGCACCGGGTATTTCAAGCGAACTTTGGAACTCGTGGTTCCATGAGCACAGCGGCGGGAGTCCGTCTCCGATATCCTGCATGAGGCAGGTCGCCACGGCGCTTCCGAATTGCCATGCGTCGATAGCCAGGTAGGTGTCTGCGCCGTCAAAGCAGAAGCGATTCCAGATCGCCTTGACCTTCCGCGCCTGGTCCATATCTGGCGTCGGCCTCCAGTCATCCACATACACGACTTGCTTCAGGTACTTATCCCGCTTGATGTGGCTCCTCTGCCTTGTAAGCTTCAGCACGACGCAGGCGCATTTGGCGTTGATCGGGCCGTCCGCGTAGCTCACGTCGTAGCCGACGATATAGATAACGTCCTTCGGAAAATACTCGTTGGCGTTGTCTTTCAGGCAGGTGTGGTTCTCCATCATCAGGAGGCTCCGGCAGTCCGTGAGGGTACTGTCCGATACCATAGGGTTGCTGTCCGTCCCCGTGTAGAGGCTGCACAGTTCCCTTGCGAACTGATCTGGCGTCAGTTCCTGCTTTCGGCTTTCCGCCCATGATACCGGGCGCATCTGGTTCAGCAGGAGAACGTCGTAAGGAACGTCCATCACGTATGCGCTCTGCCCCTGTTTCATCATCGTCAGGTGTCGGCATCGGTTCTCGTAGGCGTAGCTTTGCCGTCTCCCGGCGGACGTGATGCTGTGCTGCTTGTAGGGTATATAGGCTCGGCTCTTTCTCCCCTGTACCACATAGGGAAGCCGAACGGCGGGGAGGACGACCTGAACGTAATCGTCTTCGTCGAACTTCACCCCGTCCTCCTGCGCTATCTCTTCCGCCACGCTCTTGTGGAGGTTGATGCCGCGCCGTCCGGTGATGGAGAGAGAACTGCCGTAGTCTGCGGTGGATATTGCGAAATTGTCCTTGCTGGAACTGTCCGTCTGGAAATGCGCCGTCAGGATTGGATAATCATGCTCCAATGCCCGGTGCGTTTCTATTCCGATGGAAGCCGTCTGTTTCAGGCTTGGTCCGATATACAGGGCTTTTGTTCCCGGCCATGTAAGCTGTTCCGTTTCCTCCTCCAGCAGGGAGGAATGGCTCTTGCCTGCGCCGCGCCCTTCCGTCAGATCGACGTACTGGAAGTTGGCTTTTGCCCGCATGTTGACGCGGTGCAGGATGGGAAGATCGTAGTTGGCTTCGTCGCTTCGGCAAAGGTCGGCCAGGAAGTCCGGGAACCACCGGCAGGCCGCCATGAAAAGCACCCATCCGTCTCCCAGGTTGTCATAGCTGTATGCAGCCGTGTACGATTTTTTTATCCAGCCCGTGCCGGGAGACCAAGTATAAGCTCGTCTGTATCCTCCGGGCATATCAATCAAATCCCTCTCGCCCGAAGTCGGAATAAACCTCGTCCCTCCGCACTTTCTGGGCCGGTTCTTCCGCCGCCACCGCCGCCGTCCGCCCGTCGTTTCGCGTCAGGTTCAGGTATTCGTAGACTTCCTGTTCCTGCTCGTTGGGTTCCAATGCAAACTCATGGGCGTAGTCACCCATCTTTGCCTGCTCCGGAAGCGTCGGAAGGTCGGGAAGATCGTTGTTCTCCCGCATGGTGTTGATGATACTGAGCATCGCGTGCTCGGCGGCGTCCACGGTCTCCGGGTAGTGCTTGCTGCGGCACCACTTCCAGAAAAGTTCCATGAACTGCTCTTTTGTCAGCTCCGCTCCGACTCCGTATTTCTTCTGCATGGCATCGATTATTCCGTCTACCCTCGCGGTTTCGATGGGCTTCGCGTCCTTCTTCCGCAGGTTCTCCGCCGCCAGGTTATCCTGAATCATTCGGTTCATGGTATTGGCAATCGCGGCGCTGTCCTTATCCCCTTTGGCGATACATTTGTCCCGCAGCAGCGCCATGCGGCTGCAATTCCGCAGGGTGTCCTCCTGCTGGGCGTCCATCCCTCCGGCGGCGTCCAAGCGCATGGAGTACATGCGGAATATCCCGTCCAGGCTCTTATAGTCCTGGACCGTGTAAGGGTTGTCCGGGTCTCCGTATCCCCAGTCCCGCTCCCAGCGTTCCTGTTCACTGGCCCCGTCCGCAAGGACGGTCTCCACGTCGGTCTCTCCGTCGATAAATGTTTCCTGCCTGGGAAGACCTTCCAGATATTCCAGATAGGCTCCCCACGTCGGAACCGCCTGTGACGTATCGACCGGCAGATTCAGCGTCGCGCAGATGCAGTAAAGCGCAACGTCCCCGCCTATGTTTTCGGCCAGTTCAAGAAAACGCTTGCTTATTTCTTCTGCTTTCGCGTTTTCCGGTATTTGCATAGCGCCCTCCTCTTTCCGCCCCTCCCCGTCCGGGGAAGACCCATTTCCCCGGACGGTAAAAAGGAGGTAATCGCGCCTCAATCGAAGCGCCAGGGCAGGAAGAAAAAAGAAAGAATAACAATGAAAAATAGCGCTCAGCGGCAGATAGTCCGCTTCACGCTATTATCTTTCTCTATATTTTCGGCGTTTTAACGCCACTTTTGTGGTTTACTTGTCACACACCGACCTTTCTTCACTCATACCGAATGAAGCTCTTTCCGTAGACTTCGTTGCACATATCAAAGACTTTGCCCATTCCAAGTCCCTTTGTGCTCCGCGTCCATATCTGCTTCGGGTTCCAGTTTTCCCAGTCCCCGTCCATCTTCGGTGCCGTCGGGTCGTAGTGCGGGTTGTCGATCCACTGTCCTCCCATGATGCAGTATTCATACTGCCTTGGGTGCGTCCTGGCAAGACGTTGGAATCTGGTCTCTCCCTTTTCCAGATGCAGGCCAAATGCGCAGAAGATACAGCCTGTACGGTCGCAGCCCGTGCAGCGCAGCCGCCTCGTGATTTCCCCGGTCTCGTTCTTGGGCGGCCAGTTCATGCCATGCCGATCTGCGCCAACCACCTTCCCGTAGACGCTTGCGATTTCCAGGTCATTCAGGACGATGTATTGCAGAATGTCCTGTTCAGTCCAGATGGAAAGCGGCTTGGATTCTTTGTTACGCCCTTCATAGATGTTGCACCCGTCCTTGATCCAGGATTGTTTACGGAGACGGCTTTCCTCCGCCAGTGTACCGAGCATCGGAAAAACCTGATGCTCGGAGATATATGACTTGATGGGAGATTTTTTCATCTTGTAGCAGCAGTATTCCGAAATGAGGATGGGGAGCTGCACCATCGGAAGCCAGTTTGCCTTTTGGTACTGAGACCGCTCTACGGTTCCGTCTTCCTTCGTCCAGTGTGCGCTGGAGAATTGCTTGCGATACCCCACCGTCGCCCTGTATCCTCTGGATTCATGCTCCCCTTCAGGGACGATTCTTCTGGCGTAATGGATAGCCGCAGCGATTTCCTTGCTGACTAGTGGGTATCCGTATTCGGTGATAACCTGGGCGAAGTTCATGGGCGGTGTGACGATATCCACGTTGTCAAAGGTTTTGACAAACGACTGTATTTCAGGGTATTCCAGCCCGGTGTTGGAGAATACGGCTCGGATGTTTGGAAAATGCTTTCGCGCCATGTGAAGCAGCACCGTGGAATCCTTTCCCCCGGAGAACGAAACAACGACGTTGCTTACCCCGAATGCTTCCACCCACTCAAATATCCGGTTCCTGGATATTGCCTCTTTCATGTCGAGCGGAAGTGCCTGCATTTGCTTCAGAACCTTCTCGCTTCTGATCTCGTCCATTGTTTTTCTCCTTCTCCTTCTCCGCTTCTCTCGCCTCGTCCCGTGCTTTGCACCGCTGCATCCCGTGCCACATATAGCTCCGTTTGCATTTGCGGTGGCAGCAGTACATGCATATAAAATGCCCCGGCTTCAGCGGGCACTCCCCGGCCACGCTGTCGTAGTAGGCGTTTTTGCAGACCTCGCACTTGATTCTTGCAGACATTTGATTTCCCGTTCTTACTCCGATAGTGGCTGTGGAAGCATCTGTTTTATTGCATCTTCATAGGCACCTGTGAAAGCTTTCCAGAAGATATGCGAGCTCCATGCTTTTCCCCAGCTATATCCCATGTCTCTCAAAACATCCGCATGTAAGTTGGCGGCGTTTCTCCCAACACCTTCAGCCATAAGCAGCTTCACATACCGCTTTCTGCTGTGGCAACGTGGCAGTTTGACCGTCCCGACGATTTCAACATCCGCAAAGCTTGTGATATATTCCAGCGTCCCCTTTTCTTCTGTACCGTCACACTGAAACGTAACGTCCTCCAACTTTCCGATGCGTTGAAACTCCCCATTGTCGCTGAGAAAGTACAGGATAGCCGGTCTTTCTTCTCCAGGTCCCATCAGCGCCCGGTACTCCCCATCCTGCCGTCTCCACGCTCGGTGTCGTCCAGTTCCGCAACGACTTCCAGCTCTACCTTCGGGATCGGCAGGATAACGATTTGGCTGATCTTGTCCCCGGCCTTGAACATGTAGTCCCGTCCGGTGTCCTCGCTGTAGAGCTTCACGATGATGGGGCCGTTATAGCCTGCGTCCACCAAGCCCGTGCTCGTCAGGCTGTGCTTCACGTTGAGGCCGCTCTTGCTCACCAGCAGGCCGCAGTACCCCTCCGGGACCGCCATGTGTACGCCGGTGTCGTGGACGGCATGGCCCCCGGCGGGAACGACGAAATCTTCCTTGGCGCACAGGTCCCACCCCGCGTCTGCGTCATGGCCGTGCTTTGGGAGGAATGATCCCGGATCAAGTTTTACTTTCACGATCATTGTTCTTTTCCCCTTTCTTCTTTCCGTAGTCTTCCCGCAGCGTCGCGTCCCCAAAGAACTCCGCCGCCACGCAGCGAATGAACTCCTGATGCCACCTCTGTGCTGTCCGTTCTGACAGATGGAGCTTTAGCGCCGCTCCGGTCAGCGTGTGGCTCTGCCGCCAGAAAACCAGTTCAACCATCTCAATCCTTGTTTTTCCGCTGCTTGAGCGCAGGGTTTCGTCAACGGCGCGACGGACAGCTTCCGTCTCCCTCCGTTCGAGGTCAGAGGCCGGTTCCCGCCCGCTTCCGTATTTTCGGACGATGTACTTCATGTAACCCCACCAGCCCCGGTTTCGGGCGTGTCTGTTGTAGCCCAAGTCAATCACCCCCTCCGCGCTCCCGGCCGGTCTTCATGCAGTTTCTCCGTCCATCAGCTTTTGCATCAGTTCCTTGGCCCTCTGCCGCTTTTCGTCAGCCTGCGCTTCCCTCCGGTTTCTAGCCGGAAACGTCATCACGAGGCACATTTCCAAGACTCGGCTGTAGATTCGAGCGTAGTCCGTTCCGACGGGTTTCTCCAAATCGGTCTTGCTGAGGTTGGTTGTGATGATGATAGGCTTCCCGCTTTTGTACCGCTCGTCCAGGAAGTAATACACGGTTTCCAGCGCGTAGTCGCTCTGCCTTTCGGTTCCGAGGTCGTCAATGATAACGAGGTCGAATTCCTGCGCTTCCCGTACCAGATCGTTCTTCTCATACCCGGCATTGAGGATGCGTGGGAAAGAGGTCATCAGCACGGGGATTCCCTTGTCGATCAGTGCGTTTGCGATGCAGGCGGCGGCAAAGGTCTTTCCGCTTCCGACGGTCCCGCAGAAAATCATGCCGATGTTTTCCGACTTGAATTTCTCGAAGTTGTCAGCGTAGTATTTGCACCGCTCCATCTGCGGATTCATTTCAGCCTCATCGAATGTCTTTCCACGAAGACCTTCGTCCTGTATGCCGTTCACGCGGAGCTGGCGGACGCGCTCTCTCCGCTGCCGTTCCTTGAATTCCGCCTGTTTTCTCTCCCATTCGTCCATCGCGCAGGCGCAGGCGCACGGAACGGTTTTCAGCATACCGAACAGTTCGATTTTGGCTTCCTTCGGTTTCCTGCATACCCCGCAGCACAGCATACCTTCTTCGTCACGGAAGTCTCCGTGTTCTGCGTCCTCTACCGCCGGAACATCGGCCATTGCGTCCAGCGATTCTTTTGCGATGTCTCCGAAGCTCGTAAGCATTTTTCTCACCCCACCTAGAACGGCAGCGTTTCCGCATCGTCTTTGTAGTCATACTTCCACGGTTTGTTGGAGGCGCTTGCGTTCCTTCCCCCGCCGTTCTTCCCAATCCTGTCAAAGACGATTCCGGCATAGTTGCTGGACATGCTCTGCTGTATCGCAGAGATAACGGCGTCCTCTCCGTATTTTTCAGCGTTGGTCTTGATTTGCGTCACAAGGCTTTTGAGTCCCTGTGGCTTATATGCCTGCCGCTTCTGCCGCTTATAGGTCAGCCAATCCCGAAGCGCGTCCTGCATTTTCCCGGCGAACTGATTCAATGCTTCCTGCTCCGCCGCCTTGTTTTCCTCACGCGCGTGTGCGCGTGCGTTCTCTTCTTCAGATACAGATACAGATACAGTATCAGTAACAGTATTTTCTTTGCAGTTGATAGGGTATTGATACCCTATCAACAGGGTATCTGAGTCAACCCCGAATTCTTTAAGTTTTTTTGCAATGAAAGCGCGGAATTCAGGGCATTTGATTGAGTGCGCCGCCGTCATTACGCCGGATAGCATCTTCTCCGAAGTAGTCCAGTTATACTTCGCCCAGTTGACGATCAGCACTTCCTTTGTCTCCCTGCTGTACTGAACTACGCCGTGCTGATGCTCCATGCGATCCAGCAGACGAGTGACGGAATCCTCGTTGTACCCGGTTTCCCGGCACATCTGCTTCATACTCACTTCGTAGCACCCGCTGATGGTCGTGTGCGGATTCGTCAGAAGGTAGAGATAGAAATACTTATCTTCCGGGGTAAAGTCATCGTCCACCTTACTGTCCGTCCAAAATGACAGGCTGATATTTCTATATACCGGCATCGTTCGTTACCTCCGCTCAGAACATTCGCTTGGAACCACAAGATAGCGATTCCCACATTTATCTGTTGCATGAGACTGTCCGCGTTTTATGACAGTGGAGATATACTGTTCATTGCGTCCGAGATACCGTCCCGCTTGAGAGTAAGAGCGAAATCCCATTTCGTAATCGTTTTCGTCAACAAGCCAGACTTCCTTTTGGAAAGAATCAAACAACCCCATCTCAAATCCAAGACGCACGTTTTCAGATAGGCTTACCCATTCGAGGTTTTCTGGTCTGTTGTCGTGGTAATCCCCGTTGATATGATTTACCGTTTCTTTTTCCATCGGTGGACGTATCCAAGCGGAAGCAATAAGCCTTGAAACCAAATAGGTGTATGGTTTCTTATTCTTCCAAAGCGTCACTCTTTCGTCAGTTCTTTTGGGTGGTGACTGATGCTTTGGCTTCAAGACACGGACACTCCAATGTCGAGTTCCGTGGCGTACTGACTCAGTAGTTTTCCCAGGTGCAGTACGAATCCGTCCAAGATTCGACGCTTCGTAGATTCCTTCATATCCAGGAATTGGTTTCCAATCTTCCATGTTTTTCTCCTACTCAGAACGGGAGTTCATCTTCAAGGTCGTCGTCTTCCGCTTCGTAGAACTGCGGCCCGTCCGCCGTCGGTTCCCCGGCGGCCTTTGCGGTCTGCGCCAGCGCAGTAGCCGCCTCGCCCATGTCCGGCACGACGCTGGGGCTGATGCAGAATCCAAGGTTCAGGTCCCAGTAGGTCTTCCCGTCGTATTCACGGCTCTCCATGCGTCCAACGGCCAGGATCGGGTCTCCCCGTTGAAAGTCCTTGGCGTAGCCAACCACGCCTTTGAGAAAGGATTTGCAGTCGATGTATTTCTTTTCTCCGTTCTTGTCGGCCCCGGCGCAGATGCCAAACTTGACGAAGTAGCCGCCGCTTTTGGTAGAGACGATCTGCGCGTCGCGGCTGACTTCTCCCCACACAAGCCTGTCCGTCTCGCTCAGTTTTACGACGCCGCCCAAAGGAATGTATGCCATTTTGTTTTTCCTCCCGTTACCAGTGCTCAGGGTATCTGGTGAAGTAATGCCCGCCGACGTGCAGGAAGATTTCCCCATACAGCGGCGTGGTGGCGAAGAATACCACGTCCGGTTCCAGAATCGGCGTCTCTGTGATCGCCAGCCGCACCGCTTCGTACTGTGCATCTGTCGGCGTGATGTCGCTCAGTTCCAGTGCCCCGCCGCTGGGGGCAAACTGTCCCGGTTGGTACAGCACGTCGTAGATAGTGTTCGGGAACTGGTCGCTCAGGACGCGGTTAAACACCACCTCAATTACCAGCCGCATCCCAAGCAGCCCCTCTCCGCGTGCTTCTCGCCACGCCAGACGAGCCAGAAGCTCAATATCTTCTGGGGTAATGTCGATACCTTTCCAGCGTTCTGCGCTGTCCTGCGCGATTATGGGGCGGTCTACGACGATTTGCTTTTCCACCGTGACCGGGACTTCCACCGTCACGAGCTGGGGGACGTTGACGTATTCCGTGACGGTTTCCGTTACGGTCTTATTCACATAAACGATCTCCGGCTCCGGCGTTTCCAACGGCTCCGCCGCTTTCGCTGTCATGGGTGCATTGAGCAATTCCAAAAGGGCGAAGCACACGACGGTCATGACCGCCAGCCCAAGCAGGAAGCAAATCTTTCTCACAGCGATCTTCACCATTCCATATCCCCCGCATCGTTGTCGAAATCCGAAGCTTCCACTTCGTCGGGCGGCTCCAACTCGGCCAGCTTTTCCATGACGGCGGCGGGTGCCCGCTGCGGTGTGATGAAGTCGATCTTGGCATCCTGCCCCTGAAGCTGTTCCCCGGCGTGTTTTCCCTTTGTGGGGGTATAGGAGAATTCCCGCATCCTCCCGGCCATCATGACCCACTCGCCGCCACGGAGCGCCGCCGCCGTAACGTATGCGTCGGGGGATTCCTTCTCAATCACCACGCAGTTGATGAATGTGTGCTTCTTCCAGCGGACAGAGAAGTTGCATCGACGTGTGTTTCCCTTCTCCCGGATGCTGAGTTTCGGCGGGCCGGACACCTGCCCCCACGTCAGCATGTCGTAGTATCTGGCGTATCTCTGATCTCCGGGGTTCCCCTCGGAGCTTTCCTTATCAAGAACTTTGAACTGTCCCATTCGTTCCTCCTTGCCGTGGGGGGCGGAGATTTTCCCCGTCCCCCAACAGGCTCCACGGCTTCTCAGGCAAAGAAGCTGCCCAACACTTCTTCCTCGTCTTCGGGCTTGATGGTGACGGCTTCCTTCACCGGCTCAAAGGCCACGTCCTGCACCGCAGGAGCGGCGTCTTCTTTCTTCGGCCTGCCGCGCACCTTCTTCGCGGGATTTTCTTCGGCAGTCTCAGCCTGGACCGCTTCCGGTGCTTCCGCGTCTTCCGGGTTTACCTGTACGCTCTGTTCATTGATCTCGCCGGTGCTGGGGTCCACGTTCAGCACATCGAAGGAGGCGAGGGCTTCCGCGTCCTTGGCCTCCTCGTCCTCCTGAGTCAGCACGTTGTCAATGCTGGTAATAGCGCGGAGCTGGACGTAGCCGCTGTTCAGCAGGCGGCGGATGACCGTCTTCTTCATCATGGTCTCGGTAGACGAGTACCACGGGCTTTTCTTCTTCAGCCGCTCCGCTTCCTCCGGGCTGAGATCGCCGCTGATAAGCTGGCGGTATTTGGTGCGGTCGAAGGTCTTGCTGTACTGCTCGGCGTGGTCGAGGATCGCGCCGATGCTCATGTACTCTGAGCGGAAGAAGCCGTCCCGCTTCTCCACATAGGCGTAGTAGCCGATGATCGGGTGCTGTTCCGCTTCCTCGTCCGTGGCGTAGATGGAGAAGTCAAATTCAGGGCGTTTCGTCCGGCGGTTGCGCCCGACGTACTCGCCCTCGCGGATCTCCACGCAGTCCATATCGGCCACGTCGCCCCCGGCCATCGCCATTGCGATCATTCCTTTGTAGCCGAGCTGGAAGGATGCCGTGCCCGCATAAGGCACGACGTAGTAGCCCATGCCAAGCATGAGACCCATGCCCTCGCCCCGGAGCGCAGCCGCCACGATGGAAGCGGGGGAACAGTTCTGGAGTTCCGTGCTGGAAGCCACGAGGGAAATCAGGCTGCCGGTCAGCCGTGCCGCGCTCTGCGCGTCCGGCGTCGCTTTCTTTATCATGCCCTGAAGGGCATCACCCTGAATGGCGACGGAAAATTTCTGCCTGCTGTCGATAGCGCCGTTTCCGTTGGGGGCCAGCGCGTTGTTGGGTCTTGCCAAGGTAAATCATCCTTTCACGTTAAAGTCTTTTCTCAGCTTTTTCTGTATCTGACCGATGTGGTAGTATGCCCACATATCCGTGTGGCTGAATGCTTTTCCGATGGCGGTCTTTGTCATTCCATGCTCCAGCATTCTCACTAAAGTCACTTCCGTTTCCGTCAGGGCCTGATGTAGATATACGTCAAGCTCCGCTTCGTTCATGGCGTTGGACGCCGTGCTGTCGCCAAGCATCTCCGATAGTTCGGTATTTTCTTCGTCTCCGAAACCTTTGAACGGAGACTGATCCAAGGATGTGTCTGCCGATACGCTGCGGTTCCGTCGCCTGTGTGCAGAACGGATGGCGTTGCGGATCACGGGGACGGCGAACGTGGCGAAAACCGCTCCGCGAGTATCGTCGAATGACAGCGCCGCTTTCCAAAGGCCCATATACCCGTCCTGTATGGTGTCTTCCGTTACGTTGATAGCCATAAGGTTTGTGACATACCGAACGAGATTCATGTTATCCAGGAATAGTTTCTCTGCTTCCTCACGGCTGCGCCGGTATCCATTGGGCTTTTTTACTGGCTCGCTTTGCCCTGTCATATTCTCTCTGCCTCTCGTTGATGGCTTCCCTGTTTTTTGCCTGATAAGCACGGCTGTAGGCAAGTGTCTGCGCTCGGTGCGTCTTCCGATATTCCCGTTTCCGCTCCAGCTCGCGCTGTTTCCGTTCCGCTTTCTTCGCGGCTTCCTCGGCACAGCAAACCGGTGTTTTCGGTTCGGTCTTCTTCGGCTCTTTTCCGGTTCGATATGCCCGATCACGGTCATTGATCTCTTTCCGTTCCTCAGCCGTCAGAGGGATCGCTTCGCACAGGCAGTCCCACAGGAAGATGCTCTCCAGTTCCTCCGGGGAATATCTGTCGTTTACGCAGGACATTACAATCAACTCCTAGAATTTCCGCTTGGCGTATAAGGCGAGAAGACACGCCTCTGCCATGTTGTCGTCGTCCTTCTTGCTGAGTTCCGTCCGTTTCAGGTTCACGCCCGGATAAAGTCTCCGGCACACTTCGATTGACTTTGCTTTGTCCGAGGTAAGCCCAAACTCCTTTTTCCACTTCTGCGGGGTGATAGGCTGATAGGGGACTCCGATGGCGTCCAGCATCCCCAGTAGCCAGCCGTAGGACTGTCCGAGTTTGAATAACGCGATAATCCCATTTCCCCGGATGGGCTGTACCGCTTCGATGCAGCAGATGCAGTCCTTGTATTCCGTTTTTAGCGTCCGCAGCCGCGTCATATATTCCTGCGCGTCAAAGGGGATGATCTCCGGGCCGTCCGAGCCTCCGAGAATCGCCATCGCGCCCTTGGCACCTGGGTCAATGCCTATCCAGATCATTTCTTCTTTTCCTCCCGGAATACCTTCCCGCCGAGGTAGAGCTTGTACCCGGCTTTCCGCAGTTCGTCCCGCCGTGCCCGGTCGGGGTAGCAGGACGGGTAATCGGTCTGTGCCATTACCGCCCCCTGTGCGTTCCGGACCTCAAACCGCGCCCCCTTCTCCGGCAGGGGGATTTCCTTCTTCCTTGCCGCCATCACTCAGACCTCGATTTTCTCGAACCAAACGCCGATTCGGTCAAACGCTGCCCGAAGCTCTACGAGCTGACTGCGGGTAGCCCGGACGCGGAAAGCCAACGTGTAGACGTTCTCCTTCGGCACGTCGCCGTGCTGGTAGACCGTCTGCTCCTGCGCCGGAGCGGGTTCATCGTCAAGCTTGTACTTCGCCGCCTGTGCCTGCGCCGCAGCCCTGGCCGCTTCCTGCCGTGCCCTTTCCAGTTCCTCGGCTTCTTTCCTTGCCGCTTCCGCTTCCCGCCTGCAGACTTCCTCTGCTTCCCTGCGGGCCGCTTCCCGCTTCTTTGTCTCCGCCAGTTCGCCGTTCATCTTCATGACGGCGGCGAGGTCGTGGTTCTTTGCGTAGGTGGTCAGGAGCGTCGCTTCAAATTCGCTTCCGAGACCACGGATGGCATCCACCCCATCGGCGCACATGTCCATCGCCTGAGCAATTTCCTGCTGGGCCTGCTCCACGGTATAGGTGACGTTCCCCCACTTGGGGTTCTGCACCTGCTCGAAGGACAGATAAGGGGCAAGCGATCCGATGTTTTCATCGAAGAAAGCCCGCAGACCGGACAGCTTCTCCGCCTTGCGCTGCTCGGCGTATTTGTTGATCTGCTCGCTGAGGTTGGTT